CTACCAAATATATTCATAAGAATATCTAATACCTTTTGTTTGATTGTTTCTAGATGTGGTCAGGGTAGTTAGTGTGAGACATCTACAGTTGTCTGCTAACTCTATTGGTATGTTATACCACTCATTAGTATCAGGGCAGTAGACTAAAAACATATCTATTTCTTCTGAACAATATTTTTTATATACAGGTTTACCTTCCTGTGTTTTTCTTCCGTTTTGATGTTTTGTAAATGATATAGATATTCTATCGTTGTAAGTACTAATATATTTTATCTGAACTTTCTTATACACGCCATCAATACAAGCAAGGTAATCAACTCTGCTTCCTGAACTAACTGGCTTATAAACGTCTATGTCGCGCTTGATACATTCTAACTCAAATAGCTTTTCAGCTATATCACCTTTTTTCCTTGAATCTTCTGATCTCTTATCCATAATAGTATTTAGTCCATCCGATACGGTATCGGGCGGTCTTTTATAAAAAATTGATTTTTTAAAAGGAACTAATATATACTATAAATATAACCGCGAGTGGCTGAGATGAACAAAGCACCTTCTTTATAAGGGGGAATATGTGTGGGTTTGAATCCCACCTCGCGGACCAAATGGGAGTGTAGCTCAGCTGGATAGAGCAACAGATTTCTAATCTGTGGGCCGGGGATTCGAATTCCTCCACTCTCACCATTCTTTCTCTTTAACATCTGTTACATATATAAATAATGTAACGGTTATGGCAGATAAAGATCCTTATATATACAGAATACGTACAGTTAATAAAATTGTAGATGGCGACACAATAGATGCAGATATTGATCTCGGTTTTGATATCTCATTAGCAAAGAGAATAAGATTAGGTAGCGTTGATACTCCCGAGAGTAGAACAACTGATCTAAAAGAAAAGGCTCTTGGCCTAGAGTCAAAGGAGTGGTTAAAGAAGAAGCTTGAAGGCGCTAAGAATGTCCTTATTAAGACCGAGCTTCCTGACTCAACAGAGAAGTACGGTAGAATTATCGGACACTTGTTCATTAACGAACAAACAACATCCCTCAATAATCAGATGATCAATGAGGGATATGCTTGGAGATACGATGGTGGTACGAAAAAGAAAGACTATGCTGAGCTAGAAGCTAAGCGTAATAAGCAGTCTTAATTTCTGCGTCTTATAATTAACAGAGCAGCTAATCCTAGAGGTAAAAGCATTGAGGTGCTTATTTCTGGTATAGCAGGTTGTCCTATAATAACACCTTCAACATTAGGAGCTGATTCGTTAATGTAGAATGCATCCATTCCAAAGCAGAATGCTCCTTCACCGTATATACGGAATAGATCTACATTATCAAACTCATTATTTAAAATGATATTTGACACCTCACTAATGCCCCAGTCTTCGATTGGTAGTAGGTATGAAGCTGTTACTGCAGATCCATTACGGTATCCTTGAACATAGATATGCTCGTCACCAGTAGCATGTCCACCACCGTGTGCTGTGTTAGAGGTAATGATGAAGTAGTTAAGATCAAACGTAGTGCCGTCTACGCTGCTTATATCAATTGATGTTAATCCACTCGTCCAGTGACCGTGAATAACATCATTGGATGATCCATAATAGTTGCCGATAGTCTGTGGAAAGTAGCTACCAGATGATACTACATAGTTCAATTGAAACCCGCTCTCAACATAAGAAGCTATGTTATAGAAGGTATCTGTTTCAGAAGTAACATGTGGAATGTTATCAGCATCTATTGCAGTACCTCCTGTGAAGGTTATGACTGTTGCTTTTGCACTGAACATCATCAATGCACCGATTAGTGTTGCTAGTATTGTTTTTTTCATTTTTTGAATCTCTTTCCGAGAGTGGTTAAGCCTTTGATGGCTGATTGTAAAAGTTTACCAAGCTTGCTATCCTTAGGAACAAAGCATGCTAGTGTTGAAAGTATGCCAACTATTGCTACAGATAAATCGATAGCTTGTTGCTGTACCGGTTCGAGAGCTTTTATTATTGCATCCATGTTTATTCGGGTAATGGGTTTGTATTGGTTGTATCAGGTGGCACTATCGGTGCTTCAAACGGACTAGGTTCAGAATTATTATCAGGTGTAGGCGTATTGTTGCTTTCTGTCTCGTTTTGAGATTGACTTGAAGACGGGTCACCTACTATAAAGTTTTTAATTGTTGTTAGGATAGGAAATTCCTTTTCTAGCACTGCATAGACCACAGCTCCGTTTTTATAGACGACCTGGCTTTGAGCATATGCAGCTGTACTCATAGCTATAATACCGGCTAAGCCAATTACTTTTAATTGATTGCGTAGGTACTCTCTATAAGATTTCTTACCCTGTCTGGTGTTCTGGAGCTTTTGAAACTTCTCATCGCTTATAACAGGCTCTTCTTTCTCTTCTTGAGGTACTTCTTCTTTAGACTCTTCTTCTTTTGTCTCGTCTTTAGCTTCCTCTTTAGACTCTTCCTCTTTAGGTTTTTCTTCTTTACAGGGACAGGGAGGATTTCTACATTCTTCTAACTGCTTGAGTAGCAACAAAGCAGCATCACGAGCTTTTGTTTCAAGCTCTGTTCTTGTGCAGTATTCTCTAATAAACTGCTCAGTTATTTCTAAATTTTGCTTATTTTTATCGTTCATTTTGAATAATAACCCTGGTACATTATTATTTATGAAAAAACAGTTGATTTTTCATAAATAATGCCTATATAGGCTTCTGTTTGCTCTCAAAGGAACTCTAATATAATTAGGTATGCCTAGAAATAACTCCTATATTCTGCTCGTTGATTGGAGCAATGGATCAACAGAATACATTGAAAGTCGAACGAAAGACATACATACTAAACGTCTCAATGCATTGCGTCAAACTGCTGATGTTGAATACATTCGTGTCTTAGAGAATCCTAAGCAATCATACATGTGGAGTAATCCTAATTGCTCCCCTGAAGAGAGCTGGATTTAATAGGAACTACTCTATAATAACTATATGACAGTCCAATTAATTATTAATTATCTTTTTTACTCCGCTCTCTGCCTAACGTTGCCGTATGTATGCGTGAAAGCGTATTTTTCTGCAAAGAACCGAAGAGTGAAAGTAGCTGCTGTTACAGCTTTTCTTTCCTTTCTATACCTCGGACTTTACTGCATGACCTATTAAATTTATGGAACCAAAAGATACATCAAAAAGACATTTTTACATCTCGCTAGTTAAATCGCTTTTTAGGATTGCTGCAGGTACTGCACTAATCTTCGGATGCGTAATTGGTGCAGGAGCACTTCTAGTAATTGCTGAAGTTCTCGGTATTGCAGAAGAACTATAACAAAGTTAATAGATTTATGAAAAAGACACTAACGCTAATTGCTGCATGTCTTTTCGTCGAGCTGCTTAAATATTAATAATATTGTGGAAGCTTCTAAACATAAAATATACATGTCTTTTTGGACTGGTGCTAATCAGGGTGATGGTGCTTTTTCTGATAAATATAATAATACTTACAGAAATAAAATTGCAGCCGAACTTACTTTAAAGTCTATTGAATCTATTAAAGCAGCTTACGGTGAGATAAATTTAATAACAGATAACAAGGGTGCTGAGATTTTTGGATGTTATGATTGGACGACAATAGATACATCACTCGAGCAACTACCGAAAGAATACGGCGAGGTTTGGAGCTTAGGAAAGCTTAAAGCGTTTAATATTATTGCAAATAAAGGCGAACCGTTTTTTCATTTTGATCATGATGTATTTATAAACAAACGATTACCGCCTGAGATTGAATCAGCAGGTGTAGTTTTTCAGTCTCCAGAATATATTTATTCTAAATATCATTACGACTTACCGCTGTTTATTCGTGGTGGTGTATGCCCGCATAGATTAATACCTGATAATTTTACATCAGTAAATGATACTGGAGATATAACTCGTGATATTGTTGCATTTAACTGTGGTGTGGTAGGTGGTTTAGATGTAGATTTTTTTAAATTTTATTCTCACACAGCTCTCGAAATGGTGCTACACCCAGCAAATGCAAAATTGTGGCTAACGCCGAATAGTGTTTGGATGGCGGAGAGACCTAAGACATTCATGTCATGGACAAAAGCGGTGTTAGCTGAGCAATATCATGCTGCGGTTACCTGCAATTATCTTAATATTACTCCTACGTTCGTCGTTCCCCAGCCATATGATCAAACTAAAATGATTCGTGATTGGGAGACAGGCATCGAGCGCTTTAATTATGTACATTTATTTGGAGGGTTTAAGTCTCGCCTTAATATAGATCGCATTTTAAACCCAAACTCCATAGTACGTAACTACCCAATTATGCACCATTGTGGTACCCCCAATACAATCTGTGCAGTGTTAATAGATTATCCAGAGAGTGAATCATTTTTAAAAAATAATATTAAACAACTTGAAGGTAAGACTTTTAATATTGACACTATTAAAAGTAAAAATGATATATCTTTTGCTGCAACATTTATACAATCACTAAAGATTTTTTTTAACAGTTCTCGAGATACGCTTTTTTTAGTAGATGGTGGTGTAGTTATTGATGATTGGGATGCTCTTGTTTGTAGGGGAGAGTTTTATAGAACTGCTTATGCGTATGGTATATTCTCGGTTACGACTGAGTGTGAAATTCGCGCAGGCTTTAATATTACGAATCAGGTCAATGCTCTAAACGAGAGAAATAACAACATTGAGGTTGCAACTGCTGCGCAGCCCCGTTGCACGTTTTTTTCGTATCATGTGCTTAGATTGTTTGCAGATTTGTATGATTTAGAAGCTAACCCTATAGAGGATATGTATAGTGTATTGATTACACTATGCGCTATATCTTTATATCTTGAACTGCCAATTATTATTGATAAAACGCAGGTAAAGCTACCACACCGTGTTGATAGCTTTATTGGTGATTTAGGACAATGCACTTATACGCCAATAATTGCGGATCAGAAAATTACACGAATAGCGCAATTAATACACGATACACGCACTACAAAAAGCGATACAGCTATTGATGCTGCTAAAAAGCATGAGAAGCGTGTTGAAATAGTTTCTAAATTGTGTAGAGCGTCTGGTATTTTGTAGATTTTCTTTTATTGTTGTTTATAATTATTGCAATGAAAAACAGTATACCTGTCTATTGCATTAATCTTAAACGCGCTACAGAAAGGAGAGAATATATACAGAGCGAGTGGATTGAAAAGCGTAACATAAATGTTGTGTTTTTTGAAGGTTATGATATGCAATATGCTGATAAGGATACTCTGCCAGAGCCTTATCGCAGCAACCTTAAAAACGTTGGCCATTCTTTGACAGAGGCTATACGTGGAGGTTATACAGAGGGTAGATGGCCGCAACAAAACATGAAGTTGGGACCTATTTGCTGCACTATTTCCCATTGTCAGTTATTAGAGCGGTTAATAGCTGATAATATAGAAGAAGCTGTAATATTAGAGGATGATGCTATACCTTTATTTGAGACACGGGAAGAGTTTTTTAATGCTCTTGAGATGTGCAAAAAGGAGATGGTTAACGTCGAGGTATTACTGTTACACAAATATAGCACATCTTCTTGTAGGGAGTTAAAAGTAAAGGAAGAAAAAAATAACTATAAGGTACTCAGTGAGGGTATAACATGTACACAGGCTATATATTACACACGACAGGGTATGTTAGATGCTTTAAAAGATGCGTCTAAGTTTATTGCACCTATGGATTGGACTTGGGATATTAGTATATGCAGAAGGGGAGCTCTAGCTCTAATTAATAAACCGCTTACAAAACACTCATCTGGCGGTACAACTTATTTGTGTCAATCAGGACCACGTATGTTTATAAGCGGGAGCAAAAAAGATAGTTTAATGAAGCTATTTGAAAAATATCAAGCTCCTCATATAAGCGTTTACCCATTTTATAACACGCAGGGACTTACACTTGATCAGCACTTTTTAAGATTTTATAAAAAAAATATTGAACGATTTGATAAGCTAAAATATGTTTTCATACCTGTGTGCTGGACGGATCTATACTGTAAAGCAAACTACCTGGAATTGTATGAAGAACTTCAAACGCTGATAACTAAGACGCTAATACACGACGAGCTTAATAATGTTCAGTATTTTACCTTAACGCAACACGACGACGGTATTAAGCAACAATTACCACTAGGTACGGTTATATTCGGTGCTGGTAGCTGTGGTGTAAATACCGTGCATATTCCTCTTATATGTAATAAAACAATAACTGATAGTCTTGTTTTTAAATCCCTCGAACGAGAGTATAAAAAAGATATCTTTTGTAGTTTTGTAGGTAGTATAACTCACCCTATTCGCGAGACCATTTTTAAAAGATATGAGAGTAACGAGGCTTATAAATTTCATACCAAGACTTGGAGTCAGCAATGCCCTTTAGAGAAGCAAAAAGAATTTATTAGTATTACGCGTAGGAGTAAATTTACACTATGCCCGCGAGGCTATGGTGTAACAAGCTTTAGATTATATGAAGCAATGCAACTAGGTTCAGTTCCTGTTTATATTTACGATACACCACACCTGCCTTTTTCAGATCTAATAGACTGGAAAAAAATATGCGTTCTTATTCATACTAGCCAGGTCGACGAACTCGATAATATTTTAAGATCCATTTCAGATAGCGATTACAATAATATGTTGAGCGCTATTAACGATACATGTATTAAGTACTTTAATATAGAATACACTTTTGAGTATATGTTAAAGTATCTTGAAGAGTCAAACAAAGTTATACCTGTAGAAGCTGACTATAATGATACAAATATATCCTTGACTATTATTACAGCGCTACATCACAAAGATAAAAATATAGGTATAACAGCAAGATCGATTATACCATATCTTAATAATAATTTTAAATGGATAATAAAATTTTCAAAAAATGAACTAAGCGAGGAATTAATCGAGCTTGCTAATATAGAACATATTACCGTTATGGGTAACGAGGACAAGTCATTATATGATGGGCTGAATCAAGCTTTAGCTGTGACCACAACACCGTATTTTCTTGTTCTAGGATCAGGCGATACGATTTGCACTGATGTTTTACAGCAATTAAAAACTAGTGTAAAACAAAAACCGCAAGCAAATAGTTTTTATTTTGCTGTTAGACATCGCGTAAGTGGTGAAGTTATATTGCCGAATATGTTCGATCAAATTAAAAAGGTACAACCGTGCTGTCACCAGGGCGCCATTATGGAGACGCAAAAAGCCCTTATATTAGAGGGATTTGATACTAGATATGAAATTGCAAGCGATTTGGATCTAATAATTAAGTATACAGGGAAATATAAAACATTTTTTACAACGGATACAATTATAGCAGAATTTTATGGCGAAGGTGTTTCGGAGCGAAACTTAATTGAAAGCCTTTTAGAGAATCAGCTCATTAGACATAGATTATTACGTGGTAGTAGTGTAGCAGATATTAATGAGATAGATCTCATTATTAACAAATTCGTTTCTCTAAAAACTTTTGTTGAGAGTAAGCAAGATAGACCCCTTAAAGGACTTGATCTTACCGAACCAACAAAAATATATACCGTAAGCTCACCAACACACGATACGTTCTTACCTTGGTTATATACGATAAAAGATGTCTACCCTAATATAGTTATAGATGTATTATATATTGATCAATTATCAGAAAGCGGCGCTTTTTATAAAAATGGTTGGTATGAAGCAACATTAGCTAAACTAGAAGCAATTACAAAAATATTGAATAACACTGATAACAGTCTTTTTATTTTTTCGGACACTGATGTGCAGTTTTTTAAACCGTTTCATAGTATTATTAATAACTTACTACTTACTAACGATATTGTGTTTCAGAACGACTACGACTCATTACAATGCACTGGATTTTTCGCATGCAGGCAAACACCTTTAATTAAAGACCTTTTCAATAAAGCATTATGGTTACTTAAAAAAAGAAAAAACAACATTTCTGACGATCAGGTCGCAATGCATGAAGCGCTAAAGCGATTCCCTCAAATAAAACATGCTATGTTACCAAGGGAGTTTTTCACATATGGGTCTTTTCGTAAAAAAGAAATATGGTCAGGTATACAGCAAGAATTTGATATTCCGGAAAATATAATAATGCATCATGCAAATTGGACTGTGGGGATACAGAACAAATTAGATATGCTGCAATATGTTCGTGAACAATATAATAATATGCAAGAGCATAAGGGAACTATATTATAATAAGGCGAAGAGAAAATAAAAAAAGTCTCTTGAAAACAGAAAACAATAGAATACAATAAGACATATGAAGAAGACATACGAAACCTGGAGCGAGTACCTCGCAAATCGCAATGCAACTAAGAACCCAAAGACCTTCAACGTCACCTTCCGTCGTACCACGACTGGTGAGTTTGAGATCGTTGGTCATCAAGCATTCATGGAAGCCAATCAAGGCCGCACTTCCGAGTGGGTCCGCGTTGACTCCCGCGACCTTGCTCGTGCCCTCCGTAACAATGGTATCATTGTTAAGTAATACATAATAACCATAACTAAAACCTCCGAGGGCAACCTCGGAGGTTCTTTATTGTAAAGGGAACTATCTTATAATTATCATATGAAACCGAAATACGAAACTGCATTCATTGCTCTCATCGAAGAGCTAAACGACATTACCAAATACAACGAACAAACAATTCAAGAGGTTCTGCCTGATCAACGCTTTATCGAAGCACTTCATTATCAGATTGAGAACTCTGCTATTGAGAAGGTGATTGATCTTATTGAAGATACTCTCAAGGAGCTTGCTGAAGAACAACAATCCAAACAATAATATGCAAATTAAATTTCTAAACGACGAGGCATTTAAAACAGGCTACACTCTCCTACACGGTCATAACTTCATCTTTGATACATACAAATCAGAACGCACAATGAAGTTCTTTTATTTGGAGATGCTAGAGAAGGCAGTGAGTATGCTCACATCACGCAATCTACAAGAAGGCTCTGATTATACTATTGAAGAGAGTGAGCGATTATGCGCTTTGGTTTAGTCGCTGACTAAATATAAAGGATGAGGTATTATACGTTCACATACTTTCCTAAAAGCATCTCTAACAATACTATATTCTCTCTGTCGCGTACTACTAATCGAATCTATCATTCTTATGGAGAAATAAAAAAGGATATGGATCAAGATCCTTACACTCACTACTATTCCTATTCTGATTGGTTTAATAATGAAGACTTAGAAAATCAAAGTATCAATTCTGTCCCTCTTATATCAGCTGAAACAGGTAAAGTTTATAATTATAAAATTGTTATAAGAGAAGATCACCCTGCATTTAACTTTGAAGAGTTTGTGTTTTATTTTAAGAGCTTGAAAGGTTCTACTTTTACTACAGATAGAAAATTAGATTTAACTGCTAAATTAAAAGATAATGTTCTCAAAAGATTGCTTTTAGAAGTTGATGTTGTGTAGTAGACTAAATATAAAGGATGAGGTATTATACGTTCACATATCGTCCAAAAAGTATCTCTAATAGAACTATATTTTCTTTGTGGTATGATGAAAAGGTGTATCGTTCTTACGATGAAATAAAAGTAGATATGAATACAGATCTTGAAGAAGGACACTATAGTATCCCAGACCGTCTCTACTTTTCTGATTGGCTGAATAATGAAGACTTAGAAAATCAAAGTATCAATTCTGCTGCTCTTAAATCATCAGAAAATAATAATATACTATCGTATAAAATTGTTATAAGAGAAGATCACCCTGCATTTAACTTTGAAGAGTTTGTGCTAAATTTTAAAAGCTTGAGAGATTCTAGTTTAACAGCAGATAGAGGATTAGAACTAGCTGGTGAGCTAAAAGATAATGTTCTCGAGCGATTGCTTTTAGAAGTTGATGTTGTGTAATAGACTAAATATAGTATATGCGATATAGGGCAGTAGAAATAAAAAGATATCCTGACAGGTATGAGTATGGAGATATTACCGATGATAATACTGCTTTAGATAGTATAGAGGAGTGGGATAACGATTATTGGCATTGGGAAAATTCTAAAGACCCTAATGTAAGATATTACGATGAAGAGCCTGGTGAATCATATGATGATGAGGATGAGGATGATAAATATGATATGAGAACTACGGCAATGATTCTAGAAACTAGTCCTATATTTAATTTGTTCCCTTTCGCTGAATGGCAATTACAATTTCCACCTGGATCAAAGACCTTTGAGTTAAGAGAGTTAATGCTTAAAAAAATAAAGGTAATATGATAGGAACTCTGTTATAATCAGAGTATGAACAAAACGAACCAAGGTTGGGAGGCACCACAAGCTAAGACAATTAAATCTGTTGATGTCTCTAGGGTTGTATACAAACTAGAGACAAAGAAAAATCCTTATCTTAGACCTCCTAGCTATCGCAAACAAAAGTCTGTCTCTCTTTTCGGAACTAACTCAGAATGTTACTAGTATGCCAACACTTCTTACAAAATTATTTAATAACCGTAAAGCTAAAAAACCAATCTACGGGTGGTCTATATTTGCAATGGATGACAAGATTCAACTGACTAGGCGAGTAGCAGAAGAACAAAGAAAGCAAGCATTACAGTTGCACTAATACTAACACAAAATAATTATTTAAATGGATACAACAATCACAATCTTCAAGGCCATCGCAGCTTTCTCGGTAATCTTCTCAGTGCTCTTCGTTGCGGTAAGGACATATGCTTGTTACATCCGTAAGTCAAAAAGATGCTCAGAGGGATGTGCATGCAAGGCTGTTAACGATCAGATCACCGATAGCGTGACCGTTGAGAAGCCAAAGCGTAAGCAAGTGAAGAAGAGAGTAAAGGCTATCGAGGACGGTAAGCTAGTGTTCGAGAAGGTTAGTGAGCTTCCTGCTAAGAAGAAGCCAGGTCGTAAGAGGAAGGAACTCTGATATAATCATAGTATGAATAGAATAGACTCTCTTAGAGAGATCATCGACCAACGCATGGCCGAGCTCATGCAAGAGATCGAGACTTTGCAAAAAGAAAATCAACGACTGCGTGAAGGCTTTCAAGGAGCGTGTTATGCATGCGAACCCGTAGCAGAACTCAATATAAAGCTCGTTGAAAGAGGACATGCACTCTATCGAGCACTTGCATACTTTACGGATAGTTTCTCTTCCTTTATGGATGAAGACGGCTTTTCACAGGAGAAGAAAGCAGTAGAAGATTGGAAGGAACTCTTTGATAATAATATACCCGAACAGAACTATGAAGATTAGAATTGACAACATCGGAGCAAAGAGCCCTGTTTATATCGGTAAGCCTCCTGCTAATGCGCACCATATACTCGATATAGTACAATACTATCCGTGTAAGTATTATGGTAAGCTAGAAGAGTATCTCAATGATGGCTGGGAAGATTGTGGTAATGGCGTCATAAGAAAGGATAACTATACTATAGGCAAATCTTGTTTTTCTAATGAAGAGGTATGCAATTCAATTGCTCAAATAGAATGGAATCCTAAAGAGGATTGTACTGAGCTCTCAACCATTGGCGAACGAGTGCTCAATCTCTCTAAGCGAGATCGCGATACTTTCTTTGAGGTTTATGAAATTGCAGCTAGGAAACTAGCTGAGACTTATAGTGATGAGGACTAAAATTATGGCAACGTATCGAATAATTAAAAGGAGGTTAGGAGTTGATAGCAAAGAGATCTATCATGTAGAGAGAAAGGTTCTCTGCTTCTGGTTTGACATACTTAATAACTCCTTTATATTTGGCATTGACGATGTTGCTAATTATAAAAGTTGGTTTAATTCTAAAGAAGAAGCTTTGGCAATCATCGATAAGTTGATGCAGCCTAAGAAAAAGAGAAAAGAAGTTGTTTGGACAAACGACCCTCAACCAAAAATGAACTATTAAATTATGAGTACAGCTATAATCATTATGTGGATAGCAATAATAGTTTTAGCATCTCTGGCAACATTTGCAGTATGTTATATCATTTATAAAGCTAGTGATGAAGATTTTTGGTATTAAGGAACTCTAATATAATAGGGTATGACGAAAGTTAAAAACAACCGGGTTGTAAAGTATATTGTGACTTGGACTTTTGAGTCAACCCGAAAAGAAGAAGAGTTTGAAGAACAAGATCTCGCTGAATCTTGGTACGAAACAAAACTAGAAACAGGTAAGAATCCATCTCTGTATGTGACAGAACTTGTGGAAAGTACAAGGCAGCTGAAGTAAGGAACTCTAATATAATAAACGTATGGGACTTGACATGTATATATTTAAAGTTAAGAAGACTGCTCACTCCATTAAAGAGCTGAGCGATCTTAATCGCAATCCGCAACCTGGACAGCCAGAAGTTGCGGAGTTTGAACCATTGCAGCGCCCGTATGAAGATACGTGTCCTGATTATTACTCAATCTTCCAAGAGGTTGCATACTGGCGTAAGTTTAATGCACTGCATCAGTGGTTTGTTACAACTGTTCAGCTAGGTATTGATAAATGCGATCTTTATGAACTAGATAAAGATATTCTTTTTGAACTGTTAGAGATTCTTGAGGATGTTTACCATCTTAAGAATCCTAGTAAGCTGCCTCCCACACAAGGATTCTTTTGGGGATCAACTGAAGTAGACGACTACTATTGGGATAAAGTAGAGCGCAGTATTCAAACTATTTCTAAACTTATCGACAACACTGATTGGAATAAAGAACGTCTCTTCTATCAATCATCTTGGTAATATGAAACTAACACTAGAACAACTAACAAAGCTCCTTGAAGAATATAAAGAGCTTAGCGATGCATGCGATGCAGCTAGAGCAGCTGGGTGTCTTGAAATTGAAGGGCGACTGCAAAATGCTATTTGGTCCTCAATAGAGACAGTCATTAGCTTCTTTGATCCAGAAGGATGGATCATGTGGCACATTTTAGAGAATGAATATGGCGCTAAGGAGTATGAAGCTGGCTACGGTAGCAATATGAAGAAGATCAAAACTCCAGAAGATCTTCTCTGGCTTATGAATGTTCACACACAAGACTAAACAACACAAAAATATGGAAGTAAAATTTGATCGCGTAGAAGACGGTATGGTTCAATACAAATGTACCGATACAGATGGAAGGGTATATGGCGTAGCTGATACAATTCAGGAGGGAATGATTATGGAGACACTAGTCATTGATATGGATACATATGATGAGGTAGAAGATAGCGAGCTATTCAAACGCATTGTGACAGCGCGAGCGCTTTATCTTGCTGATAGCTATGAGGTTCTCGAAGCTATGAAGGAACTCTATTAAAATAAAGCAATGCTATATAACGTTATTGTTGTTATCTTACTAATCGTTCATACTGCTCTGTGTCTACTAGTTGGATTTTACAGCGGTGAAAAGCATACGCATCGCGAAGCATATGAGAATGGTCTTATGACTATCGAGCGTGTTGAAGACAAACGAAACTATCGCTGGATTGAGACACATAAACTTGGCTACGACTATGACGAATAATATGACACCATATGAGCGACGAGTAAGAGAATTGGAAGAGGAGGGCCTCACTACATCTGATGCACAATCAGTTGCTGATGTGGAGTTTGAATTGCTTCCAGCATACGACGACTATCATAAAATTGTTGAACGAACTCTACCTCGTTGTGATTATTAGTAATCACTCTGATCTGGTTCTAGATATCTGAAGAGAGTAGGCACGTCTGTTATAATTTCAGAAGAATATTCTACAAGATCATGAGCTTGCTGTAGGTCCGCTGGTTGATTATAGAGCCAATTTTTAGCTGCTTTTTTATCTTCTGATACTATAGCACCTTTGAACTGGTTGTCTGCAAAGTTAACCAGAGCTGTATATTTATTATTTGTATATACAGTAAACCCATTGCGATTAAACTGCCAGCTGTCTACTAACTTATAACCTCCGTTACTTAATTTTATATCAAGTTGATTGCCTATTCTATTTTGATTGAAGGTTTCACTGTTTTTAGTTGGTTGTTGAACAGTTTCATAAGCTTCAGCTATTAAATTCTGATCTTTCTTAGGTAGTCTCATATGTTTATTTATTCTCCAGCACATAAAAAGATGGAACTTTAATACAATAAGATATGTCAGCAATACTAGAAGAAGTCTTGGACGATATGCACGATATCGAATACAAGAAGCTCTGCAATCTCACAGATGAGCTCATTGAGAGCGATAAGAAGCTTGTTGAGTTCTCTATCTTCAGAGATGTCAGCAGTAATATCGATAACTGGATTATCTCTGCACCAGATATTACCTCGACAAACCCAATCATTAACGGCGAGGTTGTGTTCTTTAGTGATTACTGGCGCCTGACCGACCATCTCAAACCACACAGTAGAGAGATTGTATCGCGCGTCTATACTAATCCAACCTGGAAAGATATTATCAACGCAGCAAACGAGATGGTTGAGAGTACTTGTCAGTGCTCGCTATTCCTTGAAGGTCTAGCACCGCGGGGTGTTGCTAACGGTATTAAGCGCATTGAGATTGAATTCGGTTCATAATGACTAAATATATGTGGTGAGACGAAATAAAAAACATACTAAAATAAGATATACCGGCTTATTTTTAGGTAACGATCACGAGGTTCAGAACATCTGGTCTCACGAGGAGCTAGATTATTATTCTAAAAACATCAACCCTCTAACTGAGGAAGATTTAGTAAGTGTTAGTGATGAAGGTCTTAGAGCATATAAGAATGTAAACAATTATAGTATAATGTATGTAAATGGTAAGAGAGAGCTTGGTCCTATTATAACTATACCTGAACCGCATCCATTGTTTAATTGTCATTACATTTACAGCGAGGAAGAATTTGACTTTGGAAGAATGCAGGGCGTTACCAAAGATCACCCAATAAATGATGCTATTGAAGTAATTATGGATCAAGTTGGTCCGTTTTTTGATAGTATTGAATATGTAGATGTAACCAATAGATACACTGAAGAGCAATGAGATACGCGCTAATAGATTTAAGAGGTACATCTATCGTTAATTGTTACAATCACAACGTTACAGTTGAGCATTTGACTAAGTGGGGAGGTAAAAAAATAACGCTAGGCAACCGAACTGTAAGACCTATAAAACATGAGGACGGGGTAATAGAATATAAGTTCTCTGAAGCATCATACTCTTTCTTTTTGCCCGAAGCTCATCCACTATATAACAGCGCAGTACTTTTTAACTCCTTTAATTTTCCTATAAACGGACAATCGCAACTAAAAGCTAAAAATGCTGTTGGCGATCATTTAAGACAACTAAGACACTAGTTCTAGCGCTGAAGCTATATTATTTAAGTCGCAAGACTAAATATGTAAGTGAGATACAGGTTGCTTGATAAGTTTAATGAGTCTATATCCGCTAACAACGATATATACCCTGATGATTTTGTTGATGCTGCGGCAGAATTAAACGAATATAAAACATCTAGGGACTTGGTGAGGTTTATGAAGAGTGATACCATCACCTTTTATTTTGTACCAGAAACTCATCCGCTGTTTAATTATGGTTTAGACTTTGATATGAGTGATGAAGCACACGAACAACTTCAAAGGGTTATTGATAAACAACTAAAATTAATATCTAAATGAGATACACAAGTTTAGAAAAAATTAGTGGTACTACTGTAGCTAATAAGCAGCTGGTTACCTCGGAGTATTTCAAGAAAAAAGCCACAAAAGACAAGCACCCAACTCCAGCAGCTGATGGTATTATATACTATATGCCATATACTGATCTCGCTACTATTTACGTACCTGAAACTCACCCTCTCTTCAATTATCCTATGCTGGTGTTTTCAGACGGGTATGCAAAGATTCACAGAGACAGAGTATATAAGGGTGGTACTACTCTAGGTAACGATATGATGGTTATGCTAAATAAATTTGGTGATAGTTTAACTGTATGAGATATTCCGCTTTATATATAATTCCCGGTCGTGATGAGCGTAATGAGGATAGATACGTTATTCACGATAGTGGAGGAATTTTACATAGAGCGGAAGATCTCACAAAAGGCTATGGCGCTGTAGTGAATAAGTTTATAGAGGATGATGAGGGGTTGAGGTTGTTTTATAGCACGAGGAATAACAGAAAATCAATCATCGTACCTGAACACCATCCATTGTTCAACTTAGGTCCATTAACACAGGATGGTTTTGAGGTCATTGGGGATTATATAAGGGATGATATAGATGAAATGCTGAGGATATATGTAGATAGGCTATTAGAGAAATTAAATAACATGGTATGAGGTACTCTTATATACAAATAACTGGCACTTTGTATCAGCCATACTTCTATGTAAACGATGCGACTAATTCTGTTGTTGAATATATAAAAAGAGAATTTAAGAGTGTAGGTGTGGTAGAAGGTATTGAAATGTATCTTGAGAAAGAGTTTTCTAGAGCTGCTCTCGTTCCAGAGACACATCCGTTGTTTAATTGTAATGTAATATATAGTGTAAGCAAGTCATCTGATTTCTCGACAGAGGGTGTGGGCACGACAGAGCAATACAGCAATATGAATAGGATGATCGAGAGTGTGTATATATACAAGCTTGTAGATTTAGTAGAAACAGACCGCTCAAAGAATAAAAAGCCATGAGACAATCCGCAATACTAACATCATTTGCTATAAGCTCTGGCACTATAAGAGCTATGTCTAGTACAGAGTATAGAGAGAAAGATATACGGCTAGATATGAATAAAAGTAACTACAAGGGTAAGTTTGAGGATGGTACAGAGTTATATGCAGGTATAAATAGCTATTATTATATAGTACCTGAGTCAAGCCCTCTCTTTAATTTTTACTTAGTTCCTGAAAATTTGCAAAGTATAGAGAGAAAAAATTATCTTAATTTTCATAAGGACATTAGACAAATGGTAGTTGACATGACTACATAATAGTTTGTTGATGAAATAGTTTTTGTATCGCTCTAGTAAGGGAACTCTCATACAATAAGCGTATGAAAGAAAGAAAGCCTACTAAGAGAGATATTGCTAAGATTCTAGGTCGTCGCGTTGGTGGGTGGAATGACAAGCGCACCGATCATAATCGTATTAAGCTTACTGATCAACTCTCGCACAATACTATGATGCGTCTAGATAGTGAACTACACTGCATGTTCGAAGACTATAACTTCTGTATAGGGGATGTTATCTGGAAGTCTCACTTTGGTGGTAAGCGAGTTGTTACCGCAATCAGATATTGGAAGAAGTAAAGGAACACAGATAGAATAAATAACAAAAATGAAAGCACAACCGATCAACGCAGACTACATCTTCTTCCTAGACGATCTTGAACTCTATCAACTCGATCCATACAAGCTTATAGGAGGTGCTGAGATGATCTCCAAGCTAAATGTAAAGACATGGACAAGAGTTAATGTCGCTACAGGAGAGGATGTCAATGAGCTTGTTAAGGCTAATGTTCCTGTTATGCAGAAAGGTAATTGGTTTGCAGTAGGAGGAAGCTTCCCTAAAGATCATGCCTATCCAGCTATCATTGGAACTAAGGTATAATGAGGCATGAAGAAGATCAAACAACGAACCTTCGATTACTCTCCGATTGCTCTTAGAGCTCTAACACGCCACAAGCTTGCTCCTCCTACGAAGTTCTTTACAGATAGGAAGAAGCAACAGTCTAAGGCCGCATGCAGACATAAGGAACACTGATATAATAAACATATGGAAATCGACACCGTTGAACAAACTATTGAGAAGCTGATGACAACTATCAACAAGCTTACTGCAGTGACGCATACAGCTATCGATCATATCGATTGCGATACAAAGAGCAAAGAGCGTATGGAGCTCCGTGACCAACTCCTCGATATTCTCAAGTATCATCACGCACAGTACTAAACTAAAGGAACATCAATACAATTAGGTATGAAAGAGATGTTCATAGTGATTGTCGGAGAGGGAGATGAGAAGTTCAGCGTGTATTACGATGACTATGGTAATGCCGCAGAGTGTGCTCTAAGTTATAGAGAGCAGGGACAAAAGGTAAGGGTTGAGACAAAGGAACACTGATACAATAAGAGTATGAAACAGGACATCGACACTACATTTACTGTTACCTGGAAGTCGGTAACGAAAAGAGACCGGAAGACAGTTATGTTCAGCAAGCAGAGTGATGCAGAGGAATTCTACAAATTGAAGAAAGATAAAGACAGATTTCCTGCTCTCTACATTACTGAAAAGATCACCTCTACACGCCTACTGAAATAAAAGGAACACCAATATAATTAGGTATGGATACCGAAAAAAGGACTCGAACGAACTATGAATCAATGTAACGACCCAGACCACGGCGCAATAAATGCCGAAAGAGCTGAATCAAGAGGATTGCGTAAAGCATGGGTAGAACTTGATGATAAAAGGCAAGACTTAGAGAAGCAATTATCCGCAATCACCGAGCAACGCGACAAACTAGCAGAGGAACTCAAAGAAGCTCAGGACACAATAGGTCTGATGCTTAAGGATAGTTCATGCTGCACGATTCCGCGATATACCAAAGAAAATCTAATCATTCAAACAGGAGAGGAACTCTGATATAATAACAACACATGACCAACGAATACAATAACCTGATTGATGGGCTTAAGAAAGTGCTTGAAGCTAATGGCTACCGCAAAGGAACTAAAGCTGCTCGTACATGCGAATATAGCTTCCTTCAAGGAGCAGCTGTAGCGAATCCCGAGCTGATTAAGAAGCATCCGATGATCTATATCAGCATTGTGTCAGGACGTTCAATCCTTGACTAGTATGAGTAGTTCAGCAAAGAGTAAAGGCGGCGTCAAAACCGTTCAATGGTGGAAGCATCTACGCAAGTACTGGAGACGAGTACAGAATAAACGTGTGCGTAAGGATGGTAAGAAGGAAATACAGAAGGAACTCTGATAGAATAAGCATATGAGAAAATACAAACCATGGAACCTATCAAATCGTTATGGTGTAAGTCATTACGAAGTTCCTGATGACTTTGTTAGAGACGATTACCTGAAACGATACGATACAGTAGATGTTGTACAGGTGAATACTGATGGAACTCGTACGTCTTATCCAATGAATCATCGCGTTCTTGCAGAATGCCTAGGAAGAGATCAGTTTGAAAGTGTAGGTTGTTGGAAGGAACTCTGATAGAATAAGAGTATGACCGAAGAATACATTCGCACCACCCTGCAGGTTCATCTTGAGAATGGTGATTCATTTACCACAGGTTTCAACTTGACGCCTGAGATGTTCAAGGGCAAGACAGTTCAAGAGATCGTTGATAGCTACTATGTCAATAGGAACTATTACACTCACGACGAAATCGCACACCGCATCACTCATGTTGATATACTTGGTGTAGCGGATGTGATTACTGCATAAGGAACACCGATATAATAAACATATGGAAGTCGGCACCGTTGAACAAACTATTGAGAAGCTGAACGCTCTGATGAATAGAGTTAACCAGCTCGATGATCTTTTTGAGACTGCTAAAGCAGAAGACGATCGCTGTACTGCGAACATGTGTCAGCTTGAGATCGATGAGATCACCGCAACACTCGATAAGCTAAATAAGGAACTCCGTGACCAACTCCTCGATATTCTCAAGTAACATCACGCACAGTATTAAACTAAAGGAACTCTAATATAATAGGGCATCATGAAAGTATATACACTGACAGGCTTTGGCCAAGAAGAAGGTGAGATAGTATTGGGTGTTTATTCAAGCGAAGCGAAAGCAGATCTGCAGAAAGAAAAGTATATCGATAAGAAAGTTAAAAGCTACAAATTCGATTACTATACCATTCAAGAGAGGGCTCTTGACGCAGAAGCAGATGATGATCATCTTTGATCACAATAAGGAACATCAATATAAAAAGAGTATGAACACATCCACGAAGATCGAAACACTCCAAGAGGTCAAAGAGAGACAATCAATGTGGCTTCCATGGATGGAAGAGAGTATAAAAGGATTGACACTAACCTCTCTGGTAGAGACAACTACTAAGGTACTGCCGTTCGGTAGATATCTGCTATCGATTACACCGGTAGACTAAATAAGTGAGTGAGATACTCAGGTGTAACAGTGTATGGAGAGCTAGGACCCCTTGGCGGTTTCTATATAGTCATCGATACTAAAGATGGTACAGAGCAAGCGCTTGAGTATGAGGACTACGATGAAGCTGATTTTTATAAGGAAACAGATGAAGGTGTAAGGATATACACTATGAGTAATCATCCAGATCAGTCATACAGCGTACCACCAAGAGTATTCTTCTTACCAGAGACACACCCACTGTTCAATCTATATAGAATAGAATTAAGTAACGATCTATTTGAGTTTCTTAAACCACCTCGCGGAAAAGTTATTGATGCTAGTGTAACAGAAGAGCTATTGGCTATGATTAAATAAGAGAGATGAGACGAATCCTTATTGAGACATCTATTAACTTCAAGCATATAGCTCCTGTCGGTGCTCGTTCACCGCTTGACGATATGTCGCAACATACAGCAACATCGCTTGTTAAAAGATATGATAACGGCATAGAGTTATATAGAGCTCCTTTCGATCGCTTTTTAATTACTATACCTGAACCACATCCACTGTTCGGACTTTACGCGCTATCCTATAATCGCAATGACTATATAGGAGATATCTTTTCTAAAGAGAAACAGGAAGCTATTAAAGGAGTGGTGCGAGATGTTTTAACAACTAAATAAGAGATATGAGATACTCTGCTTACTTATTGAATATGTTTTATGACTCTGATTTAGAAGCTATCTATTCAGGTTTAGGTACTATTGAAAAATATAAGAAGCGTTGGTTTAAGGTTACATCAGAAAAGGATGGTATGATACTCATGACAGGAAGTGCTAAGCATGGCTATCGTAAAGCTGTTCTTGTACCAGAGACACACCCTATGTTTAATGGAGGAATGTTTGATGAAGGTAGTAGTTACCTTAAAGGCAACACTATTAAGGTTAAGATCAAAAATAAATTAAATGACTTAATGTCAAAAGAAGTAATAAATGCGTTCTTTAGCTCCTAAATAAGTGAGATGAGATACTCTGCTATAACCATATACAATGCATCTACAATTGCAGTATTTGCAATAGGAGTAACTTTTAGATCCCTTGTTTCGAAGACAATGAATAAAGTAGGTAGTGCAAATGGTATAGATTTTTATAACAAGAAAGATCATAATCTGTTAGCGTTTATACCCGAAACTCACCCTCTGTACAATATAAGCGTCATAAAAGAAGCACATACTAAAAGTAATAAAGGCTATGTTACTAGTGATTTGATAGGTACTTACCAGCAATATAACAATATAATGTACATGGTAAAGGATATATATCTCAAGGATATTGATATGTTAATCAACAAGTATTGAGACAAAAACACACTGAAAAAATAAGAAAAACATTGTATTTTTCTGAAATAACATAGTAATAGTATCACCGTGACGAAATAGTTTCCCCGATGCTATAGTAAGGGTAATCCTACATAGATAAAGGAGTTCCTTAAGAACAATGAGGAAATACAAAAGAACAGAGATAGTAGGAAATACAGAAATCAAAGGAACTTTGGTAAAATATAGGTATGCTAAGCATGACCATCACTGAAATAGTCGGAAAGAAAGTAATGCACGGTTCTCCAGGTTACGAAAACCAAGAGACAATCAAACAAATCACTATTAAATAAGGATACAGTAGAGATTGAGTTCGAGTCGCAGGCATACACACAGATGGCACCAGCAGAGTTCGAGTATATGCTCCGTTACGCCGGGCGGGAACTCAATTACAAAGAGAAGACGCACGGTGGCATGAGCCGCATCAGCTTCTGCGAGCAGTGAGAAAATAAAAGGAACACCAATATAATAACAACGATGAGCAACTACCCCAATATGTCCTACTGCATGTTCGAGAACACTCTGCATGCTATGAATCAAGTCTTTCGTGATCTGCAAGATGCTCTTGATGACGGAACTTCGCCTGCTGATTACCGCAAGGCTCTGAGTTCCCGTCAAGAAGCTGAAGCCTTCGATCGCATTAAAGAGATGTGCGAAGATATCGTTAGTGTCATCAACGACTTAAACTACAATGATCCAGACTATGTCGAGATCGACGAGGACGACGAGTAAGGAACACTGATACAATAAGTGTATGCAAGATAAGATAGAGCTCGTAGCGCACAACGAACACATCTCAGATGATGTTGATGCAGTGTTTGAGAACGACAATCTCAGCGATAGCGTTAAAACGAAGATAGTTGAGATGATCGAAACATACATCGCTACTAGCATCGAGACAGTTGTAGAGAATCCAGAGTGGTTCAATGAGTAAGGAACTTCATTACAATAACGACATGACCAACCGATTCGATAAGCTAGAATGGCTAAAAGAGAACTGCACTGAGAAGCACATGAAGGAAATGTTCCTTACTGAGCTGGTAGGCTGGTTAAGTGAATATGACTTCAATGAGTTCTACGAGCATCATTGCAGACTGTGGAACATCGAGACCCCGTTCGATAAGGACGAGGATGACTGTCCAAACGAGTTTATCGTCAATGATGATGAAATGGTTCCGGTGTCTACGCAATCGGAATGGAAGGAACTCTGATATACTAACGACATGACTGCTAAAGAGATAGACAGTATGACACCAGAAGAGCTTGAGCAGGTAGCTTACATGCTCACTCCTGAAGAGAATGAACTCTGGGCCTTTTGGGGCTATGATGGACGTACCTATGAGCTTATCATGGTTGGGCGTCAATCAAAAGCGAATATAGCTGAGAGTTACAGAAAGGAATTAGAAGGAACTCTGATATACTAACGACATGCACCACGAAGACGATATGTTACCGATACTGGCCTTGATCCTGATGTTCTGGTCTGTCTGTTTATTCATGACTGTCTTCACCACTGTTAAAGCCATCACTGAGTACTTCCTCGGTTAAGGAACTCCATTACAATAACGACATGATCAACACCGCCGATAAGCTGAATGCTCTGATGAAGCGAGTCTACGATCTCGAGGACCTCTTCGAGACTGCTAAAGCAGAAGACGATCGCTGGACCGCTAACATGTGCTTGCTCGAGCTCGATGAGATCAACGCAACGCTAGATAAACTCGAAAGGGAACACTGATATACTAACGGTATGCAAGACGATCCGCAAGATAAACTACTCGACATTCTGCAAACTGAAGGCGTCATTGACCTTGATATCTTTGACAATCTAGTAGATGAGATGCTCATTAAGCATCATGACTATACTATAGACGATGTTGAGAATATGACGAATGAAGATGTACTTGAGATAGTTCAAGAGATTTTCGGTATGAAGTTGAGTGAAGAAGACAATAAAGTCTACTTGCTTGAGTATAGTAACGCATTCACAGCTTAAGGGAACTCTTTTATACTAGCGACATGAAGAAACTATATTCGATTGTATTTCACAATGATGAATGCTATACGGAAGCAATGGCATTAAGCGACATTCACACCTATAACGATGCCGATGCTGCAGAGATTGAGCTTTTCTGGAACAGCAAACGTAAACGTGACAACGCGGTTCGTCTTCTTAAGCAGAATGACATTACTGTAGACACCTATGACTTCAATTAAAGGAACACTGATACAATAAGGCATCGCAAGAAGCGATAACAAACAACAAAACAAACAATCCACCAAAGGAACACCAATAGAATAAGACAATGACCAAATACACATTCAAGACCATCGTTGCCCCAGAAGCAGTCCGCGCTGAATTCACCGCTCTTCGCGATCAGCTCAACTCATCAGATAAGGAACTTATGCAAGCGTTCTGGAACATCGCCATTGATCGTCTCGATGACATCAAGAAGGAAGTAGAGATGCTTCAAGCCTCTACTGCTCAAGCGCGCGCTGAGAAGCAAGAGATCAAAGCTGCTGCTAAGCTGAAGAAGGCTCCTAAAGCTAAGAAAGAGAAGAAGGTCACTAAGGTAGCCGCCAAGAAGGCTCCAAAGAAGAAAGCTGAGAAAGCTAGTAAGGTTACTAAGGTTGTCGATGATGATGGCGATATTGAGACAGTAGTGGTGGACTGCTCTCGATGAGTGAAGGAGCTGAGCATCTCTCAAAACTGCTCGTCCCTTTTAGGAACTCAAATACAATAAGGTATGCACAAAGTAACCGTTTACTCTAACTGGGAGAAGACCTCAGTGCATGAGTTTGAAACACTAGAGGAAGCTGAGCTGTTCGCTGAGAACATGAAGCACAACCAATACTCTGTACTCATCGATGAGATCGATGAAGAGACTGATGAGGAACTCTGATACAATAAGACATCATGAAACTACTGCCCATCACATTCATCGCCCTGACCGTTGTACTCACTGCCATCTCAGTCTTCTGGGCTGATTGGATCATCAGAGAGCTCTACGATAAAGACATCAACAACTGGTTGATCCTCGCTGGTGTGATCGTTACCTCGCTCTGCATCCCAAGAGCACTGAGCGGTATCCTTACACTCGCGATGGTTGTAGCTTCATTCTACATCCTATTCATCCGCTAAAGGAACACCAATACAATAAGGTATGACCGAAATGGAATACTTCATCACCTTCAACAGCGAAGAAGACTTTATCAAAGCTAGTGAGATGACATCCATTCTTCTTCCAGACGACTTCAACAAAGGAGGTCTTGAAATGCTTTGGAATCAAGAATGGTATCGCAACCAAGCCGTTCACGAGCTAAGTAAGATCGGTATCGAGGTTGATACCTATGAGCTGGATTAAGGAACACCAATACAATAAGACATCATGCACGTCCAACCAACCAACAACAACTACCTCGCAGGCTATCTCGAACAATCCTTCAAGACCTTCCATCATGTACTCGAACGAGAGGCTATCATCAAGTGGAACAGTCCAGAGTATAAGAAGGTAATGGACTTGATCGCTAAAGAGCTTAAAAGAGCTCATGAAGCTGAACGAGAGTTTTCAAATCGGTAGTGGTGTCATGAGAGAGATCCGGGCAATAGGAGAGCGTGGGGGCTCCCTAGAGAGCCCGGGTCTCTGAGACAACGCCGCGTCTAGAGACACCCAGCGCTCCTAAATGCCTCCTATGGAGAGAGGTTTAGAAACAAAAGAGTAGCCATGTCTCCAAAAATTTTTTGCTATATCCTCTGAGACTCCAATAAGCGCAGTTCCTCGGAAATTTTTTTTGCGCGGATTCTAAGACTTCTATATAGGGGTCTGACTAAATAAGATGAGTGAGATATAAGAAATATAATGTAGATTTAGGAGACATTACTAAGTCTAATGTTCTTCCTGATCTTTCAAGCATTCATAATAATCTTTTAGAAGATAACGAGTACCTTAGAAAAGAAACAATGCTTGATGGTATAGTCTTATACAGAGCTAGAAATCCGTTTAGTAAACTTATTAGTATGAACTTACCAGAAAATCATCCTGCGTTTAATTTTGATATTAGTGTATCGTCTTGCTTTAAGCGTTATTTTCAGCCATCTACAAGAGATATAGAGAGACACGGAGATATAAGAGATCTTTTATTTAGATACATAGTACATCCTTTATTCAATAGCCTTAAAAAATGAGGCATCCATATAAGGCGACTAAATATAGAGGTAGTGAGGTATAAACAAACACATATAGACTTTAACAAAAAAACCATAGCACCTGCAATCTTAGTAAGACGTTCTATAAATGACAGGTCGGGAGTTATGGTAGTTGGTGAGGATGGTAGGGTTATTCTTCCTAGAGATACTAGTAATATGGTTAATACTAGGCCATACTGCTTAACTAGAATGCCACAAAGTACTGATAAGCCTATAGAAACAGAATATAGGTATTTAAACCATAAACACTATGCTACTAGTTTTAAGATAGAAGACGGTTTATACTTCGATTATCTAGAAGGAATGTTTGAAGAAGAAAATGATGGTTATCTTTATGCAGCTGAATATCATCCTCTCTTTAATGTAGATGTGTTGGAGGAGCTTCATAGCAGCGAAGGTTTAGAAGTATATCCTTCTGTACGTCGTCTGATAAATAAGATAGATAAGATCAAAAGTAGTATAGACAATGAGATATAAAGCTTATATAATTGGAGAAGATTTCGGTCCAGATTGGTTAGTATATTATGAGACTGAGATTGCTGTTCCAAGCCGTGGTGGTGGTATATATACAGTAGATGGTAGCGGTCATGTAATAAATTATAGAGATGATGGTTTTAGGCCTTATCCTTATTGTCTGGATAATATGTTCAAGAGAAAGTATCCAGATAAAATAAGAGCTAGAAATGGTTATGGAATGAAGGTTGATTGTTATAGATTAGATGATGGTATATTTTTCGATAATAATAATGAAGAGTTTAATGACTATACCGTCTATATACCAGAGACGCATCCTCTCTTTAATTTATCGTTCTTCGATCTTCCACACACAATTGATAACTTAGTACCTGATTATACAACAGCTAAGATAGCCGGTGAGTTGTGGCATAGTGTATCTGATCCTATTACGAATAAGATAGGTGACGCAGTACAACCTTCTTAATCTAAGACTATGATTAACACTCTTGTAATATCTGATATTCACTTAGGATCATCGGTATGTGATAGAGATAAGGTTCTTCAGATATTATCAACTCCCTTTAAGACTCTAATTATAAACGGAGATCTCTTTGACAATCACTCATTTAAGAGATACAATAAGAAGGATTGGAAGATCTTATCTAAGATACGTAAGCTATCAAAGACACACAGTGTGATATTAGTTAAGGGTAATCACGATGGATGTGCTGATTTCTTAGCAGCTATCACTGGTATGGAGTTCGTATCAGAGTATTCTTTTACTATCGATAATATGAAGTATCACTGCGAGCACGGTGACGCTTACGATCACTGGATCAAATATAAACCAATCTCCACATTTATCTTTACAGGCATCTATTACTGGATACAGAAATTCGATAAGAGACATATTATTACACGGAGGTTAAAAGCATGGTCTAAGTCATGGGTAAAGGCTAAAGATCTAGTATCTCGAAGATTCCTAGACAAGAGAGGCGGTTCGTACGATGTGCTCATAGCTGGACACACCCACTACCCAGAGACTATTTATTCACGAGCGGCATGCTGCTATTATGTGAATACCGGATCGTTCTGCGATGAGCGGTGCTCTTATGTAGTAATAAGTGATGATGGCTCTTTTGATTTGAAATATATCTGACTAAATATAGAAAGTGAGATATAAATTATATTCATATCATCAGTCTGCTCCTAGGAGCAGACTTTATCCGAATTCAGGTTCGGTTAAGAGTAAAGATGAAATAGACGGCTTTGGTATAGAGGATGATATATTTGTAAACACAATAGTATATGAAGGTAAAGTTGTTCCTGATACGCTTCGTATTAGTATGCCCGAGAATCATCCTTTGTTTAATATAAATATAGCTTATACAATACCTAAACATACAAGAGGTGAAGTTAATGTTCAATTTCAACAATTTCAAAAAGATGTGAGTCATATGATAACGCCGTTCACTAATATGCTAGACAAAGTAATAAAAGACAAACAACATCATATTAGAGCATTAGATATAACAAATGAGATATAAATTATATTCTGGTTTTTTAAGACATACGGATGCTGGGCCTAAACTCTTTGCGTATATTAATAATATTAAGAAAAAGCGCAATGTATCAGGTATACACGTTATAGATGGAGTATTTGCTATTAGTGATATGTCTCGAGGAGGGAGAATAGTGCCTACTGATCTTAAAGTTTATGTACCTGAAAGTCATCCCTTATTTAATTTTAATCTTACCTTTGAAGTATACCGCACAAGCAAAGTACCTGCTCCTGATTTTAGAAAATATGAGATAAAAATACGTCAAGTTGTAGATCCGCTTTTCAATAAACTTTTAGAAATAACAAAAAACGGTACCGAGCGTATAGGTCGTTAAGACTAAATATAGAAAGTGAGATATTCGGTGTATGTATATTATCCAATGATGAGTAGCGGCAGGAGTCTTTATGTAAAGAATCCAACTAATAATATGCGGAATGAAGAAAAAATAACAGGTATACGTACATCGGAGGGTATATATTTTAACTCATCGACATATGGTGGAAAGGTTCAAGCGGATTCCTACTATGTTTATATTCCTGAAAATCACCCGCTGTTTAATTACGATTTAGCCTTTCGAGCACAAACAGATACCAAGCCAAGATATACACCTGAATCACGGGCGTTTCAAAAAGTTATGGAGCGGTCAGTGGAGTCGCTTCTCGATGAGATAGATAAAGAGATAGAACAAAGGCGTAATAAGCCTAAAGCCTGAGACTAAATATAGAAAGTGAGAGATTATAATCTTAGAAAGATTTATGAAGGTACTACAGGTGATGAAAAGACCTATGTAGGTAATCTCACTATTGGTAAATATAAGCTTGTTAAGGATAAAGAGATTAAAGAATGTGATTACGAAAGTAATAAAAATAATAAGAAAATCATATCATCTGCTACAAAAAATAATATAGAGAAACTTAAAGAGGCTTTTAAATCTGATATAACAATTGATAAAATTTATAGAGCTGTAATTGCTACAACAAGATCAGTCTACTCAACATATATATCTGGTACTCTGAAAGGTGAGTCATTTATATGGGCTAGAATAGAAACGAATAGCGCTGGTGCTGGACAAACAAAACTATACTTTGAGGATGGATTTACAAATGCTGTTAAATTTATAAGTTATGTATTTACACCTACAACATTAGAAAAGACATCTGAAGGTACATACCGGATACACAACCGGGTTGAAAGAATTATTACTTATTCTACTGAATATGAGGAAGAGCAGATTGGTCCTAAACGCTTTGATATAGTTAATTATGGTCCATCAGGAGACTATCATAGGATATCTTTACCGGCTCGTTTATCTTATGCACCTACCTCATATAATGCTCAATTTTACGAGAACGGCTGGATACGGTTTACAATATATAGCTATTTGGGAATGCATATGACTATTTCGTTTCCAGATCCTGATTGGGGATATATAGCTAAGGACGATGGCTCAGATTATAGTTTTGATAAAATGTTTAGAGAGGATTTAAGTAAATGAGATACAAAATATACGGTCATGATATATTTGCTTATGAGCCACCTTTTGTTAGATCTTTAGATATAACAGATGAGATGGATGAGTATGATATTATCAATTATATAAATAAGTTTTGGAAAGTACGTCATTACTACGATACAGCAAAAGGTGAGGGAAAAAAACCTAAGCTTATTGTTGGTGGTGATAAGGATGGCTGTTTAACTCTCTTCTTAAAAACTGATGCATCTTTAAAAAGGTTAGGAATATTATTACCTGAGACGCACCCTCTCTTCAACCACTACACTCTATGGAGTGCAAGATTTAAATTTGACGTGTCAAGACGACGTAATTTATTTACTGATTCTCCGATAAAATATTTTACTGATCAAATACAACAATTCATATATGATAACATTTAAGCAATATACACTATTAAAGGAGAGTCTTATAACTATGGCTCAAGGTAAGTTTATACCCGCAAAAGATCTGCTGTTAAATAACAATTTAAATGAACTTCCTGAAATTAAGCCTTATGGTTTTTGGACGGATAGATCAGGTAATTTTAAAGAAGTTTACATGACAGGACCAAAAAACAATGGTGGACATGGTGGTGTAGCAAGAGAGATTATCGAGGCAGCTATAAACTATAAAGATGATCACGGAGGAATGACTCCTGAAGAAGAGGATAAACTTGTAAGTGCACTAGCTCCTGGAAAATTCGGAGGAGTTTATAATGTGCTACTTAGCTCAGGCTTTATGCATGTAGTATTGGCTGGTAATACATATTACTATAAAACAAATTCAGGTGCTCCCACGCCAGGTCAAAAGAAGTTCCTAAACACTCTAACTGAACAATACGCAACGCCAATCGAATACGCTTCAGAGATATTTTAAAGTCCCTCCGCTCTTTAGCGGGGACTACCTTAGGACAAACTAAACGTGCTAGTGAGAGTCGTGCCTCCTAGCACGTTTTTTTATTCAGTCTTAAGTTTAGCTTCTTCTAACTCCGCTTTAGTAACATGTAACTTACACTTACCGTATTGAAAGAATACTTTATCTCCTTCTTTACGTGTAATAGTAATATAGTCCTCTCCAAGCCCGCAATTTAAATTTGCTAGCTCCGCCCTAAATTCTGCTTTAATATAAACCTTCTCGTTCATTGTCGTGGTATTATATATACTATTTAACCACTTTGCACTATTATAATATTGATTTTTCTTAAAAAAATAATAATATTTTTTTATGAAGATTCCTAAAACAGTAGTTAAGGCTATTAAAAGACCCGGCATTCACGCTAAATCTAAGACCTCACATCTCAAGCAATCAAAGAACTATAAAAAGCGCTACAGAGGTCAAGGCAAGTAATATGACAGTAAAGTTTATCGATAAGATGGGCTCAGACCTATCTGTAGTTAACGCTGCAAGAGTTTCTTTCGATAAGGTATCTGAGCTTAATACAGATGGATCTCTTAAATCGAGTGATGAAAGACTTATTGCATTTCTAGCTAGAGAGAATCACTGGACTCCTTTTGGGCATGCGTCACTATCATTTCATATTAAAGCTCCTATATTTGTAGCAAGACAGCTAGTTAAGCATACGGTTGGGCTTGTCTGGAACGAAGTAAGTAGGAGATATGTAGATTCAACTCCTGAATTCTACGTTCCTAATAAGTGGCGTAGACGTAATGAGGATAAGAAGCAAGGATCTCATGAAGATCAGTTTGTTGATCTTAGTTATTCGGAAGAGCTTACTATTAATGGTATTATGGATAATGCTCTTAATATGTATCAAGGCTTGCTTGATATTGGTGTTTGCGCTGAACAAGCTAGAATGATTCTTCCGCAAAATACTATGACAGAGTGGTATTGGTCTGGTTCACTTCACGCTTTTGCTAGAGTGTGTAATCTTAGATGTAAGAAAGATACTCAGAAAGAAACGCGCAACATAGCGGATCAAATTGACAATATAGCGCGTGAACATTTCCCTGTTAGTTGGAAGTATCTTAGATCTCATTAAGTTATTTAATATTTTTTATATTTAAAAAAAAGTTTTATTCAATAAATAAAAGATATGAAAAGGTTATCTGAAGAGCAGGTTGTTTTATGCGGTAAAGGAAGATGCAAGTGCCCGGTAGTTACAAAGCTCGAAAATGGTACATATGAAGTGCTTGATGATTATGGTAATAAGATTATTGTGACAAAGCAAGAATTGGAAATGATGTCTGACGCGGTAACAGCCTTAGACAAGCCAATTAACGAGCAACTTTTATGTGGATAAATAAGCATTTGTAATATAATATACGTATTATGATAGAATTAATACTGTATACTGGATCCTGTATTGGTTTGTGCTTTATATTAAAATATGGATCAATACTATCGTTTTTTAGGAACAAATTAACGAAATACAAATACTTTAAAGAGCTCTTTTCTTGCTCACTATGCCTAGGGTTCTGGTCAGGGTTAATAATTGGCTGGCAGAGTCCTTTTAATACTATTATATTTACTACATACGGTGCAGCAGTCTGCTGGTACGCGGATTATATTTTGGATATAATTATAAATAAAGGACAGGCGAAAGAGAAGGATCAAGTAATAAGCTTTAATCGACGATAGTTTATTTATAGTTGCGGATAAATGATAATATATCGTGTATCTCCTTGTTAACTACCATATCATTTTTCTCTATTAGCTTATTTATATAAGCTAATAGAGCTTTTTTTTCTATACTTCCATTCTCCTCTTCCTCATTACACTCTACCGGAACACCTATAGAGGAAGCGCCGCTCGAACCAGGTGTATTGCCTGGTAATTGGCCGCGATGGTAGGTATGATTATCATCTGTTGTTTTATAATTCTGTTGTGGGAATTCTACCGATTGAGCACTTCTGTAATCCTCATATAAAGACTGCAACTCACGAAAACTATTCATCGTGTATATTTAGTTGAAAATTTGAAAAATACCGCTATAATATTACAAATAATGTCGAGGTCTCTTACATGTAAAATATCTGGTAAGTCATATACATTTTCGCAAGAGTATTACGCGAAAAAAATAGATGAGTACGGCGGTCAAGATAATATAATAAACTTTTTTGTAACAAAAAAAGTTAAATCGCTTATTAAGCGAGGATATGATCCGCAAGAGATACGTAACATATTGCACGTAGATGATGTTGATCTTGTTGATGTATTATCCCCTGAAATTAAAGGCGTAATAAATTTTCATTCTGGTGATAAAATTGATATTAAAAAAGCAGCTTCTATAAGTAGTGTGGCATATAAAACTGATATAGACGTAGCTGCGTTTATAAATAATATTAGAAATGAACAATAAAGTAAACTTTATCGCGCAACAGAGCGGTCCGAGAACGGTGAAAGTATTTAACACAGCAACAGGACAGCTTTATAAGATTATTGATGTAGGTGGTATAATTGCTACACCTCCAGTCTGCACGCCTACAGAACTATCTGTAGGTGTTTATATTAGTGATAAAAAACAAGCGCTTAAGATATATACTGTACCTGGATTTAGCTTGAAAAAGACAGTATCCATATGACTTTCTTTATCGTTTAGAAAGGTAGAAATAATATCCTATTTAATTAGATTAATAGGAAAGTTATACTATAAATACCATTAATATTATGAGCGTTGTATGTATTTTCGATGAGCAGATTAGCCGTAAGCCTAACCAGTACCCGTGGACAGAGAAGTTCATAGAAGCAATGCATAACGGGTTTTGGACTGATAAAGAATTCAGCTTTAAATCTGATATACAACAATTTAAAGTTGAGCTTACAGATCAGGAGCGTGAAATTATCGTACGTACACTCTCCGCGATTGGCCAGATCGAAGTTGCTGTAAAAACATTTTGGGCTAAGCTTGGTGAAAATTTACCTCATCCATCTCTACAAGATCTTGGCTATGTTATGGCTAACGTAGAAGTTATTCATAATAGTGCTTATGAAAGATTGTTAAGTGTTTTGGATTTAGAAGATATTTTCGAAGAGAACTTAAAGCTCGAGTGGATTCAAGGTAGAGTAAAATATTTACGTAAGTATACTCATAAGTTCTATAAAGATTCGAAGAAGCAATATCTTTATGCATTAATATTGTTTACTCTCTTTGTTGAGAACGTTTCCCTGTTTTCGCAATTCTACGTTATTAACTGGTTCGCTAGATTTAAGAACGTACTTAAAGATACAGACCAACAGGTAAAATATACACGCAATGAAGAGAATATTCACGCTCTAGTAGGTATCCAAATTATTAACACTATTCGTGAAGAGCTTCCTGAATTGTTTGATGATGAGCTTGAAGAACGTATAGCACACGAGGCGGAGGAGGCTTATAAATCAGAAGCTAAGATTGTTGATTGGATGGTTAACGGTATCAATGAACCGGGTCTTTCTGCGCCTATCCTTAAAGAGTTTATTAAGAATAGAATTAACGAATCACTTCAACAAATTAAATTCAAGCCAGTTTTCGAAGTAGATAAAGAGGTATTAGAGTCTACCATATGGTTCGAGGAAGAGCTACTCGGTAATAATATGGCAGATTTCTTCCATACAAGACCAACTGAGTACGCTAAGAAGAATCAATCATTTGACGAAGACGATCTTTTTTAATTTTATGCGAGAATATAAATGGCTTAACAAGGACTCAAGAAAGTTCCTCGAAAGAGGATATTTAGAGGAAAATGAAACACCAGAACAAAGAATACAAGATATAGCTGATAGAGCACAGCAGCTATTAGGTATTGATAGCTTCTCTGATAAGTTTCATGATTACATGGCGAGGGGATTCTATTCTTTAGCGTCTCCTATTTGGTCAAACTTTGGTCGTAAAAGAGGCTTACCTATTTCTTGCTTTGGTAGTTTCATTCCTGATGACATGGAGCAGATTCTGTATAAGATGGGTGAGATTGGAACTATGTCAAAAGTAGGTGGGGGTACTTCAGCTTACTTTGGAGCTGTGAGAGGTCGTGGAGCTCCTATTTCTTCAGGTGGTAATGCAACAGGTGTACATCATCAACTGACTGTATTTGATTCTCTTATCAACTACGTATCACAAGGGAATGTACGTAGAGGTTCATTTGCTGCTTATCTACCTATTGATCATCCAGACATTGAAGAGTTTCTTAAGATTAGATCAGAAGGCAATTCAATTCAAGATCTCTCTATTGGCGTTTGCGTTTCGGATGAATGGATGAAGTCCATGGTTGATGGAGATAGGGATAAGCGTAAGCTTTGGGGTGCAGTAATTAAGAAGCGATTCGAGTCTGGGTATCCATATATCTTTTTCTCTGATAACGCTAACAACCAAGCACCACAGATGTATAAAGATAAAGGATTAAAGATTAACGCTTCTAATCTTTGTACTGAGATCTTTCTCTCTACTAGCGATGATGAATCGTTTGTATGTGATCTTTCATCTCTCAATCTTGAAAAATGGGATGAGATTGCTGAAACAGATGCTGTAGAAACTCTCGTTTACTTTCTTGATGCTGTCATGTCTGAGTTTATTGAAAAGACAGATGGTGTTAAGTTTATGGAAGCTCCACGTAAGTTCGCTATTAATCAGCGCGCGTTAGGTGTAGGTATTCTTGGATGGCACTCATTACTTCAATCGAAAATGGTATCGTTTGAATCAATGGAAGCTAAGATGATGAATAATGAGATCTGGCACTCTATTAGAGAGAAAGCAGATAAAGCAACAGCTGAGTTAGCTTCAAAATTTGGTGAACCACCAATGCTTGAAGGTTATAATAGAAGAAACTCTACTACTCTAGCTGTAGCGCCTACGACATCAAGTTCGTTTATTTTAGGCCAAGTTTCACCATCCATCGAACCTCTTAATAGTAATTACTTCGTTAAGGACCTTGCTAAGGGTAAGTTCACATATAAGAATCCTTATCTAGAGAAGCTTCTCAAAGAAAAAGGTAAGAACGATCAAGAAACATGGAAGGATATTCTCACACATGGAGGTTCGGTTCAACATCTAGATTTTCTTACTAAAGAAGAAAGAGATGTGTTTAAGACGTTCGGTGAAATCTCTCAGAAAGAAATTGTTATTCAAGCAGCACAGAGACAGAAGCATATCGATCAAGGGCAATCGCTCAATCTTATGATTCCACCTACTGCTAAGCCGAAAGAGGTAAATGAACTTCTTATCTTCGCTTGGGAGCAAGGTATTAAGTCTCTTTATTACCAGCGTTCGGCTAATCCTTCACAGGAGCTAGCTAGGTCTATTATGACTTGCTCTACCTGCGAAGCTTGATTAATCTCATATTCAGTATATAAATATTATTGCTATGAGTTATTTACTTACTAACAAAGCACTGTCGGACGTTTTCGGATTATCCGAAATCGGTAATTATACAAATAGTTTGATGAATAGTCACCCACTCTTCACATCTATTAACGAAAAAACGGGTGACACGGTTCGCTTCAACGAGACAGCGGATGGACATACGGTAGAGATCGACCTACCTGGTGTAAAAAAAGCTGACTGTAAAGTTGAGCTTTTTCAATCAGGTACTAATGTCAAGGTGTATGTAAAAGCATCGCGAAAGATCACCCATAAGGGTGGTTCACGTGATGAGACCTTCACTCGTGAATTTTCTCTTCGAGAAGCGCGAGAAGAAAGCGTCAAAGCAGCACTAGAGGATGGAGTACTGACTATTACAGCGCCCATTGAGGTTAACAAGACACGTAGAAAGGTAATCGATCTACAATAACAACTAACAACAGCCCCGATGGAGACATCGGGGCTCCTACTATCTTATGAAATGGAAATACACACTTAATGAAAACAGCAATGAAGAAAAGCAGTCACCGCAACAAATTTTTATCACGCAGAGCGGCGGTTCTTCTGGGGGACCTGGTGCCAGTATACGAGTTTCGGAAAATACAATTTTCTTTTACTCAGATGTTACAGAGCAGAGTGCGCTCGATCTTAACCAGGCACTTTACGAAGTAGATTCTAAATTAAAAAACACATCTAATTTTTTAGGTCCTAATTTCACACCACACATTAAATTACGAATTAATTCCTATGGCGGTTCGCTATTTGCTGGTCTTGCAATTCTTGATGTAATGCGAAATCTTAAATCAGAAATACATACCTATGTAGATGGTGCAGCTGCATCAGCTGCTACTATTATTTCTATTGCAGGTGCTAAGCGATATATTGGTAAAAATTCTATGATGCTCATACATCAACTCTCTACAGGTGCGTATGGTAAGTACTCTGAGCTTGAAGATGATATGGAGAATAACAAGCGGTTAATGAAGATGATTAAAGATATTTATAAACAATATACTAAAGTACCTATGAAGAACATTGATGAAATTTTAAAGCATGATTTGTGGTTTGATTCATCAAAGTGTTTAGAGTTTGGTCTCGTCGATCAGATTGTGTAAATTATTCTGTTCGCGGACCAGGATCTTTCCACGCGGTCTTACGACGATGATCCATTTTTAACGCTCTATTTGCAAACGAAGCAATATTTATTCCTTCGTTTGCAGCACGATTTCTTAGTGCTTTATTGGTCTCTGTCAATCTTAATGGTAAATTATGAAAGTGGTGAGAATGTGGGTAAAGCCTAACAGTATCGTGAACATTTGAACCGTATACTGGTACATATGCACCAGAGCCGTAAACATTGCGCGTATACGTAAGCGGTACATTGGTCAGTCCGTTAAAATAATATACTGTTATTGATACTCGTCCTATTACAGTGGTTGTTTTCATTTGAGCCCATCCGCATATTTTCTTAGTATCCCATGGCAGGTAACCCCAACATTCGGTATTTTCAGTTTGCTGTATTTCAAGAGGCGCGGTTACATGATGTGTAAATAATTCACCTTCAACATATAAACCTCCACCAACCGTTGCGTTATTTGTAACACCGAGAGAAGTATCAACAAGAACCTGCCGTCTAGATCTAAGGTGTATTTTTGGAGAGTATATATCAATATGACTTGCGCTTCCAAGAACTATACCATGCGAAGCATTAAGATCTACCCGGGTACATGCAGCTCTTAACGATGTACAACCTAACGTCATTGCGCCCGTTGTATTGACCTGTATACCGCCGGAGCCGACCATAACATTATATTTGTTACCGACTGTTAAGGTATAATTTCCACAAGGAAAGTTCTCGTCGTTTGATATATCTTCTACATGCGGTACATAATCGTGATGTTTAATTAAACGTGTACCACTCACACCAACCTCTGTCGGCTGTGATCTACCATAATCGTCTATTCTCACTGAAGGGTAATTGTTTGTCATTACACCAATGCACTCCACTTTATGACGCTTTACAGATAGTATCGAGTCTCCATTTTTACCCATTCTTGCCTCGAGCGGTAGTAGTTTTTTGGGAGGTAACTCTACCAAATCTCCCGGGTCTTCAACCGGTAAATATAAGTTATTGACAACTTCAGCGATTATTTTTACATTTTTTTGCTTGTTTAAAACCCACGAACCACCTTCTGTAGCAGAGCTTACAGACGCACCGAACTGCAATATTCCTGGTGCATTGGTGCCAAACTTACCAAACGCTTGTGATACATCGCCCACAGAAGGAACTACGCTTTGCGCTGAAGGTTGGTTTCTATTAGCAACGTTTGTATACCGCCATACTTGATCAAGATTTGATTTTCGCAACGGCGTCGGTGTAACCTTACTTGTAGTATTTACTAGAGCCTTAGCGTTGAATTTAAGATCAGGATTTGTTGCACGTGAACCTACTTGAGGCGTCGTTATGCCATTGGGCTTAGAATACCCGCCCCTAAAAACGTCAAATTCCGAATTCCAGCTTGCAACCTGTCTATAATCTTCTCTCCATCTATAGTGTACACCTATCTGTCTTCCTGTTAGATCAGGGTTATAGCCAATAAATTCGTAGCTATTTTCCCCTACATGTACTGTTCGCTCCTGACCAATAGAAGTATTAAGCGAATGACCTATTGTTCTGAATTCATCGTTGGCAACTTTTGTTTGCTTATTATTTGTAGCAAGCTCACTATTGACAAAGTTTGATATTGATATGTTAGAGCCGGAGTGCTGCGATATTTTTACTTGCTCGCGATTGGTAGAGTTGTTTATTACAATCGTACCTCCACGCTGATTAAGTACAAACTTGTTTTTATAATCGTAAGTAGCTGCTCGTGTTTGCATTGAAAAAAATTATTTTAGTGTTACTTGAAGATCCTCTCCTTGAGAGTTACTGTTTTTAAATATAAATGGATGTTCATTTTCATAATACCCCGGATAATCTAGCGATGTGGGTTCTATATCTTGATCATTCATTATAAGCGCCTCCCTGTAATCATGTCGCACACCAAAATAAACCGGTAGATTTACATCGCCGTTATAATGGAATACCCAAACTTTTGTACCAACATTAGGTACCCCAAATACACCTTTAGGCTTATTAACATAAGTAGCAGGTCTATATTCATAAGCATACGGGTTAGCTTGCGTCTTTAGACTACCGATCGCGTTAGTAAAATGATCACACACCATGGTCTCATATGCTTCATAAAAATAAGACGGGGAAAAGGATCCATTGGTTATACTCATAGGCTTCGATTGATCAAAACCTTCATTTATATATGGGCCGCGGTCTCCTGTATATCTTTCCCCTGGCTGCAATTCGGTTCGGTTATCATATTCACCAAAGCTCCAGACTGGATCACACTGCGGCCCGGCCTTTGGACCAACAGCATAATCATTTAATTGCTCCCTTAGGTGTGTCGAATCAGTTATATGTGTTGATTTTGAGATAACAGATGCTGGATGATAGTAACCTGAACCGCCTTCACCCATAAGGGGGAAGCTTGCTTCCGCCCATGGTAAAAACTTTGTTATTTCCTTAAATGTAACATCATCCGTCCATGTATCAGAGGGATTGGTACGCCCAGGAAACTTTAATTCAAATTGATGTTTGTCCTCTAGCCAATTTTTATACGGTTGATTTGATAACTCCGGTATATAAATTTTTACACGATGCATTTGAAGCGGGTCATCATTACGCACAACAATACCCTTATAGAAAGAATTATCTACCCGGCCGTATTCAATTGGCTGATCAACTCCACGTACAAACATCTTTTAATATTTAATCGTTGAACTTATTTATATATACACTATAATAAATCTATGCTTATATCGCACGAAACTCCTATTAGCTTTTTATCAAAGTCACACGAATATAATGATTACGACTACGCGTTAGTGCATTTATTTGAAACGCAACCAGAATATTATTCATTCTTTAAGTCGTGTGTCCTTCAAGGTCGTGAAGTTTTACTCGATAACTCAATCTTTGAACTTAAAGAAGCATTCGACCATGTAAAGTATGCAAAATATATTGATGAGCTCAAACCTACATATTTTATCGTACCGGATGTTCTTGAAGACTCACGAGGTACAATGGATTCGTATTTGAAGTTTAAGAGCGCTTACTTTAATTTACCAGGGCTGTGGATAGGTGCTGTTCAAGGAAAAACGTACCAAGATATTGTTGAGTGTTATAAATTTATGTCAAAGAATGCAGATTATATTGCAATTTCTTTTGACTATTCATGGTACCAGTTAATAGGTATTTCTAATAGCAGCGATCCTAATTTAGCTAGACTTGAACGCATGTGCTCGGGCCGTCAAAAATTAATCTCTATGCTACAAACAGATGGTATTTGGAATTATGAAAAGCCACACCACCTGCTAGGAGCGTCTCTTGCTCGTGAATTTAGCGCTTATAAACATGTTACGAGTATTAGATCTTGCGATACATCTAACCCGGTTGTAGCAGGTATTCTAGGAAAGAGATACATACGGGGTATAGGCCTTTACGAAAAACCTAGTGTAATGCTTGCCGATCTAATTAATCACGACGTTACTGAGGAAGAAGAAATCGACATCTGGCACAATGTTTATGAATTTAAAAGAATTTGTATGTCATGAAATGGGCAGCATTATTCTCACAAACTGGTTCTGAGATTTGCAATCTTTCAGAAAAACTAGGTCATTATCCTGATCTAGTTATTTCAGATAATACTAATGAAGCTAATATAGTAGATCCAAGAATTGAACTTAACTGTAAAAAGCTTCTTTGGAGAAAGTATAAGGGATTAACGAAAGAAGAAAAGCTCGATTATTATAGAAAATATCTTCAAGGGTATGATATTATAACGCTCCACGGCTGGCTTAACATTGTACCTGCAGATATATGTAATGAATTTAATATATACAACGGTCACCCTGGTCTTATTAATTACTTTCCAGAGTTAAAAGGTAAGAATCCGCAGGTACGAGCTTGGGATAATATTAGCAATTATCAATTTGTAGGTAGTGTTATTCATAAAGTTACACCAGGAGTAGATGAAGGTCCTATTATTTGTTATAGTAAGGTAAGTTCAAATTGTTGTATTGGTTTAGATTCTACTTTCGGTAGTTTAAAACAAACATCGCTTGATTCTTGGGTTGATTTCTTTAACAATAAACGATATAATATTATATGCTAATTAGCTTTTCGGGAGCACAAAGTACGGGAAAAAGTACATTACTAAAGATGTGGCAGGAAGCTATACCTGAGTGGGATTATATTCCTGAAGTTACTAGATTGGTTAAACGTGAATATGATTTACCAATTAACGAAGATGGTAATGATCTTACTCAGACAATGATAATGGGCGAGCATTTGCGTAATGCTTTTATAAAGAGAGAGAAACATGCAATTTTAGATAGATGTTCTCTTGATGGGCTTGTATATACACATTGGCTTTGTGATAATAAAAAAGTATCTGTGGGTGCGTATTCGCATGCTAGATATGTATTTGATAATACTATCGATAAGTATGATCTTATTATATATACATCACCGGAAGATGTTCCTGTTGTAGATGATGGTGAGAGAAGTATTAATATAAAATTTAGAGAAGAAATTATTGAATTGTTTGAACAATATCTTATTACTATTCCTGAACGAAAGCTTCTTAGGGTTAGAGGTGATGTAAGGCAGCGTATTGATCAGATAGGACTTGCATTTGAGTATATCGGCATGGGTAACTACAGTCCTCTTACCTTTAATAGATCTTTTTTTCGTCCTATCTCCTGTAATTAACTTGCAGAACAAACATATTAATATAAAATAAATTATGGCATCAAAAACGAAACTAGATAATTCGAATATCAGCAAACACCTTGGTCAGACGTCACAATATAAATCGACTTACGATCCATCGCTCTTGGTACGCGAACCAAGACAATCAAATAGAACGCACCTTAATATTCAAGATGATAATCTCCCTTTCATCGGCAACGATACCTGGAATGCGTATGAGGTGTCTGGTTTGACAGATACGGGGTTACCTGTAACAGGTGTCGCTAAAATTGTCTATCCATGTACAAGTAAGTATATTGTTGAGTCAAAGTCTATTAAGCTTTACTTTAATAGCTTCAACATGACTAAGCTAGGCGAAACATCAGATGAAGTACGTTCGGTTATTTCGCGTAGAGCTAGTGTAGATCTTTCAAGACTCCTGGAAACAGATGTACAGGTTCATGTATTTAGTAATATATCTATATTAGAAGATGCAGAGTGTGCTATTAATGAGTGGGGTCATGATGTTAGTAAGCATAAAGGAGCAACATATGTTACACTCGAAGAAGTGTATCCTGTTGAGGGTGTAGAATTTAATACATATATTGAAACGCCTAAACTTCTTAGGGTGCTAGATTCAGAAGTTGCAGAAGTATACTATCATAGTGCTTTACTTAAATCAAACTGTAGAGTTACTTCGCAGCCTGATTGGGGCGATGTGTATATTTATATGAAAGGAGACAAAACTGTAGATCCTATTTCCCTCCTACAATATATTGTTTCGTTTAGAGATGAATGTCACTTTCATGAAGAAATTTGCGAAACTATTTATAAAAGACTATACGACGCGATTAAACCTGATGAGCTTTGTGTGAGGTGTTTATATGCAAGACGTGGTGGTATTGATATTAACCCGGAACGTGCTTCTAGTAAAAGTCTGCTTCACCCTACTTTGAGTGACGAAACAGTACCGTATATTAAAACCCCCAAGCAATAAGCTACTGCTATAATAAATAATGGTATGCCTATACCTACCACAAACAATGGTTCAACATTTTATAATATTAATGAATGTAGATCTTTCAAACAAGCTATCGGTACAAGTCTCGTAGGTCTTTCTGCTCAACCATGCTCTGAGGTTATTATAATAAATAAGACAGGTGGAAATTTAACTATTTATGATAATAACTATTCAAGTAATAGTTTTGGGTTTCTTTTAGCGAGTAACGAGTCGTTTACTTTTAGAGGTATAACCAATACAAACATGGTATCCGCTATAGCAGCTTCAAGCGGAGATATATACTACCGTACACAGTTTTTTAGTTTACTTCCACAGCGCTAAGCATAAATATAAACGATGAGACTGTTTAGCGAAAAGGTAGTACCTACCTTTACTAGCTCAAACCTAAACATCCTAACAGTTGAAGATTTTCAAGAGATCTTTTTCGATGTTTTTGAGTTTGAGATAAACGGGAAAAAGTTTATAGCAGAAAAAGTTTCCGAGTATAAGGGAGCCCCTGTTGTAGATATTCCTTTAGTAATGGAAGGTAAAGAATACAATGCACTGTTTGTAGTGCATCAGGGAGCTTTTGAGGTTCTTTTTAATAAGAGTAGTGCTGTATATAAAAGAGATGTAGATATAGAGTCTACTTTACATATAAAAGAATCACACGAAGAACTAGAAGAAATTATCTTTGAGAAAAAAGAAGATATACTTACTGAAATTTCTCAAGCTAGACAGTCTGCAGAGAGATATGCTAAGAAATTAAAGCAGCAAAAAATTCATGAAGCGGATCAATATTTAAATAAAAGAAAAGAAATTTTAGATGCTGAAATTAATGAGTCTAAAAAAGATCTTTTAAATGAATTTTTATCTCTAGTTGAGAATGTTAAGGGTGAGTTCTTTGAGTTTAATGAAAAGGAAAGGGAAAAACTCTCTATCTTTATCGAGGATTCTATTTCTGAACTAGCCAATCAGCTGGTTGAGTCTATTGAAGAGAAGCAAGAAGTAGCAGAGAAGAGGTTTAATGAGCAGTTAAATGAATTAGCTACAAATATTCTCTCTGGTGTTCTACTTAAAGAGATTAGCTCTAATAACGATAAGTGCGTTAAAGATATTAATGAGCGCTTTACGTTTATAACTAGCAATCTCAAAACATTATTAAGATCTGAAAGAGATCAAATAGATGAGAATGTAAATAATAAGCTTACTGAATTTAACGATGCTATCGTTAGTCTAGAAAAGACCAATATAGAGTTAAATGACCTGATCAACAAGAGAGACAATAGAGCTCTCAGCAGGATCGGTAATGTTAAGTCTCAGTTAGAGGAAGCTATTGACCTTAGTACTAATACTCTAGTAGCCCGGGTGGATGAGGCTGAGAATAAAATAAGAACCTTTTACGACAATAAGATATCACTAATTGAAGAGAAAGTAGTTGACCTTACTACAGAAAATAAGCAATACTTTATAGATTTAGTAAATGAATCTAAACAATCTCTCTTAAATGAAATCTCTAATATAAAGGTTGATGTTCCAAACATTGTTATAGAAAAATCTAATGGTAAGCAGGAAGTAGATCTAAAGGGTATTAAGTCTGAGCTAGAAAAGATTATAGGTACAAGATTTTCAAATGAGCTACAATCATTAAAGAGATTAATAGAGATGTCTTCTGGTGGTGGTTCCGTTGCAAAGCAGTTTGCAGCTGGAGGTACTATGGAAGGTACACTTAATGTAACAGGTCAATATCTTTCAGGCGGTGTAGATCTGCTTACTATTTTCGGTAGTGGTGATGATGTTGCAGTTAACACAGTAGTACGCTCTAGCAGTGCTAACTGGAATAGTACTTATAGTACGGTAAGCGCTTTAAGTGCTACATGGAGTTTAGGTCCTGATGACTCAAATACAATCATAGGTCTTTCAATCTTTTTATAAAAAAATAAATAAAATTATGGCAACATATACAAAGCAATTATTATCACAAAGCACAAATGGCAAGTCTATTGTTATAGCTGCCAGTGGTGCTAACACTACAACAATACACACAACACAAGCCTCATCAGATATAATGGACGAGGTATGGTTGTATGCTACAAATTCTACAGCAGCAGATATTACATTAAATGTATTGTATGGAGGTACAAATTTTTCAACTGATATTTTATTTGAAGGTGTTATTGAGGCTTATGCTGGAAATACATTAATCTGCCCTGGTTTAATTTTACAAGGAGATGGAACTACGGGATCTTCTATATATGGAAATGCTAGTGTATTGAGTGGCATTAATGTTTTCGGCTATGTAAATAGGATAAGTTAATATGAGTATTCGTTACGGAAATAAAGTTGGACCGTTAGTCTCACGTAAGTCTTCTTTTTTTAAAAAGGATAGATTTGATCGACTGCGTATTAAACAACCATCACCTACTAGCTCAACATCAAGCACTTGGACACGTCCAGCTGATTGGCTAACAATGCCGACTATAATATCTTCAGAGCAAAAAATAGCTTTGTTGATGCCAGTGTTTCCGCAACAATCTAACTTTCTCGCTTTTACAATATCTGGAGCATATACAGTTGATTGGGGTGATGGTGTAACAGAAAATGTTGCATCTGGTGTTAAGGCTCAACATGAATACTCTTATACCGACCCAGATTTAAATGCCACCGTTACAAGTGATGGTTATAAAATGGCAGTTGTAGTCATTACTCCTCAAGCTGGTCAAAATATAACAAGTGTAGACTTTAACCAAAAATATGCATTAACGGGATCTACATTTCCTGATTCTTCTCCTATATTAGAAATAGTTTTATCTTGCCCAAGTTTAACAGGTTTAACTCTTGGTAGTGCAACTGTTGCTTCTGTTTTCTGTAAAAATTTAGTTAGTTTTACTGGAGTTAATATGGGATTATTAACTGACTTAACTAATTCATTTGCAAATTTAGTTTCATTAAAAAATATATCCCTCAGCGGTACTACTAACGTTACTAATATGACAAGTGCATTTAGTGGTTGTTCTAGTCTTATAAGTGTATCATTGTCTGATACAGGAAGTGTTACTAATATGACTAGTATGTTTAATAATTGCAGGTCTCTTAATACTGTACCATTATTCAATACAGCAGCTGTTACTAATATGAGTGGTATGTTTAGTGGTTGCTCTTCTCTTACAAGTGTTCCACTATTCAATACAGGGGCTGTTACTAGTATGAATAGTATGTTTAGTAGTTGTACTTCTCTTACAAGCGTACCACTGTTTAATACAGCAGCTGTTACTAATATGAGTTCTATGTTTAGTGGTTGCTCTTCTCTTACAAGTGTTCCACTATTCAATACAGGGGCTGTTACTAATATGAATAGTATGTTTGCCTCTTGTTCCCGTCTTCAGACTGTACCATTATTTAACACGCAAAATGTTACTACTATGGGAGGTAATATTCCACCAGAAGGAATGTTTTTTAGCTGTAGATCACTTACAAGTGTACCACTATTCAATACAGCAGCTGTTACTAGTATGGGTAGTATGTTTTTTAGTTGTACTTCTCTTACAAGTGTACCGCTTTTTAATACAATAGCTGTTACTAATATGGTTAGTATGTTTAGTAGTTGTACTTCTCTTACAACTGTACCACTGTTTAATACAGCAGCTGTTACTAATATGGGTAGTATGTTTTTTAGTTGTACTTCTCTTACAAGTGTACCGTTATTCAATACAGGGGCTGTGCAATTCACGAGTACTATGTTTAATAGTTGTACTTCTCTTACAACTGTACCACTGTTTAATACAGCAGCTGTTACTAGTATGAATAGTATGTTTAATAGTTGTACTTCTCTTACAACTGTACCGTTATTCAATACAGGGGCTGTTACTGATATGAATAGTATGTTTAGTGGTTGCTCTTCTCTTACAACTGTACCACTGTTTAATACAGCAGCTGTTACTAATATGGGTGGTATGTTTAGTAGTTGTACTTCTCTTACAACTGTACCACTGTTTAATACAGCAGCTGTTACTAATATGGTTAGTATGTTTAGTGGTTGCTCTTCTCTTACAAGTGTACCGTTATTCAATACAGCAGCTGTTACTAATATGAGTTCTATGTTTAGTGGTTGCTCTTCTCTTACAACTGTACCGTTATTAATTTCAGGTGCTGGAACAAGTACAGGAAAGTTTGGTAGTATTTTTACAAGTTGTATATCACTTACAAGAGCAGCATTAAGCGGATCTGAATATTCAATAAGTTATAGTGGTTGTAAATTATCAAAAGAAGAATTAGAATCTATATTCAATTATCTAGACACAATAGGTGCTGCTTCTCAAACAATAACAGTAACAAACAATTGGGGAGCGCCGACACCTGTAACTCTTACAGGAACTACAACAGCTGGTAGCACAACAATAACAATGGCAAACACAACTGGTATTGCTGTAGGTATGCAAATTACTGGTACTGGTTCCCCTCTTACAACAGCAAGAGCTGTTACATTTACTGATGCTGGCGATCTGGTCAACTTAGCATCACATGGTTTAAGTAATGGAGATGAAGTTTCTTTTGCAACTATAGTAACAACGACTGGTATTGTTACTAATAGAATTTATTATGTAGTCAATGCTACAGCTGGAACATTTCAAGTAGCAGCAACTCTAGGTGGTCCAGCACTAGCATTAACGATAAACGGTTCTGGAACCTTACGCTATCGTACACAGGTTGTATCAATTAACCCCAACGTAAGCGTCACAGTATCACGACAAATGGCTGCGGGGGGTGCAAATAGTTTAACATTTAGACAATTAAGAACTGGAACAGCCCTATTAAAAGGCTGGGCAGTAACAGCATAATTTTATGACATCAGGATTTTACAAAAAAGATAATGAGGAACTTTTCTATGCTCCAAACATAGTAGAAGGAAATGGGTTTGTGTTAGTAGCGCAAGACAAAGATCAATATGAATATCCAGTAGATGGATGGTATTGGTTTGAAAGTGAAGAAGAAGCTATTACGACACTATAATAAAAAAAGAGCCGATCTTTCGATCGGCTCTCTTAGTATATGAAGAAGAAGTATTAACGATAACCTAGATATACTTCCTTTTGAATCTGCGGATAAGATGTATTAAATCCATTTGCTGTTAGACTCTGTGTAGCTGCTCCTGTTGCTACTGTGAAGAGCGAGGAAGAATTATCTGTGAATATAAGAGCCATTGTTTGACCGTTATATGCTTGATCTACTCTCAGTGTTGTTCCAATAGCTGCAGAGAGAGTAGTAAAAGAACCTGTTCCAGAAGCTGGTGCGGTGAGTGCGTTAAAAGCAATACCACGTACCTGACTATTATTAGCTGTACCGGTAGATACAAGTTCGACTGTTTTAAATTCACCCGTACTAGATAACGACCAATTTAAATTAACAGGTGTAGTACCGAACGAAGAGAGAGCTTGATTGTTGAAACTAATGACTGGCATATTATTATTTATTCATCTCCATATCTTTTTATATAAAAAAATGGCGAGGTCTTCGGCCCCCGCCATTTAAAGTTTAGTTGTACCTAACGCAACTATCTATCAAAAATAGACATTTTGTGCAGCCGGGCTAAATGCAGTACCTAAGCCGTTTACAATTACAACGTGGTAATAGAGATTTGCACCAAAGATGTTATCTACAACACCATAACGTGTAAGTAGACCTACGCGTGGAGCGAAGTCATTTGGACCAATTGTTCTCTGTACCATGATTGGAATGTAAGGGCAATAGATGATACCTGTATCGTAGAACTCTGAGCCCTTGTAACCAAGAAGCGCATATTCAATCGAAGAGGTGTAGTTATTTGAATAACCTGCATTATATCCGTATTGTACTTCTGTACGTGTATCGCGATAAACCGTGAATCTTCCACCAACAGAGCCTACTTTCGCTACACCAACTGGCTGTGTTGATACATCACCTTGAACTGGTACCCACTGAAATTCAGGGAGCATTTCAAGAATTGCACAAACACGTGGTGTTGCAACAATGAAGTTAGCAGCACCGCGTCTGTTACGAACAGCGATTCTGTTTGCTTCAATAATAAGCTTTTGATAGAAGTCTCTATTTCTTTCAACGAGCCATCTGCCGTCAGCAGAAGCTGGGCTCCAGAAGGAGTAACCTGCTCCTTGACCTGCGTTCAGTGCGGATTGAATCATTCTTATGATCATTTCACGGTCGATTTCTGCTTGAATCTCATACGACATAGCGTTTGTGATTTCAGCATCGATATCAATACCGTTCATGTTCTTAAGGTCTTGTTCAAGCTCAACTGACCAGCGTGCACCAAGTCTACGTGTACCTGCTTCAACAGCGGTCTTCTCGAACTTAACTTCAACTTGCGGGATGTTACCTGTAATTTCAAACGCAGATAAGATCTGAGCAACGCCCTGATCTTGTGCGGAGAAAGTCCAAGGAGCAGCGCCAGAGAGTCTCGACGAAGATGCACCAGTGAAACGAGTATCTAAGAATTGATAGCCAAGCTCTCTGTTTTCAACAGTACCATTATACTGAGTTTGGCCTGGGTAACCAACAGGTGTACCTGGACCAGTAGTACCGGCATTGTTGTAAGCAGATGCTACACCATCAATACCATTACCGAGGTATTGTGATTGATATGTGTAACGAAGAGCAAATGCAAGACCTACTGGACCTGACATTGGCTGTACGCCTACGATCTCGTTTGAAATAAGCTCAGGGAATGTGCGACGGATCATCGGAATAAGGATCTTTGGAAGACGTTGATCTCCTGTAGCATAGCTATCAGAAGAATTAACTTGGCCAGCTCCTGGGTTGTAACCACCACCACCACCGAGAATACCGGTGTTGTTAGCTTCAGTCATACACCATTGTTCTTGGTTCTCAAGAAGAATAGCGGTATTTAAGCGAGCGTGTTCGTCTTTAATTTCCTTTACCGAATCAGAAGAATAGTTAAGAACAGGTGACCACTTTTCTAGAAGTGCTTCAGCTCTGTTTTTATCTACAAATGATTGTGTCGGACGAATTTTCATATTGCTTTGTTTCCTTTCAAAATACTCAGGTTATATTATAACCTCAACAATTGGGAGAATTTTTTATTTATATTTCTGTAACTCTGAAATATAGGGATTATTGATCACCGTTTTAGGAGCTTGTGTTTCCTTTATTACTGGTGTATCTGATTTTACTTTTCTAGTTTGAAACGCTTCTTCTTTTAGAATGTTTAATCTTTCAGTTTCTTTTTTCTCAAAAAGTCGTAGCGTATAGTTGAAATTTTCTTCTATAAATTTTGGCGCTTTGTCACCTAGAACACGCTTAATGTATTCTTTCTTTTTATCCGAAAGACCAGCGGTTTTGTTTTCAAGAATGAGGGCGGATTTTGTTTTAATGTAATTTTCTTTTATTACGGTATTTTCCTTTTCAAGACTTGTAACTTTATTTGTTAGCTCATCGATTTGATTTTTACCATCGATTACAGCGGTCTGAACCGATTCGCTCATAAGTGCTGAGTCAATTGCTAATACACGACGTAAGTTACCAAGTACCTCTCTAGCTGTCTTATTCTTAGTTGCTTCTACAATTGCTTCAGATGGAATAGCTTCTTCGAGAAACTCTTCTAAGTAATTAGAAATAGATTCTACAAGAGTCTCTTTAAAGTTGTTAGCTTCATTTGTAAGCTCTGCTTCGTATTTTTTAATAACCTTTACAAGCTTGTTAGAGTTATTCTTATCAATAGATTCAACTACTCTCTTTAGTTTTGCCGTGTGATCTTTATCTATAGCAGTTATTAGTTGTTGTAACTTTTTGGCATATAAATCATCCTGCTGTGCTAGTGCCGATTCTACGGTAATTTCTAGCTTTTTAGTAAAAGCCTCTTCTATAGCGTGAAGAGACTCTTCTGTTAAAACTTGCTTTGCTTCATCTGTTAGTAGTGTTGATACTTTCATATATTAAAAGAGAGGTTTGTTAAGCGAAGAAGATATTCTAGATTTAATCTTGTCTTCTATTACTTGCTTTAAATATTTATGAGCAAGAGCGTATTTTTTTGTAGAAATTGATGTAATAAAGTTTTTTATATCTGGTGACTCTTTCACTATCTTTTTCTTCTTATTTTTAGTAGACTTTATAACTCTATCCTTAGAACCCTTAAATTCATCTGATGGCGACTCAATCTTACCGTCGCGATCATAATCTTTTTTAGCTTTTTGCTTAGACATACTATTATTTATATCGAACGTATGAATTTTAGTATGTGTTCTCTTAAAAATGCATCAACTCCTTTTTTAGGTAGTCTGTTAATAGCTTTTTCGAAATTTTCATATACTTCCTCGTATTTACCGTTATCTGCTACTACCCACTGTTTTGATTCTAAAATACCATTCACAAAGGCCTTAGGGAATGATGGATCCGCAACACAATCAACAGCAACTAATTTAAGATTTCTAACAACATTATGACTTGCTCCCTCTTCGAGTGTTCCGAGTGCTCTTGACGACATGCCCACCTTCACACCATCGTTAATTAATGACCGTACAATCATACCACACGGTGTTGATAATACTTTCGATTTACCGTAGAATACGTTATTATCTTCATATAATTCTGTAACTATATGACATGCCCTCTCAAGATCTACATCTGCAGAAGTAGGGTGATTAAGCTCACCCATTGCTCTCCCTGGTAGTACCATTTCTTGGTTATAGCGCTCTACCTCTCTTCTTAATTCATCTATAGGGTACATTCGCTTATTCTTGTTAACTCCCTCCGCCATCATATAAGGCCCTTTAATGAATAATGTTGAAGGTGCATTTCTATTGGATTCTTCAACTACATATTCAAACTGATCGTCGAGAGCTGGTTTTTCTACTAATAGGTTAAGCTTAAGTGCCATATTTATATTTATTGTTTTTATATAATAATCTATAAAATATCGCAACAAACATGTAAAGTGGACTATTTTAATTCCTTCTCTGTTATAATAATAAATTCCATGTTCTTTTTTTTACAAAATTCTCTTGCTGCCTGCCACTTTGATTGATTTTTTAAATACATGGTTTGTTCGTATATTAAGTGTTCTTTGTTTTTATATTTTGTTTTTGGAGGTAGTAATTGTTTAGAGGGTTTTATCTCTACAAGATATTGTTTAATTTTACTACCTTCTTTTATTACAACGAAATTATCTACATAATATCTATGGACTTTATTGTCTAAAGGCGAAATATACGGTATAACAACGTTTTCACTACCCCATTTTATAATGTTATCATTTGTATCACAAAAACGCATAAACTTAAGCTCGAGACCAGATCGGTATATTGCCTGCGTACCAATAAATTTTTGTTTATTTGTTGGTACAAAAATACCTTGCCTGTATTTGTTATTCTTTATTAATTTCATAATTAACCAATAAAGAAAAACGGTGGATCAGCATCACCAAAGCCTGCAGATGCCCCAGTAAGTAGCATTTGTTCAAGCTCTTTTTTCTCCGTTAGTCCCTCAGCGAGCAAGTCGTAATTTAACGTACCACCACCTAACAGCGAAACATTTGAAAATTTACTACGTACTCTGCCTATAACAATTTTTGTCAGTGCTGTTGCATACTCATACACCCACTGCTCTTTTACTAAGTCTCGGATCGGTCTTTCTAAGTAACACGCTAAGACACCGTAAAAAGCGCTTGAGCCGGGCTGTGGATACATTTGAAGGTATTGAGTTCTTTCATCGAACTTTAAATCTCGCCTAACAGCGAGTATTTTCTCTCGTGTGTCAAGCCATTCTTTTAAGGCGTACCACGACACTAAATCAAAACCATAATTACCTAACGCATAACTAAAGTATGTTTGTTGTGCTAGTGTTTGTTCTAATGTAAATAGTGTATTGACACCCTGATTTGAACCTTCTTCAAACTCAACAACACTAACCACCTTTCTATAATCCATCACATCGTAATCAAATACATTAGAATAATCCATTGCTGTAGTAATATTTGATTCGAGAGATATATTCTTTTTTTGTGATTTTTTAAAATAGCTACTCAGTGTAATATCAAATGTGGTTATTTTATTAAATAATTGCTCGTCAAATATTTCCAATTCATCTATACCGTCTGTAAACAGACCTGATAGTTCATTGCTTTGTGAAAAAACCGATGTGGGTATTGATGATAGGGATATATAAACCTGGTTGGGTGTTTCGGCTGTAAAGTCTGACCCTGCCCATTTCGGTACATTACTTGTCTTTTCTTTATCTGTTAACCCGGCTTTAGCTATTGTATATAAATGATCCAGCCTTATACCTCTATTCTTTTCATACAGCTTTGAGCTGAAGATTAAGAATTCTTTTGTAAAACCTGCAAACTTTGAAAAATACTCTACTGCTATTTGTATGTTTTGAAACAACTGATCCTGGTGTACTTCAAGTGTAATTAACGGATATCCTAAAGATCTCTTAATCCTCTCTGCAACATCAGAAAAAGTCTCTAACTTATTATTTAAGTTAGTTGATTGAAAAGCTGAAACAGGCTGTACTTCACATGCTAATGACATGTATATATTTAGTCATTATGCTGCTGGCGCCGGCGTTTCCGGAGGAGGAGCTTCTGCTTCTCCCGCTGGTGAAACTTCACCGGTCTCTGCTGGGCCTCCTGTAAAGTCAGGTGGCGCTCCACCGCCACCGCCACCACCAACCATAGGCGCACCGCCTGCCTCACCAGGTCCTTCTGCACCAGCAATATCTCCTGCCACTACTTGCTCACGCCATGCGGGACCGAGAGCGGTAATCTGCTGTATCTCCCATTGCAGCTCTGCATCTTTACGTAAAAACTCTCTATTAGCAAGTATATCTTTGTCTTTCCAATTAAGATATTTCTTCTGCGCGTAAGTATTTGAAACAAATTCACTCTGACTCATGTTATTAAAGGCTTGAACCTTTTGGTCAAGTCGCTGACCTTCTCTCATTTCATAGAAATTGGTAGGTACATTAAACTCAATTTCTATATTAGGTTCCGTGAGTTCAAATTTATCCCACAACCCCTTTAGTTTTAGATGTGTAACAAATCCCCTTTTAATACCAGCTGCAAATCTCTGCTGCTGTCTTATTATAAATCTAGCAAATTTTAATTCTTCGCGTAATATTTCAGAGCCATCTCTAAATGCATCTTCTGGATCTAGTCTCGATGTTGGTACCTTAAGAGATCTATACAGCTTTTTAATAAAGTACATTAAATCAGCTAATTCACCTAAGTTCTGACCCCCAGCTAACTGGCTTACACTTGATCCTTCTGATCCAGACCTTTTCGGGAACCAAAACGCATCAAGCATTGATTGAGGGTTAAACTTTTTAACGACATCTGCCTGATCAATATCAAATGTTTTTGATGACCAATAATTACTAATTAACTTTTTAAGATACGCTTCTGCCTTAGGTGCGGGCATGTTGCCTACATCAACGTTGAATACAAGACGTTCAGGTGCTCTTACCAGCCTGTAAATAACAATAGCATCTTCAATTAGTGAAAGCTGTCTGTAGGCGCGCCGAGCATTCTCTAAAAATGGTAATACCATATTTTTTGTCTCGTTCATTATACCAGAGTTTATGTATATTACCTGATTTTCGTCTAACGGTATATATTCGATACGCTCTTGCCTATCCGGCTTTAACGGGTCAAATATAGGCTTCCTATATATAAAACCCTTTACCATCATGTTTTGTATATTATTATATACAGGGTCGATTAACTCACATGGTAGATTGAGTGCACCTAATACCCCTTCATTAAGGTAATCTTTATGAATAATAAGTTCAAAAAAGAGCTCACCTTCTATTAAAAATTGTCTAAAATATTGCCAGCCTTTATTTTTAAAATCAAAATATTCTATAAACTTTGAAAACTCTTCATCAATTGAATTTTTATTACTAGAGGATAAATCAGTGTTTTTGTATAATATTTTTATCTCATTACCAGCGTCATCAGTATTGATTGCTTCGTCACATATCTCGTCTAGAGCATCTGCAACATCTGAATATGCAGCCATTACTCTATAGTCACGTAATCTAGCTGCTTTATTCTCCTGAATATTAGCATACATTACCTGCCCGAAAGAGGTATCTTTGCCCATAGAGCCTATAGGCATATTATTGTATTCGTTCGAAATAGATACGGAGTGCTTGGCTAATGCTTCGGAACGCCTTAATCCAGTGTCTGCGAAAGCCTTATATTTTGGATTGAGATTATTATTTTCCGTATCTATTAAATTTGAATACGGCAGACGATTTTGAATAAACGCTGCTAAATTTCTACCAAATGTTGATGCTCTACCATCGTTTGATGTGTAGTTTTTATTTTGCGATTGTGTGCTATCAGCCATTTTAGTATATTTAGTCTATGGTTATAGTATATCCATGACTGGATGTACCCCAACCTGCGCTATTTGCAGTTATGAATGTAAATTGATTACCAGACCCTGATAGAGCGTTAGCGGATAGATTAATTACCGCTATATTATCATTTAATATAGAGAATTGATTTTCATTAAGCTTATAAGCGCTTATATATAAACTCTTTGATGTGCTTATTGATGTGAAGTTGCTGTGTATATTTTGCGCATAACTACTAAGATAGAATTTATTGTCGTAACTAAAACGCTTACCGTATATTAAGAACTGATTGCTTATGCTTTTTTTAATTGTAATAGGATCTTGTATTCTCCTAGGTAATTGATCAGTCATATAAAAGAGATTAGTTATCTCTGGTATAGCTGAGACAGTTACGCTATCTGTTTGTGCGGAGATGTTTGTATATAGCGCGTTAAGAGTCTCGTAATCGTCGATTGTGTGTATTTTGCTACGTAGGTTAGAGTTAGTAAAATTTGCTGTAACCTTATATATTGTTTTGAGTGTCTCTGCTGGTTTAAATAGCCAGCTCTTTATAGTAAATGATGTATCAGCAACAGCTCTAAACTTATCTGAAAAAGTAAGGTCTGTTGGTGCGTTGTAGCTAATATTTCCATCCCATAATACTTCAGATCGAATTTCTGTAGTATTTTTTAAATTATACTCCTCTGGTAGTGTCCAAGATAAGACTATATATGGGTTTGTATACGGCACGAAATTAGATATAATTTGATCTATATCTGACATATATCTAGCAAGTATGGAAAAACTTACTTCAATGTTTATAGGTACCGGTGATAGTATTTTTGTACTTGTAGGACCGAAGGGCGACAGCTTGCCTTCTAAGTAAGAGGAATCTATTTTATTAAAAACTCTTGTATTGTCTCTCGATATAGATGTTGTATTTACTGCGATTACAGGTAGTGTTAAGTTTTGTGCTTTATTAACAATATCATACATTACTCTCTGCTTAGGACCAAATACATACCTTACCTCAACGCTCTCCTTTGGCTCTCTATTATTATTGTAGCGCTTTATTACAACATCGTCAAACGCAGCGATAAACTGAGTTATAATATCTTTTATTTCCCAGAAAAACGTCTCGTTATTCATATTGTATATTTAGTTTAGACGAACCTATCTAAGAAATATTTTGGAATTTTATGCTTGTTTTTTAATATAACATCTGTTATTGCACCGTCGAGAACGTATGTAGTGCAAAAATCTCCCTTAGATCTAACGCCGCGACCGCAAGACTGAATGAAGGAAGCTAACATTTTATTAATGTACCAGTTAGAATCGCTCTTCATTAGCCTTTCAATTCTTTTATCTGCTGTAGGTAAATAGGGCGCTTTAACAATAATTTGAAATCTCGCGAGATCGCCTTTTAGATCAACACCATACGACATAGACGGTGAGGCTAATATTGTAGGTGTGTTACTCGCTTGATGTATCTTTAATAAATCTTCATTTGTTGTACCTGCTTCGCGATATAGAATTCTTTTGTTAGAAATGTGTTTTTGAAGTGTTTCGGTAATAAAGTTTGTATGTGTGTGTATAATTCCCTTGTCGTTTTTGTGTATATTACAAATTTCATCTACTTGCTTTGCTATTTTTGGAAGTGTAGATTTAAGATTTGAAAAATTAAGCTTGTATTTAGTAGATATATAAATTGGGGCTTTCTTTGAATCAAAGGTAGATTCTGCCTCTATGTATTTATAGTTAGTAATACCTAGAGTCTTGCAGAAATTCTCTGGGTCGATAATTGTTGCGGACATAAGTATAATTTTTTTTCCGCTTTCAAAAATATATTTTGAAAGTTTATCTACCTTTAGTGGTGTAAAGGTTACACCACTATCGTGTCGCTCAATTATATATTCACTATCACTCCAAGTATTTGTAAGGGTTTTAATTTTATTGTGTATGCCCTGTAATGTAGAAAGTTCATTGCTTCTTATAGTTAATTGCAGACCACTGAGTGTTTTTTTTGTGTTGGTTATGTTAGATTTTAACTCTGCAACACGATCGTCTATCTCAGCACTGATTGTTTGTACCCATCTACCAAAGCTGGTATAATTACTACTACTAGGTAGAATGGGAATTTCCACTCCTAGTTTTTTTAGAGTATTGAAATTAATAGGACAAGTAAACATCTTGACTAGCTGATCCTCTAACTCTGACGCTTCGTCACACACAATGAATTCTTTCTGCTTTATGTGACTGGGCAGAGCGAAAAACATATCATAATTTAGCGCTGCAAATTTTGATGTAATAGTTTTATTTCTTGCGTTATAATATAGGCAGCTGTTTTTTGACCAGCAGCTTTCCTTTAGCCCAGATAGATACATACAAGGAGCTGTGTCAACACCAAAATTATTATCATATGTACACTGGTAGTTCGATTTACCTTTAAGTATAGAGATATCATCAAAAAGAGCTTGATACTGATCTTGTAACGCTTTAGTTATTGTGAGAGCGAAGCACCCAAACGGCTCTTGCTGATTTTCAGTGTTTTCATATTGATATCCTCCATACTGCGTTCGTTTAAATATTTCATAGCTTTCCACCGCATCAATAAAATTTGATTCCGGCAGTGAGGATACTTCACCTAGTGTTTTTGAAATAAACGATTTACCTGAACCCGTTGGTGCACTACATACCACAAACTTATACCCTTCTTCGAACGCTCTCTCAATGCTGTTTATTAAAAGTAGCTGAGTATCATTCGGATTAAATTGTGATGGAAATTTACTAATATAACTTAACCCCATCACTAATGATATCGAAGTTCCTTAACTCGCAACTCTCGATATGACTACTAAATTATCATACATTTTGTATGTGTTATTTGTCTTGAGCGATCGCAGCTTACTAGTTATGTTATTATTACTACCAGTTAAAACACTCAACCGATAGTTTAGCGTGCATGTTGTATCTGTGAGGTGTATTGCGTATGGATAAGGCAGTTCAAGTATTTTGTTTTCTTTTTTCGATGTTTCGATATTAAAACGTATAAAATATTGTTTTGTAGAAAACAGCTTTAAGCGCCCTGCTTTAAGAACTTTACTATCACACTTTATAGAAATGTTCATTTGTAGGAAGCGTTGAAGTGCTTTGGTATATGTTTCAATATTTGTCATGTATCCATATATTCTATTTTCTTATCGGGTGACATTGTATATATTTGTGTATTAAAAAAATTCCAGAATTCATCGGTTGCAGGAATCACTTTTAATACATCAACCGAGTCCACTGACACAATTCTATAGTCCTGCATTATAATGTCCCAAACAACACACGCATTGTTTGTAGCTTCGTTAAATTGTTTACCCCTTTTAGGAGGTCTGTAGTTTAAAACTACCCTTCCATTTGTAGTGTTAAGAAGATTGAAAGATTTAGTACATAACATACGACGTGTACTAGGTCTTCCTGGTTGAGGTCTTCTTCTTACAAATCTTAAATCAATAACATTATCTAATAATAACGTTTCAAGAGTCTGTCTGGTTACTTGCATGTTTATTCTTACTACAAATTCCAAAAATTCGACTCTCGTTTAAAAAGATTCCACGGTCTACTCTCCCGTAGTCCTTAATATCAATATTCGAAACAGATACTCCGTAGTTGTTTGGAAAAATAACGATATCATCTACTTTGGTATATTTTGCTTGCGGACCTACTAATATGACTTTTGCTTTACGCCAAGCTTTAGTTAGTGTGTTAGTAGGTATATATAGACCATTTCTCATTATACCATCGCTATCTGCTAGGTCTACATATTCTACAAGCAATATATCATCAAAGACAAAATTCAATTGATATTCTTCTAGTCCAAAATCCCCACTAGAATGTGATGATAAATCTATTAAGCTTCTCTGTGGTACAAGCTTGTCAATACTTTCAGTTGCCATTATAATATATATTAAATGTTTATAATAAATCCATATACATTTTTACCTCTCTTGATGAGATGTTGTGATTTTTTGCTAACATGATTATATTAGCTTCCAAACTATTCTCATCTTTTGACTCTTTTGTTTTTTTAATATATTGAATTTTTTTATATGACAGCTTTGGTATCAACTCATAATACAGCTTATATAGAGAAGATTTGTTTTCATCTATCGAATGAAACCGATTTAGTGTTTCATTCGATAGAATGCATTGACGCTTATCATAAAAGGACAACCATCTCGAAATCATGTATGGTGTAAATTGCTGTATGTCGGCTTCTTCCAGTGAAGCTTCTTTTATAGGTCTCTTATAAAAAAGATGACTAATAATATCGAAGAAGGTCATACAATTACCTTTGTAGTAGCAAGATGAATATCTTGAACTACATCGTTAAAGAACTCAACAACATTAGACATGAACTCTTGTGCTTGTTCGTCTTGAAGACCTGTACTGTAAGCAAAACCAGGCGCCTTTTTACCAGCTTTAATATTAATACCCGTATGACCTATAGCTACACTTTCTTTTGAGTATGTAATAGATACACTTGCTTTACCCGACTCTTGTTCTTTTTTGTCAGAACCAATAAATTTATCATGTACGATAATATCATCACCCCTCATCTCTAAAGATTTCTCAATATATCGAGACAGAAGATTAGCTATTACGGTGTTAAAGAGTCGTTGAAAAGAAACAGCTCCTAACGGACAGAGGTTAGGAATTTCCCAGCAAAAGTTTATAGCATCATCGCTATAGATGTAATCTTTAGCCATTGAGTCTTCTAAATCAATTAAATTATCACTCACAAACATCGGTGCGCGAAAGGCAACTACATTACCGTAGGGTGATGTTTTTTCTTTGAAGAAACGATATGCAAATCGCTTGTGGATAAAGTCTCCGTTATAAATAGGTTGTTCTATGATCATATAATAAAGTATAGTAAACCAATCTTATTTTTCAATAAGAAAATCTTTTATTCTTTCAAAGAAAATATCAAACATTGCATTATCACTACTACCGTCCCAATTCTCATCCGCCTCTACCCACGAAGTTGTTGTTTGAAAGTGACCGTGTAAAAGATTTGGATGCGGTGTAGATATATTTAGAGATTTAAAATCGTTAGTATTATTTGTTAATAATACACCTTTGAATTCTTTATTATACCTTGTCTGCAGGCAGGTAATAAGCTCGTGGTATTTTTTTATAATTAACTGTATATCTTGCGAGTCGTGCCATCTACTATAGTAAAATAATGTTGTAGGTGTTTCACATTCAAACAGTTGCTTTGTTCTAATTATCTTTCGATCGTAACTATCACGATGCGCTTGTGTAGCTTCGTCATGATGAAATAGCGGCGCGTACATTGGCCAGCTATATATTGTATCCTCTTGTAAAGAGTAAAGTGTGTTTATCCATTTAGGGTATTGAATTCCCTGTTTTGGATAGTAGGTGTAATTTTTAAATTCTAGATAACTTTCATTGAGTATATCGTTAAAATTGTTTTCAATAATTTTTCTTACGATATCAATATTCACAAGAACGTTTTCAAACATATTAACAGGTCCGTCAATAATATTAAGGCGTCTTAGTTGTTTAGCGAGTAGGCACGTTTCTCCTATGATAAGCTTATTCATATAAGTGTTTGTTGTATAAATGTGGTCTTGTTGAACAGTCTCCACCAATATGGTAACAAGCGGTGTCCAATAAGGTTACTGCAGTATAGTTGAATTGTCTTGTATGCTTAGAGCATTGCATTTCGTCTTTAAAATTAGCTATTCCCTGAGGAAACATTTTTTTATAATCTGATTTTCTGCGCAATCCGGGATTCCAGGAGTAGCCATTCCACTCACTATTTTGAAATTCTGGATCCATTATTTGATATTGTACATTATCTACGGTATAGATTTCAGGCAAAGCTTTATGTGGCGTGTCGTATTGGTGTCTTACATGTACTTGATGTACATGAGGGCAATTTTGTAGAATTGTCAGTGATTGAGATATGTAAGGTATACTTTTGTCAAATAACCAATCTTCTTCAATATGAAAAATGTATTCGTTTTTTACACTATTAAAAAGAGTATCTAATGATCGTGATAACCCTCTATTTTCTGTATTACATATTACTGTTACATCAGGATACTTATGTTGAATATATTTACATATATCTATAGATCCTGAATCGTTTATTATTATAAATTCATCTATAGCATATGTATTTGTCGAATAAAAACTGCTTATAGTTTCATCAAGTAGATGTAATCTATTATACGATGTTAGTGTGATAGATATAGGTATTATATTATTTCCGTGCATTCCTGTAATAATTTACGAAATTCATTTAATTGATGTTCACGTGTAAAATTAAAATGTGTGCTACTTCCTATTGCAATATTTGAGCTTGACTGTCGGCAGCCAAACATAGAGTTTTTTTCAAACCTATAATCAAACGATATATTTTTATAGTGTAGCAACTTTAAGTTTTGATCTCTATATGGTTCAACTATATTATCGTTATAGTCGTAAAAATTACCACCATGACAACCTAACAATAGTTCACACCGTTTAATTTTTACCGGGCTAAATATGCACGGTTTAGAATAATTTATTTGTGAGACGCCTGTTTTAATTTCTGAGGTAATAATACCGCTTTTTGGAAAAGATACAGAAACCATATCGTAACCATACGGGAGGTATAGAGGGTATGTTGTTTGTTCGATAAATTCTATAAGGTTAGGATGATATAATAACTCATCTACATCTACTGTAATCACATAATCGCTTTGATCACTCTTCCAGCATGTACTTTTTATATTTACAAGTTCTATATCGTCGAAACTGTTATCTGTATTAAAGGTAATGACCTCTGTTTCACACTTTGTATAATTCTTAACTATATTCACCGTGTTATCTGTTGAACAATTATCATACACAACAATTTTTTTCACGAATTGTGAATAATGATCTAGAAAAAATGGCATAATTTTTTCTTCATTATATGCCACTGCGTATACGGTAATTTGCATATTAATTATGAATATATAATACTTTGTTAATTTTAATAGCGTCTTTTTTTAATTGTTTGAGTAGAGGTATTAGCGAGTTAACAAGATCCCAATCTGCAGCAAAATTACGTGACTTTAAACCGACCTGTTTTATTAATTCTGTTTCAGCTGCAAAGCATCCAAAGTCTATCCAACTCGATTCGAGTCTTGATTCAATATGCCCGTTATAGTCACCTTCGCCTCGATCATGGTGTGTTATAAAGTCGCAAAAAATAAACCCTACTCTCGAAGAGCCGTTTGCAATAGACTCAAAATATTCGATAAATTTAGGTACATAGTAGTTATCATACCCTGTCATAATGGTATATTTGCAATTGGATGTGTATATACCAAACTCCCTCGGTGTATGTCCCCAGTCGTTATATCTCTCATCAAGCTCATAATATGAAATATTATTACACCCGCCATACTTATTAATTTGATTAGATATATCAGGACACGGTCCATCTGATACTATTGTAAGATGAAAATTATCACTCGTCTGCGAGAGGAAAGAATTAATCATAACCTCAAGAGGCGGCCCTCCACCAAACACAGGTATAACTATATTAAATAGTTTATTGTTGTTTGGAGCACAATTATTTTTTAAGACACCAGTCATAATTATAAAAATATTACCCCTATACCGCAAGCATATCCATTATTGGGTGATGCTCTGTAACTAAATTCTTTTACCTGTTTATGATTGTTTTTAATCTCTTGCCATAGTTGAGCTACACCTGTATCGGTATTAGCGATGTCATGCAGAATGATAATACCATTAGTGTTTATTATCTTCATAGCATTGTCATAATCCTCTTTAACACCATCATAACTATGATCTGCATCAATAAAGATGCAGTCATATTGATTTTTATTTTCATTAAAAAAGTCGTGAGTAGAAGCATTAAAGAATTTAATATCCTTTTCGTTAAACATTGCACTTAGTTTGTCAACTTTCGCCTGTATTTTTGTTTCAGTTTGTTTTATGTGTGTATTTCTATATGCGATATTATCAACACAATGAAGAGTTCTGGCTGTTTTTTGTAAGAATATTGAGTTAACGAAGAAGCTTCCGCCATTACCTACACCCAGTTCTAGGTACGATGTAACATTACTCGTTCTTAGTATATCGAGTAGTTCAGAGTATTCTTCTGGTATCTGCTGTAATTGTAAATTACCGGGTGTATTACATAAAAAATAATCGGGTTGCTGACTACCGGCTTTATTACGTATCCAATCTTTTAAATCATCTTTACTTAAGTTAAGTAAATCATCACGATAGTGTGCCTGTATTAATTTGCGTATTTCCTCAATATGCTGTGGTGTATGTTTTCCGTGAAAAGCAAATGTATCACCTACTTGCAACTGTATATCATCACATGGCTGCTCTACAGAAAATGTTGCTGCTATCTCTAATGGTGCAAACTTATACCCCTTTTCAATAAGATGTGGGTATAAGTTAGAGCATATTAGTGTATCTTCATGACCTCTTAAATTAGGTATAGTTTTTATATACTCCATTATTCGCTTACTACGTATCGATACACCACCGTTACCGACTCTGTTGTTGTTATATAAAAAATGTGCATCTCGGCGCCATGGAGCTCCTATGAAATCATATTTAAGATAATCATCCTTCCATAAATCAGGCCGTACTACAAAACCGTCATAGTGTATAGAGAAACAGAAATCTGTAGTTATGTACTCTACGAGCTTGTATAACATGAACTCACTATATTCATCTAGACTACCTATTCTATCAATTTGTATAAATTTAAATTTACTGTTAAAGTTTTTCGGCTTAACATCTGAAAATAATATAATTTCGTAGAAGGTAAGTTGCTCGCTTGTCTTTTCCAGAGCTTTGATGGCGAGCTCTGGTTGTATACAATCTACTGCAAATAATGTACAATTGTTTATATGATTCATGAAGTGTACTAATTATATAGTATATGTTGATCGATTTCAACATATTTTATCGCAGGATTTATCATTAGAACGGAATTAGATACATTAGAAATAGTTTTTATTAAAAAATCCGACCGTGACATTAAGTACGTCTCAATAACTACATCTTCTCCCATTTTGTATGGGTTAGATAGCCCAATAGACTGATGAACACCAATGTTATTTTTTTCCTTAGACCGTATACTATCGTATGTTATTAGTTTTTGTTTATATCTTTCAGAAAAGATATCTACAGTGTACTCTTCATCAGTGCACAATAAAAGTTTATCATAATTTTCTATATGTTTATCAATATGACTAAAATACACATCGATTGGTAACAGAGGCGCATCGTTTATATGATCTGTACCACGCTTGTGAACAGCTAATACACGATCACCTGGCATAATGTTAGCTGCAATAAACGTATCAATTTTAACTTGTACATGATTTTTAAGTTTAATGTATTTGCTAATAATTTCACCGCATTTTTTTATTATTTCAGGTGTTAGTCTTGATGGTATATTTAGATTACCCTCAAACCAAACATTTTTTATTTTTTCGGCTCCCTCTACTTCTTCTTTTGTAAAATTAAACGGTTGCTCGAAGTAATAATCCCATACATTTCTTCCATGCCGTAAATCTTGATACCTCATGTGTTCGTCGAGTTTTATATAAAGTTTATTGTTTGTGTTAGATAGAACATGTAGATTAGAAACTACCTGTGTAAAATAGCTCATTAGACCTGCATATCTGGTACCGGGTGTTGTTATATATATTCGTTTGACTAGTTCCATTTGTTATTAAAGATAATTTCTTGACCTGTTGTCTTTTCTGTTAATTTATCTCCTAGTAGATCTTTACTCTGTTCAACGAGATGAAGTACAGTAGTATCACCAACAAGAGCGTGTTTTAAATTATGTTGTTTTAGTAGGTTGGCATAATCGTCATCTGCATACCAGAAAGAAAAGCGCTCGTCAAATTGACCGCCTATAGCGGCAATAGTTTTTTTTGTAGTACAAAAACACCACCCTGTAACGTACTGTCTTGTGATATAACCTTCATATATACCCCTCTCTTTAAAGTATCTCGGCGAATAATGCTTCTCCCACGGACTGACTGAGTCGTATTTTTGTAGATACTTTACCAGAGTGCTTAATGTATCATCTTGATATACGACATCATTGTTTGAAAAACAAATATAATCACTTTCTACAAAGTTAAGACCGTAATTTTGAAATTTATTGTAATTAAATGACTCGTCATCAGGCACATAAAATACATCCACAGGAAGCTTAAGATCTTCTTTCTTGTTTTTAAGTTTTTTATTAGATTCAATTAGTATTATACGTGGAATTATATTTTTACTCTCCTTGAGACTTGTAATACATGCCTTTAGTGTGGAATATAATTGTACGTTCGCAGTATTGGATAATATTATTATATCAATATTCATGTAAATAAAAAGTTATAGTTATTGAAAATGTAACTCTCCGGTTCCTTATATTTTAGTGCAATATTATAGTTTTCGTGTATTGCGCTTTTTTTCTCATCGTACAGTTCAGGTGTAATTTGTTTGAGTATTGATCTGAGCTCACTTGCTGTTTCAAAAAAAATAATACCATCACTATTAAAGAAGCTGCATATATCTCGCGTTCCCCAATAAAGTGGGATGGTTTTTGTTACAAAGCAATCAAGTATTTTTTCTGTCCAGTAGCTATTTTGTATAGAGTTCTCAATAGCTATAGAATAATAATAATTATCTAGAGCTTCATTTTTTGTTTGTATAAATTTGTATTGTGGGTGCTTACCATAAACATCAATATTTTGTGTTGTGTTAATAATATGATGTCTAAGTTTATGACCCACTGTTTCATTTTTAAACGATGCAATTATGGATACGTGTTTCGTTTTTTTGTAACTTTTTCTATCTTCCACCCAATATGTCCCATACGGCGCATATAGACCATTATTAATTTTAGATAACAACTTACGATCAAAAGTCAATACATAATTAAATAGCTTATAGTTAGTTTCAATATATTCGTAAGTAAGAGGCGATATAGCTCTTGGTTCGAGTAACCACGCTACTTTTTTTTGTATTGTATTATTTTCTGCAGCTTTTTGCAGGCAGCCATCTGTATAAAATGCATACTCGCTTACAACATTTGAACCTGTATACCACTTAAATTCTTTAGGGCTGACAGTGAGATCTCGTCCCTCGAAATTTTTATCAAAGAGATTTATTTCCATGAATTAATATAATTTGTGAGTTCACTTTCACTGAAGGACAGTATTTTTAAATACTCTGCTTCATTGCTCTTATAAAAAGAATGATTTTTGACTTCATTTTTTTCAACGTCAATATGTGGGAGATGAAAGAGATACGGTTTATCTGTATTGGTATAAAAAACTGGAATTCCTAATTTATGCATACGTACAATAATCTCATTATCTTCATAGCCCCATCCCGTGAAGTTTGGGTTAAAGCCACCAACACTAGTGAAGGTATTATTACGTCCTATAACCACACCGCCGACGGCCTTCGTATTGCCTATATGGTAGTTATCGTTAGTAAATTCATTATATATGTTTGACCTATCTACGAGTGTATCGAAATGTTCGTATAAGTTTATTAGTTGGGCATTTTTTATCTGCTCTTTTGCGAGATAACTCAAATATATTGATATTCCATTATAACCTATACTTACACAGTCACTCTTTAATACTGTTTCAAGAGCCTTATATAGATTCTGCTTGCTTATGATGCAATCTATATCGAGAAAGCAAACAATCTCCGTTGTTGCGTGCGTTAGGCCTATATTATACGATTTACATTTATTATAGTTTTGATTATTATTAGTGTGTATATATTGTATATTGTTATGATCTGCAAGGTATTCAAATTCTTTTTTCGTATCATCTTCTACGACTATGAATTTAGAGTTAGGGGCTATTGTTTTATAGTACGGTATAACAATATTAGCGTTTTTCTTTCGCTCCTCTGTATCCTTCCGTATGTGTATAATAAATGTTAAGTTATCTGTATTCATATATACATATTTTTAATATTATAACCTTCATACTTGCTAGCAATGCTTTCAAAAATTGTATATTTGCTATTGAATAATTCTACATATTGATAATTGTCGTGAGTACCGCCGAAATCTATACCCGTATCGCCATTAGCATTGCTGTATTTGTTTTTATACCAGCTCATACCTTCAAGATGATAATAGTAGTTGGTACTTAGATCTATATCGCCAATTTTTAACTTATTGCTTTTAATGTCTTCAAGAAAGGTGGATCCTATGTCATAGATCTTGCTTGTCTTAAAGCTCTCTCGCATACGACCTTCATCAAAGAAGATAATATTTTTTTCTTTAATATGATCTACGTTGATAAAACAATGCCATGGATTAACACGATTGTGTATCAATTTACCGCCTCTATCTCCCTCTACTTTGCCCATTAGAGTGAGGTCCATTTCCTTAAATTTTTGAAAAATACTTGTATGATTTTTTAAAAAAATTATATCCGTATCTACTAGAAGGGCATATTTTGTAGTACATTTTTCTATTAACTTGTTTACACCGCAACCGTGTGTACCACCAGGGTCGGTAAAATAAGGTATATTGTGTTCGTTTAATAATTTAGAAGTCTCTTCATTAGTAGAATTATCACATATAATAGCTTTCTGTACATTGCTGTGTGTTGACACCCACGATCTAAGCATAGTTAGCGTTATGGTTGGTGTGTTGAATGAGCAGGAGATTAATGTTAGATCGTCCATTTTGATTTTATATACTTTAGTGCCTCGATGACTTCTACCTTAGTAGATAAAGGACACATATTCGGGTAGAAGCCATGCTTTGTTTTATAAGTCTCGCGGCCTCTATGAATATTAGCGAACCACTCTTCCTTGTTTTCAGCTGTTACACTTTTATTAATTGAGTCTTCTTGTACAGTTAGAAATTTATAACTATCTGTTATATCTGCAAACCACCAAAATGGTGGATGTGCGCGATGGTTAATAATACGTAGTGTATGATCTACATGCTCCCATGCATTATAAAACGCCTCATCATGTAAACCTACTTCATTTAAGATAGTTGATGTGAAAAAACTTAGTACACCTGCGCAGTGTTCATATAGATCTATAGATACACTATCATTATATTCTACAGTTATTTTCGGCGCTGGTTGCGAAAAAGTATCGAGTTCGTTTCTGTTGTATAAATCAAAATGTGTATTTTGCTTGCGATTAAAAGGCGTACCTGGCCCGTAATTAAAATGTTGTATACCTGTTACTTTTGATGCTTCAATATATCTATGAAATATATCTGTATCAATTATTTGTAGATCATCCTCTAGTATAAAAATATAATCACTCTTACCCTCAAGGAGATATTGCATAGCCTTGTTCTTAGATTTTCCTACACCAATATTTTTACCATTGTTAATAACATGTACACCGGTGATGTGTAAGTCTGTCTCAGAATCATTTATAACTACTAAATCACTTATATAATTGCAGGAAGTAAGGCTATTTATTAAAGAATTAATAAAATTTAACCTATTACGTGTAACAATACCTATTCCTACCCTCTCTAACATACCATAAATTTATTTACAATACTATAAAAAAAATCAACTATATCAGTCCGAATTTTTTGTATAACTCCTTTTCATGCTCCTCTTGTTCGAGAGCAGCTTTTTGTTGTTTAACGAGAGCTTCAAGCTCGTCGAGTTTTTCTGGATTAAATAAAGAATGCTCATCACCATACAGTTCGCCATCTTCATTAATGTACTCGGATATTATATCTATACGTCTTTGTGGATTACCGGGTAGTTTTATTACACCTGGCGAATCATCTTTAGGGAAGAAGACATCAGCATCGTAATTTTGCTCGTATTGTGCAAAGAGAGCTTTAAATATATTATCTATTTCCTTTATATACTCTACATTAGTGTCTCTTAAAGTATCTTCTTGTATCTTTATTGAACTATCATATTCAAGTAAGAATATGATATCTAAATGTCTCATTGATTCTTTGGTTAAAGTGATACATTTATCAACATATTTCTTATCGAATCCATCGATACCTTTTTCATGCGCCCATAATGTATATACTAGATTGTCAAGTGGGCATCTATCAAAAACTACTTTAGATTTTTTATCATATGATTGAAGTTGATCAATCATAAAATTAAGTATATCCCACTGTGTACTAGTTGTAGTTGAAGAAGAGTGTGGTAAACTTTTTTCTATAATAATATCTCGGTAGGTCTTTTCAGGTGTGGTGTATTTTGACCATACCGTTAAAAAGTTTTTTATAAGTGTCGTCTTACCGGTGTTTGCTGTACCTGAAAAAGCTATGCGCATAATATTATATATTATGGGTTAGCAATTTTTCAAGAAAGAAGACCACTCATCTTTGTATATATCAAAAGTAAGTCCGTTATTTGGCTTATACGGTCTATATCTTAATTTAAGACCTACTTCGCTTAAATATTTGTTACTTTTCTTTGAATTTAAAAGTCTGTCACATGTGACTAAATTTTCCCAGGTATCTTTACCCCCCTTACTTTTCGGTACAACATGATCAACACTAAGTTGCTCTTTGGTTAATTTTTTACCTGTATACACGCATGTGTAATTATCTCTCTTATATATATTATGCTTAGTAGGAAATTGTACACGATTAAAAATAACTCTATCGAAGTTAGTGCAGATTACTACCTGAGGGATTCTTACAGGTCCTCTAGCAGTATGTAAGTAATCATCATAAGGTCTTATTGGTAAAGATAGCCAATCCTTAACCCTAGGAACTGTAGTAAAGTATTCTACATTCTCTAAGTTTACACTAGCATCATCTCCCTCTTCGTAAGTTATATCTAAAGGTATTACTGCACCGGAAAATATATTTCCGAATGTCTTCTGCACTCCCTCAACAGCAACAGGAAAATAATACTTATTAAGTACTAAGGTCTTGTATGTTTTCATCAGACTTTAAGTGCCATATTCCAGAGAAGAAGATGAAGTCTCGGACTGAAGTTAACATGCATTGCTTTAGCGTATTCTGCAACAGCTGGAGCTTTCTCAATATGCTCTTCGCGTGACCCGCAACATGGCATAAACCATACACGACTAAGCGGTACGTTAATATTTTCCTTATCGTTTACATATTTACGCCAGATTTCTTCAATGTCTTCTGATCTGCTAATTACAAATTTGAATCCAGAGTTATGATCTTTATGCCATTTCAGTACTTCTGGCTTATAGGTCTTTTCCTCTGGATCGCCGTTAGTGGTAAGTTTAGGTGAGGTAGTAAAAGTAGCATTAAATTCTGTAACCCATCGCTCATCGGGCATTAATGTAGCATTGGTTTCGAAGTCAATACGAGGTATAAAATTATATCGATCTCTAAACGCCTCAACAAATTTAAGCAATTGTTTCTGCTGAATCATAGGCTCACCACCAGTTAGCTTCCAAATAGCACCCTCACGCAAGTGAGTGACGTGATTACCGGTCGCCATGAGTTCGAAGATTTCATTAAATGACTTCTTATTCTTTACTGACCAAGAAATAAACGAATCACAACCATTAGGAGAATCTTTTGACGCAAACCCGGAGCAACTCAAATTACACATGGACATCCTCATAAAAACAGATGGTTGACCAATATATTCTCCTTCACCTTCTAGTGTGTAAAAGATAAGATCATCACTCAAAAAGATAGTCTCTGTATCACAATCTACGCTCATATATAATATATTATGATATAGTTCCCGACAGAATCAAGTGTTTTTGAATAAATACTAATGCATGACTCACAAGTCCCCTACGCGTAAGCGTAAAAATGCAGGTTTGGATGAATTAGTAGATATCGAAGATTCTATCCAAAAAAACTGGCTTTTTAATTTTAAAATTAAAAAGCCCTTCTACTTCAACACCAACCACAAAGCGTTTTATGAGTGTATAAAGCGTGAAGAGACTAATATGGTCTTTGTTGATGGTCCAGCGGGTAGTGCAAAGTCATATATTGCCGTACTTGCCGGGTTAGAGCTTATAAAAGATCAAAAGACACGAGGTATTACCTACATTAGATCTGTTATTGAGTCTGCGTCAAGATCTATTGGTGCACTTCCAGGTGAGGTAGATGATAAATTCTTACCTTACGCAATGCCTTTAATTGAAAAGGTTAGAGAGGTTACCGATGATAGTACATGCGGGTTACTACAGTCTAGTAACATTATACATGCAGTGCCTGTTAACTTTGTTAGAGGACTTACATTCAACGATAGTGTTGTAATAGTTGACGAAGCGCAAAATCTAACCAAGGGTGAGCTTGTAACAATATTAACGCGTTTTGGTAAGAATACAAAATATATTGTTTGTGGAGATTTAAAACAATCTGATATTGGTAAAGCTTCAGGATATGAGGAAATATTTAAACGTTTTAATAATGAAAAATGCGTAGATAATGAAATCTACGCATTTAAATTTGGTGAAGCAGAAATCGTAAGAAGTAAAATTCTACGATTTATTGTTGATGTTTTAGAAGCTAAACATTAACCCCAGCTAGTACCAGAAAACCAGTTACCTTTACCGGATGTAACGTTTGAGCCTACGTGTGCAGCGTTAGCGGATACATGCCCAATATCTATCGATGGACTTACATTATTTGTAGTAATGTTAACCTCTTCATGTACTTTGCTATTAAGTGGTTGTGTGCTTGGTTTTGTTAAGCAGCATTTTTTTTCTGTGTAAGTAGCGGAATTTTCTTCGTGTTCAAACACTTCAACCTTTTCCACCCAGCATCTATCGTTGGTGTGATTTTTAATAAAATTATTTGCAACACTAAAAACCGTTTCGGCAACTCGCTCAATACCTACACCCTTTTCTAAGACTCTTAATTGAATAATTCCTCGCTTATCGAGATCTTCAAAAACAGGTAATTCAGGATCATCTGCTGCAACAGTTGTAGTATGATCAAAAATATGCTTAAGTTTATCTTTAAGATCTTTTAGTCCTCCAAAATCTACACACCAGTTTTTATCATCAAGAGATGAAGCTCCAAACCAGAGCTTAGCTTTAAGTTGATAACCGTGAAGGAATTTACAATGTGAATGCGAAGCCCTCCATTGGCGAAACGCACATGATCCTAATTCAATAATTTTTGTTGATTCATACTTACTCATAATTTATATAGTATAGGCACCATATAAATATTTTTCAACTGCGAGAAAGTAATAAAGTTTCTTCTAATAGTTGTTTCTGTGTTTTGCCTGTTATAGGTACGTTAGATTCTACATACAGTGGAACTAGGACGCTTTTTAGTTTATCTATTTGATTATCAGGTATTACCGTGTTTATATCAACTATATTTACACCCGTTGCTTTGCTTATTAAATCCTGTAAGTTTTTAGCATTAGGTAGTACATTTCTTGCAGACCTGTCATTTAATCGAATCTCTCTTGTTAAAAAAGCGATAATATTTTTAACGGGATAGCCATTTGCTTTATTATCTCTATACCTACGTACAAGCTCATTAAATACAGGCAATCGTCCCGTTTTACTTGCACTTGAATGATATACATACCCCGTCTTTGTATCATATATCTCACCTATCTGTAGCCCCTTGGCTGTTCTAAAAACTTCTGCTGTTAGGGTCGCAAGCGGCGTTGTTTCTTCGGTTTTAGAAGGTGTATCTTCAGCGTCGCCCTGCTTTTTAACTTTACGTATTTTACGTTTAACTATTTCACGTCCAATGGGTATAAATGGCTTTACTAACGATCCCGCTGCTTCTCCGTATTGTTTGTATCTACGGTCTCCACCACGCTCATATACATATGCTGTAAAGGTTATAAGTGTTACGTTTTTAGGACCGACTAACTCTCTAAACCAGGATTTTTTAGGGTTAGCGGGTTTTTGTTTTTGGTCAATAATTTTAACTAGTTCTATATCAGTATTATACCCAAGATATTGCTCTAAAACACTAGCAGGTTGTTGACTTTTATACGCGCTATAGGTTTTGATAAACGGACTTGCGACTGCTGCTAAAGGTTCTGTTATTTCGGGAGCAAAGGCTGTAATAGCTGCTTTTGCTGCAGCAGCACCACCTCTAATTCGATCTAAAAACCCAGTCTCTAATAAAAGATCCTTTTGTGTTATGTGACCCATGTACATATTTATAGTAGAAAATGAAATATTTAGTATTATATTTAGCTTATGGATGATTTTGAAGAACAAGACCTACAAGGTGAAGCGGTAAAGCTACCTAACGCTAATGGCAATGCACCTAGAACAGATAAAGAAAAACAAAATATAATTAAACGCGCTGCAAAAGCTTATGAAAAGTATCTAGACGCATTAGGCTTTGATTGGAGAAACGATCCAAACTCCTCTAATACACCGATGCGAGTAGCGAAAGCTTTTGTTAATGATATCGCATCGGGGTGCTATAATAACCCACCGACGGTGACAGCGTTTCCTACTGATGGTTATGACGGGGTTATAGCACAATGTAATATACCTGTCAAATCCCTCTGCTCACACCATCACCTTGCTTTTACAGGTGTAGCTCATGTAGCATATATTCCTTCTCTCGATGGTAAGGTTATCGGACTTAGTAAGCTTAATCGTATAGTTGAATTCTATGCACGTAGACCTCAAATTCAGGAAGGTCTTACCAAACAAATTGCAGAAGCTATTGATCAGGTATGTGAAAAAAATCGCGGAGTAGCCGTAGTTGTTAAAGCTCAACATACATGTGCATGTCACCGCGGTGTAAAGCATGAAGGCTGTTATATGATTACATCAAAGCTAACAGGTGATTTTATGGAAGATGAAAAGACACGGACGGAGTTCTATAAGTTTATTGATATGGCCTCTAAATAGGAACTTAGTCATACTTCTGTATGAATATTTTTATTACTAATGAAGATCCCGTGTTAGCCGCACGGGATCTTTGTGATAAGCATGTACGGTCTAAAATGCAAATTGAAGGAGCTATTATGTTAGCTCATGCGTTTCCTCAAGAGGTTTTAGATCACCCCTCTACTCCAAAAACCAAAACTGGTAAGTCTCGTAAATCTGGTAAAGGGTATTCAAAGCATCAATGTTCTATATGGGCGCGAGAGTCAAAAGAAAATTTTATGTGGTTAGTAAATCACACTCTTGAGCAGTTTGAAGAAAGAATGTATAGGTGGCCTAATTCGACTGAGCATTTCACAAAAGAATTTATCGGATGGTGTAGTAAAAATTTACATAATACTTTTATTGAAAAAACTTCATTAACTCCTTTTGCTGTAGCTATAAAAAGTGATTGCATTTGTCGTAAAATTATTACTAATTTTGACAGCTTACCGGTAGTAGAGCAATATAGAGCTTATATAATACACGATAAAAGTTTTGCTGCCTGGACAAAAAGAGAAATACCTAGTTGGTATAGTTAATCTCGATCTGATCATCAGCAATATGATTTGAAGATACATCAATTAGCGCGTCAAGCTGCTTAATAAAATCTTTACCTATAAGTACTTTATACTCATTCTGCGATCTATTACCAATACTAAAAGGTATATTATCGAACTCTGTTCCAGCAAATTTCATTCTAAATGAAACAACAGGTCTTTCCTCTACGTGACCTGCACCTACATTAATGTTAATAGTATCATGAACGTCTTTAATGATTCGCTTACCGCCGACCGTTGTAAAGGTAACCTTATTGCCTTGCTTTGCAATATCATCGCCGTGTAACACGTTGTAAGCTCCATTACCAGAGTCAATTTTTGCCTCGAGAGATCCGACTCCAGCGAGCTCTATTTTTTCAATAAGGCCTATAACTGTCGCTTCAAAGAATTTCTTAAAACTTTTCATTAATGACAATCTGGGCAACCTCCGCAAGTACAGCCTTGTTTTGCATAAGAACAACCTACATCTTCATGACCCGCATTATACATATCCTCCTCCTCATGATGGCAACAATCTGTACCTTCACCTTCGTGTTGTTTGAACTCCATCCAGTGATAAACAGAAGAAATATAATCGGACGCCTTTGTAATTTTTGAAGATACCCACCCCTCTAATCCAGACATCTGCTGTACCATTTCCTTTAATTTAGGAGCATATTCAGCGAGCTTATGAAGTTCAGCTGATGCCATTTCTATTTCACTGGGGTCGTTTTCACCTGCATGCTCTGCATGTTCTTCTTCATGTGATTCATGACCTTCGTGATCGATCTCTGCACCAGGTAAATCCATCGTTATCATTACTGGTTTACCGCCTAACATACTAGTAGGTGATAGTGGCGTACCACCTACATTACCATATGCTTCTGCTAGCATCTTTAAATCTTCTCTCTTTGACATGTTAATATTTATGTTATACCTAGTATCTTCTTAATTCTTTCTTTATCAGTTTGATTAATAATTTCCGGTACAAAGAAATCTATTGAAGTGGGGTCTTTAGATATTATTTTTTCTCTTGTTGTAGTTCCACGTACACCCTCTCCACTTAGAGGTATATCCACTATATATACATTGGGGTATTTTTCAGGGTTTTTACGGAAAGAATTATATCTTGCACTATCTTCCGGGCCAGCACCAACAATAATATTTAAGTTAGGATTATCTAGAGCATAATCATAAGTAGAATTTAACGGTGTAACCGGACTCTTATACACTTCTACAGGTCTTGATAGATAAGGTACATATATACTCCATATCAAATATGACGTTTCCTGATCTATACCATCACGAGGGCTTTTACCTATAAATACAACACCCTTATCTGCTTTTTTTAATAATTCGTTTAGTGCTTCAAAATGTCCCTTGGTGGGTGGTTTGAAGCCTCCAGGGAAGACAGCCACTGTTTCTTTTTTCTGCTCAAAGAATATTTTAAAACTTTTCATATACGACCTTTATTTTTATGGAAAGTTGGGGATATAACCTTAAAGATAAATGTATCTGTTGGTTGTGAAATCTTTATAACTAAGCCTTCATAATCACCTAGCTTCCCTGCTAGTTTTCCTAACTTACGAAGTATTTTTGTGTGCATCCTGCGCTGATACGGTAATAGTACCCTTATTAAATGAGACCTCATGTCTTTTTTAGCTGCTTGATCGTCACGCTTTCTCGAGGCGTTGTAAAGAACTTCTTCGTAATTTGGGTTTTGAGCCACGAAGGTTTTAATCTCCTGAGCTGCATTTTCTGTTTCGTATTTTAAATTTATTGGATCAAACACATCAATGCCGAGAGGTATAAATTTAACATTACTATCCGATAGATCGGTTAAACTTCTCGTTATACCTTCCACCAATTCTGAAGAAAGCTCCTGGCCATTATAATCTGTTACAGAAATAATAGGAAAAGTCGACCATACACCTAGCTTGTCTCTCTCATAATTTGTTGCAACAAAGTATACAATACCCGGAAGCTCTTCACGTGTTAGTGCAAACGGTGAGTAAAGCCATTCTGCCTGTACTCTAATACCATCAATTTTTAAGTCCTTTTTATATCTCAACAGTGTTTTATATACAAGTTTTTTAATCTTAGAGAAGTTTTCTTCGAAAGCCTTTCTGGTGGGTTCATGCATTATTTTATCCTTAAAAACACCATCAACAACAGGCCCTGAATAGCTACCCTGTAAAAAGAATTTATTTTGCGGAGTAATGCCGAACTTAACTGACATCCCATCAGCTTTTTCTGATATACTTGAATTACCTGGTTGTATTACGCCATTTGTTTGCTCTAATGCATCAATAAGTTTGGTGAAGTTTTCAAAATCCATTGAATACTGATTCGGTTTATATTCTGAATATAAGTGTTGCACTCCTATTCTTTTACCTGTCGAATCAGCGCTTTCTTTCACAATCTCATTACCACTAAAAATATCTATACCGTCCTTGCTAATAGTCTGTCTTGCTTCATTAAGGAGTGACATTATTATGTTAATATCCTTATATTTTTTGAGTAGAAATGCTATTATAGATTTTATATTGATGAGGTTTCTAGCACGTGCGCTAGAATCACCCAGCAAAATTTGTGACACTCTATCTGGATTTGTATTTTCAATAGTACTACCTGTTTGACGATCTGTAATACCTTTTAAGCCACTCCACCTTAAATTTAAATTTTTAGCCAAGTTAGCCATAACTACACTTCTATACGCTCCCTTAAGCGGGAAGGGTTCGTCGTTAGCTAGTGCAAATTTTGCAAAATTAATATCGGGTACAAACATGAAATCTGTTTGTACATATTCACCGTCTTTGTTGTATATGGGTGTTTTGAAATGAACACTTATACCTGATTTTGCAATATAATCTTTTGGATTTAAGTTACGTTCCATACACCAATTGGCAAGAATATCGTATAACCGTACCTTAGACATTTTAAGCTCGTTAATAGCTATATCTAAATCTCCTGATGTCTCTCTTTTGCCTGTACTACCTAATAGGTTATTGTTTAAATTTACCCCTACTATTTTGGATAGAAAATCTACAGTTGGCTTTATGTCTACTAAGCTTATACGCTGCGTAGGATGTTGTTTAAAAACATTACCACCTTCTTGGAGAATGTTAAAGTATTTGTAAAAGTTAATCATACTGAGATAGAATGTTTTTTATTTCCGGGGTACTAGTATTAATTTTTGTTATATTAGCCTTACTCTGTGTAATATCTGCTTTACTACCACCTCTCACTAAATTTTTCCGTATAAATTTTTTGTAGCTCTCTTAGACATTACTTAAATTATCTTCTACTTCTTTGTCTTCAAGTGATTGTGCTAAAATGCTCTGAATAGCTTCTACTATTTTTTCTGGATCAATATCTGCATATTCATTTACAATAGGTTTAATTATCATTAACTCTTCATCAGTAGGTGAGTGTTTAAGAGCTTTCATAATTAACTCTTTATAGAGCGAATTAAAAACCTCTGATAGGTCGAGGTCATTTTCTGAATTACTACCCGGTGGTGTCTCGAGCTTAGTATCTGCACTAGGTGCTATTTTACTTGTATCAGATTGTGGTTCTGTTGCATCAGCAGACTGTTCAATAAATATCATATATTTATTGAGTAAATTGAGAGTTTTCGACTCTACTCTCAGACTTCTATCTAATGATATAATTTGCTTTATATTTTTAATTACTTTTGAAACAGGTACATTTACCATGTTTTTAATTGTATCTATTTTATTATAGATATATTTTTCTCTCTGTGAGCCAAACATCTTTGGGTTGAAGATAAAAGCATTTGTAAGAATTTTTATTACATATTTCTCGTTGCTAGTTAGTTGTTTAGGCACTCCGGTAGGTGCTTCTTGTGCTGTATTAGGTATGGGTGTAATACCTGCAGGATTCATTCCAGCTACAGTGCTACCAGGCTGTTCTGGCGTCTGTTCTTCAAGAACACCGTATTTAACTAGATAATTATTAAAAAGTTGTATTGTTTTATTTTTCATATAACGTTTACACTATTTGAGGTTAGGCCCTTCTTTGATGCTTTAATAGCTTCGCGTATATTATTTGTAACACGCTTATATACACCAATACCCTCTTTTGCGACATTTTCACGCTCACCCACTGCTGTTTTAGCTTGCTGGTATGCAGATCCTAACTTACCTGCTGCCCACCCAAGAGGTCCATTTTTTGCTTTTGCTGCGAGTTCTTCAACTCCATGGTCTAAGCTATACGTAATACTCTCATTATCTTCTTCAGGTGTATTACTATTGTTTGACTCACTAACACTTGTAACATGCAATGTAATAGTACTTCCTTTTACTTGTATTAGAAGTTCTTCTGGTTTATTCGTAGATATTACATTTATTTCAGGTATTTTATTTAAAAGATCTGCTAACAAATCTACCATTTCTCCCTTTGCAGTACTATCTGCAGAAGGCATAGTACCCTCTACAATATCTAAAAACTTACTCATGTTTATATTTATCGTAAAAGCATAATTTTATTACCTGGCTGCTTTAGATAAGTATCAACAACATAGAGCAGTTGCCATTTTTTTAAAAAACGCTTAAATTTCTGAAAAGCCTTTACACTATCCTTTTTTAGCATAATGCATCTTTCTAATTCCTCTACACACATACAATCTCTATTATCTAATTTAGATACGAATTGCTGTAGATATAAATCACTAAAAATTACCTGACATGGTAATTTTTCTAAGAATTCAACAATAAAACGAGTGTTGTTATCATTTTTATTTTTTTTAAAAAAAATAATTATTTCTTTATTTTTGGATTCTTTTTTTAAAAAATCGCATAATGCTAATAAAACACTATGATAAAGAAGTTTAATACTATCGTTCGATTTGAGATCTGTTATTGAATATGAATCTAAAAGAGGATATAATTTTAGATATGCGTCATTTAAAATATAATCGAAATTAATTAAGAGTAAATTATGTTTTTTTAACTCTTGATATTCCAGGTCTTGATACTCGTAAGTTAATAATTCCATTATAATAATCCTCGCGTAATAAAACCTCTTTGTCAAATTGAAGTTTAGCTTCTGCATATGCAAGTGCAAATTTTGACTCACAAAATTGTAATATTTCAAACTTGAAATTATTTTTACCGTGTATTTTAATATCTTCGTTTAATTCTCTTGAGGATGATGTGTATACTCTCCAGTCAGTTTCAACAGCTTGATGCCTTTTTTTTGTCTTACCTTTTAAAGGTTGCTTTTTTTTAATAGTTATGCACTGTTTTTTACCTATATATTTTTTATTTGTTATTATACATGTAATGCAATATATAAAGCCGAAGGGCGTAGTAGCTGTATTATAAACTACATTTTCCGCTAAATGCCAGTGACCAGTATCAATCATTTTTTTATTTTCTTGCGGCGCTTATTTTTATACTTACCTTTTCTTGTAAATACAGCGCCGCCTTTTGGTATTTGTAACTTGCCCGGAGCATAAAAATCACCACTAAAAGGTGTATCTGGTGTAAATCCTCCTACACTACCTCCAAGTGCAGAACCTGCTGTGAGGTTTTCATAAAAAAACTGCTTAAAAGTTCCAGTTGATTTCATTATATAAAGTATTTATAATAATTCTGTGGAATTGCTAAATAAATATAAACAGGAAATCGAACAAGATCTCATAATAAACGATTTCAATATTAAAGAAGTTCAACTTAAACTCGCAAGTCGTAAACATTTTTGGGCTGCGCGATTAATCGATGAAAAAATTAAGTTAAACAGTTTACTAAAAAGAAAAAAACAACTCAAAAAGGCATTAACTGTAAAAATTATAAACGAGGCTCCTGTCAGACTTACACAACAAACTGCAGAACAAGCAGCTGAAAACACCGATGAAATTATCAGTATTGCTGATAAAATTAAAGAGAGTGAATTTATAATAGAATATCTTGAAAAGGTAGAAAAAATTATGGTAAATTTACACTGGGATATCAAAAATATTATTGATATACAAAAAATGGAGCAATTATGATAGTTCTAGATTATTTGCCATCAAAAAACAAGCTCATAATAAAATGTGAGAATGAAAAAACATTTTCGCTTTTACGGGAGCACTTTAGCGTGGTAGATAAAAATTCTTCTTTTAAACAAAATCGTTTCAAGAGATATGGTGTAAAGATACCATCACGAAAATACTGCATCACACCAACAGGTCAGTGCGATATAGGATTATACGAAGAACTTAATAACTATTTTATTGAAAAACAAATAGTAGAAAAAATCTCTATAACACCATTATTGCAATCAGCTTTGAATATTGGTAAACAGTGGTTATTAAATAATAATTTAAATATACAACTACGCGACTATCAGAAAGAAGTAGTTCAAAAAGCTATAACCGCTGGCTGTGGTACGTGTGTTCTTGGAACTGGCGCTGGTAAGACTTTTGTAACAGCTGCTCTGATTGAATCATTTCATTTAAATGCATCACGTAAATCAACTTTTAAATGCTTAATGGTAGTACCGGATATAGGCCTTGTAGAACAAACCTATAACGAATTTCAAAAATCCGGTATTACTGCACATATTACAAAGTGGTCCGGTGCAAACACACTTGATATAAACGCAAATATAATTATATGTAATATACAAATATTGCAGTCACAGCTTGCAGAAAATAATTGGATAAAACACGTTGATCTGCTCGTTATAGATGAGTGTCATAAAATAAGACCTGACAACAAAATTAGTAAGATAATTACCACTATTAAAACGAGACACAAATATGGTTTTACTGGAACCTTACCAGAGGATGCATACGATCGTTGGTTTATTATCGGTAAAATAGGTCCGGTTTTATACAAAAAAAGTAGCTACGAGCTCAGGACTGAAAACTTTCTTTCAAATGTCGAGATAAAAATATTAAGGCTTAACTATAGTAATAATTTTATTCCTAAGACAGATAAGTCTGAATATAGAAGTGAGTTAAACTTCATACACAATTGTGATAAGCGCAACACCATTATACAAAGGCTTTGCCATAAACTTACAAGTAATACTCTCATTCTCGTGAATCATATTATTCATGGTGAAATTTTATTTAATAAACTCTCTCCTCTAACAGATAAACAGGTATTTTTTATACAGGGTGAAATAAATGTTGAAGAGAGAGAGCGTATTAAACAAATAATGGAAAAAGACAGTAACGTTATATGTATTGCTATTAGTGCTATTTTTTCTACAGGTGTAAATGTTACTAATATTCATAATATCATTTTTGCAGCTGGCGGCAAATCCTTCATACGTACAGTTCAATCCATTGGCCGGGGATTGCGCTTACATAATCAAAAAAAGCGATTACTAATTATAGATATTTATGAAAATTTAAAATATAGTATAAGACATCAACTTAACAGGCAGAATATCTATATAACAGAAAAAATACAATATACAGAAAAAGTTATTGATATTACTCAATAACATAATACTATACAGTATGTCTAAAGAAAATTATTATGTTGATCCTCATGAATTTAAAGAATCGCTTCGTAAATATTATGAAACAGACAACCTTACAGACGATCTGGCAGAGAATATTAAAAAAATAGCCTATGGTTTGAGTTATAATAGTTCCTTTATCAATTACACATATAAAGATGATATGATAGGTGATTCATTAATAAAAATGTATTCAGCTCTTAAAGGTAAAAAATATAGCTTCAAAGAAGAAACGAACCCCTTTTCATATTTTACAACAATCGCATTTAATGCTTTTGTTAATAGAATAAAAAAAGAAAAAAGACATCACGAGGCAGAAAAAAATTACAGAGAAAAGGTATATGAGGATATAATGACTGATCCTAGGACATGTAATAATCTTGTTTATATTAAGCCGTCTAGTAATGAAGATGGTAGTTTTTACGATGAAAATTAATAACGATAGAGTAGGTGTTATTTCCGACCTTCATTTAGGTGTACATTCAAACAGCCCCAATTGGCATGATATTGCTTTAAAGTGGGCGAAGTGGCAGTGTAGAGAGTTCAATAAACACAATATAGCAGATGTTATATTTTGTGGCGACTGGCACCACAATAGAAATGAAATATCTGTTAGTACCTTACAAATATCGGCTGATATTTTAGACATTTTTAGTGAATTCAATATTTTTATTGTAGTGGGTAATCATGATATTTTTTATAAACATCGCGTTGATGTAAATTCTCTATCTATTTTTAAAAACAGGCAAAATGTACATATAATTGATACTGTACAAACACTAACCTATAATAACAAAAATATTACCTTATGTCCATGGAATACCCAGATTGATGATATACCTCAAAGCGATGTAATATTCGGGCACTTTGAAATCGAGACATTTAAAATGAACGCATTCAGGGTATGCGATCACGGTCTAAAAGTTAGTTCGCTTCTACGCAAAAGTCCGCTAATTGTTTCAGGCCACTTTCATACAAGACATGAAAAAACATATCAAGCAGGTACTATTCTATATGTAGGTAATCCATTTGAAATGGATTTCGGTGACATGGACAATGAGAAAGGATACTATATATTAGATCTTTCAACACTAGAATATGAATTTTTTATTAATGCTATCTCTCCTAAACACAAAAAAACAACACTAGACAATCTTGTAAAGCATGGTAATATTACTCAAGAAGTTAAAGACCTCTTCAAAAACAATATTGTAAAACTTAGTATCGATCGAAATATTTCACCCGAAGATCTTAATTACCTAACAGCAAAACTCAATGCACTCGGACCTGAAGCACTACAATTAGACTACGACATAACACAACGTAAAGAAGTATCACACAACGTAGATAAAGATCTATCCGGTATCGATATGTTACAAGCAATAGAGGAATTTATTAATCTAATTGATGTTAGCAATAAAGCTAGAGTTTTAAACTACACTATTGACTTGTATAGGCGATGCTCCATATGAAAAAAGTAACATTTACAAAAATTACTATTCAAAACTTTCTCTCTATTGGCGAAGACCCAGTAATTGTTAACTTTAGAGAAGGTCTACATATTATAACAGGCCGCAATCTTGATAAGCCAGATCGGCAAAACGCTGTTGGTAAGTCTACAGTCGCTGATGCTATATATTTTGCAATATTCGGTGAGACCTTGAGAGAACTCAAAAAAGAACTTATACTGAACAATATAACAGGAGGTAAAACAAATGTAACGCTTGAGTTTGAAGTAGACTCACCCAAAGGTAGAAATAAGTTCATTATTCAACGTACTCTAAACCCAACCAAAGCCTCTATCTTTAAGGACGGTGTAGATAAAACAAGAGACAGCATCGCAAACACTACAAAATATATATGTGAAGTACTAAGTGCGACGCCAGCAATGTTTCAAAATTGCGTTATTATGACTGTAAACAGCGCAACACCATTTATGGCAAAAAGTAAAGTGGATAAACGAAAGTTTATCGAAGATATATTTGGTATGGAGGTTTTTGGTAAGATGCTCTCCGCACTAAGACAGGAATATAATGATGTCAAACGAAACCACGAAATTCAAATAACAAAACTTGAAGAAGTAGACCGTAATATTCTTAATCTCAAAGATCAGAAAGATAAGGCTTTAGCGCGCCGTGAAGAAAAAAAGAAGCTCTATCAAGAGAGGTATGAATCAAATAGCTGCGAAGTGCAAGAATTAACTATTAAACTTGATAATATGAGTGAGTTAGAGAGCATAGAAAGTGTTAGAGCAGAAATTGCTAAATATGAGACTCATATTGTTGATTGTGATGATAAAATTAACACACTAATTGAATCAAGCGGTAATACAAAAACGGAACTTTTATTTAAAAAGGAACAATACAAAAAAATAGGTACGGGTGAGGATAAGTGTCCTGTTTGCTTGCGCAAAATTCACGAACATGACCGTGAGGTTTTTGATGCAGAAAAAAATAAACTTAAAGAGACAATCCACAACTTAGCAGATAGTGTTCAAGACTTAGCCAATAAAACACTTAAAATAAAAAGTGTTAAAGAAAAAGTAAAGCAAGCCATTAGTATAAAGACAAGTCAGTTAAATGATTTAAATATTAAACAACGTGACAAAAAAAATATTAATGAAAGAATTATTCAATTAAATAAATGGCAAGATGAGCTCGTTATAGATCTTGACTCTATTAATTTTGAAACAACGGAGTATGATGAACTAATTAACGAAACAACACAACGATATAATAACCTACAAAAGGAAACAGAAAATATATCGGAAGAACTTGACAAAATGAATGTAGTAAAATACATCGTAAGTGAAGAAGGTATTAAATCATTTATTGTCAATAAACTTCTTGAACTTTTAAACAATAGACTGTATTACTATTTACGAAAGCTAGACTCTAATTCTATATGCACATTTGATGAATATTTCGAAGAGCAAATTGTTAACGAAAAAAACAAAATATGCTCCTATTTTAACTTTTCGGGTGCTGAGCGTAAATCAATTGATTTAGCGTGTCTGTTTACCTTTTCGGATTTGAGAAGAATGCAGGGTGGTGTAAGTTATAACATAGCTATATATGATGAGCTTTTCGATTCATCGTTTGACGAAAAGGGCATAGAGCTAATTACAGAAATCCTACACGAGCGTGTTACAACACTTAACGAATGCTCGATAGTCATAACTCATAGAAAAGAATCGCATAAGGCTATAACTGGAGATGTTATTTTCCTCGAAAAGGAAAACGGCATAACACGCCAGGTTGATTATATTGAATAATTAGATATATATAAAATAATCTTATGATTGTCTCTCCTTTCGCAAATCCATTTCCTGCACCTATTCCTGAATTTTTACCTACACCAACCATAAATCAGGTACACACACCAGAGCAACCTAGAGAGTTATCACTTCCAAGATATATAAACTATTTAGCTGATTATTCTGGATGCGGATTTTGGAGAATAATATGGCCTGAAATGCATATAAATTCTTCGGGACTGGGTTGCTCGACATCATTAACAGCAATGGTATTTGATCCGAGATGGTATACTGGAGTTAAGTGCGTTAAAGTTCAGCGACAGGCTTCCTCTGATCAGAGGGAGTTTATTAAACATCTTAAAAATATTCAACGCGATCATAATTTTAAATTAATCTACGAAGTAGATGATGTTGTATTTAGAGAAGAAATACCCGATTATAATAAATTCAAGTTTGCATTTGATAACGATGAGATTCGAAATAATTGTATAGAAATTATGAACATGTGTGACGAAATAACCGTTACATGTGACTATATGCGCAAACTATATCAGGAAAAGACAGGTAAAAGAGAGGTTACTGTTATACCTAACTTTGTTCCATATAGCTGGATGGGTCATCTATACAACAAGAATCAAATTTACTCGAACTATGATAAACACAAGCGCAAACCGCGTATTTTATATACAGGGTCAGGTGCTCACTATGATGTAGATAATAAAAATAACGGTATAGATGATTTCTCTCACGTACTTGAAGCAGTTATACAAACAATTGATGTATATCAGTGGGTATTCGTCGGTTCGTTTCCTCCTAGATTGGCGGAGTATGTTAAAAATAAGAAGATAGAATTTCACCCCTGGCAGACGATATCAGATTACCCCAAATTTATTACCGGTCTAAATGCCCAGGCAATGGTTGCGCCTCTCTTTAATAACAATTTTAATAAATCAAAATCAGATATTAAATATATTGAAGCTTGTGTACTAGGGCTCCCGTGTCTTGTACAGGATATGGAGACGTACCAAGACGCACCTTCATTCTTAAAATTCACAACAGGTGAGGATCTCAAAAACAAGCTCGGGGAGATATGTAAAAACAAATCACAATACTATCGTAATGTGGAAAAATATAGAGAAATTGGCTCTCGTAGATTTTTAGAATTGCCTGAAAATATAGGGTGTCATATAGAAGCTCTCAATACACCATATGGTTCTCCTAATAGGAAGTATCTTAAAAGATGGAACCCTTGATATAGCTTAGTAGCTATATTATAATATGTATATGTCATATCGTAATTGCGTATACAATAGCCGTACACAATCTGTATGTTTGTTTACTTGGGATAATGATGGCAAGAGAGTTAAATATGATGTTAGTGTACTCCCATATCTTTATACTGAGGATAATAGCGGCGATAAAAAGACTATATATGGCACGAAAGCAAAAAAAAGGGTGTTTAATAACACCTACGAGCGAAATAAATTTATACAAACCTCCGGCACAAGGCGACTTTACGAAAATATACCAGCTGTGCAGCAATATTTACTCGATACTTTTTGGAGAGAGAACGAAGATGTTAAATTTATTAAAAATGAGCTCAAGGTAACCTTTTTAGATATTGAGACCTATTCTGTTGATTCGTTTCCAGATATTAATAACCCCGAGCATACCGTAAACGTAATAACATGCTATGATAATTTCTCTAAAAAGTTTCATACATTTGGGTTAAAGGATTATACTACTAGTAAGGAAAATGTTATATATTATCGCTGCAAGAACGAACGCGATTTATTCATCAAATTTATTGATTATATTGAAAAGGATTACCCTGATGTTCTTTCTGGCTGGAACTCAGAGTTTTTTGATATACCGTATATTATAAACAGATGTGAACGCTTACTCGGTGATGAGTATGTCAAGCGTCTATCGCCTCTCGGTAATGTTTACTATCGCGAGGTAATTGGTAAATTCGGCAAGCAGCAAAAACGATATTACATTGATGGTATAGCGTGTATTGACTACTTGGACATTTATAGACGATTTTGCTTAAAGTTACGTGAATCGTATAAACTCGACGCTATAGGCGAGATTGAGCTTGGTGAAAGAAAGATAGATTATGGAGATATGAATCTATCGTCTCTAGCAGATACTGATTGGAGCCTATTTGTTGATTACAACATACAAGACGTAAACCTTATTGTAAAATTAGAAGAGAAGTTGCAATATGTTGCGCTATTGCGAATGCTTTCATATGTAGGTCTAACTACTCTCGAGGGCGCAATGGGAACCATCTCCGTAATTAACGGTGCGCTAGTTATACGAGCAAGAAAACGTAATGAGCTTATGTCTACGTTTGTTCGAACAGCGACTGATGGCAAAAACCCTGGAGCGTATGTCGCGGAACCGAAATCAGGCTTTAAGACAAATATTGTCTCGTTTGATGCAAACTCCCTCTATCCGAATGTAATGATCTCGCTTAACCTATCCCCTGAAACAAAGATAGGGCGCGTGGAGCGTACACACACTGGTAATGTTAACATTTACCATACAAGCGGTAAATGTATAGAGCTTACACCAGAAAAATTTAATAATTTTATTACAAGTGAAGAATGCTCTGTTACTAAAGCAGGGTTTTTATTCTCACAAAAAAAGAAAGGTATAATACCCGAGTTTCTTGATTACTACTACAACGAGCGAGTTAAGGTTCGTGAGACCCTTTTTAATCTTAAAAAAGCAATCCTAGCTATATCAAAGGATAGCGCAGAATATACAGAACTAAAGTATGAAATAGAACGGTTAAATACTAAGCAGATGGTAATCAAGATTCTTATCAATTCTGCTTATGGTTATATGGGCAACAAACAAGCACCCATTGGTGATGATGATATTGCCTCATCTGTCACCCTTACAGGTCAGGCTATTATTAAGCAAGCAGGTAGCTTGTTGCAGAAATATTTAAGTGAAAACTTCAATATTACTGATACCGTCACACTTGATGATAGCTGGGTGTACTCTGATACCGATAGTTGCTACTTTTCGCTAGGCTGTATATCCGATGTACTACCTATTAAGACAGGTGACAACATTTCAGATAAGTTTTATAATGAGGTGGAGCAGATTGAGAAATTTCTCAACACCGAGATTGCTATTTGGGCAAAAAAACAACTTAGGACAAAAGATAGTAGATTTGTATTTAAGCGAGAGTGTATAGCAGATGTAGGGCTGTTTTTACAAAAAAAACGATACGTAATGCGAGTGTTAGACGATGAAGGCATAAAAACATCCAAATTTAAATACACAGGCGTAGAGGTTGTACGTACCTCCATGCCAAACGCTGTTAAGCCATATGCTAAAAAAATTATTGAAACAATGTTGCTTACACAGTCGCTTAGCGAGACAAATAACGTTCTCAAAGAGACTTATGAAATATTTAAAACTCTATCAATCGAAGACATTGCGTTCGTAATGGGATTGAAGGGTTATGATAAATACGCGAGTAAGTGTAATGAGTTTAATATTGCAAAAGGTACACCTATTCACGTTAAAGCTGCCTATATTCATAACACTATTAATAAAAAAATAGGCATTAATAAACAGCACGAAGATCTAACTACAGGTGATAAAATTAGATTCGTATATGTACAACAACCTAACAAATATAGAGTTGAAGTTGTTGGGTTTAAGTACAACATGCCAAACGAGTATAATGATTTATTTAAAGTTGATTATGAAAAAATGTTTGAAAAGATATTGTTCAATTCTATTGAGCGGTTTTATGAAAAGGTGAACTGGCAAATACGTAAACCCACCGAAAGTGTGCAAACGGAACTCTTTGATCTATTTAGTTGATTTTTACAAACCATTAGCATATATACTACATGCAAATGGAATACTTAGATAAGCCAGCCCTTGATAACACGCCTAAAGCACATCCCGCGTATTGGCGTGGTAAGGCTGCAGGTATTTCCGAGACACTAAAAATCGTATCAGATATAATGATGGGAAAAGATAACGGATCAGGATACAATAATAATAAAGATATTGAACTCATGAGACAGTCTCTTTTAGTTTGGCGTGACGAGTTAGATAAAATTACCCAATCTAAAAAATAATAATTGACATTTTAAATATCTTTTATATATATTTATATGCAAGAAAAAATAGTAACAATTATTGATCATATCGGTCGTACCGTCGTAGGAGCAGAAATCGCTAATAGCGATACACATCTGACTCTTAACAACCCTGTAATAATACACGTACAGCCTAACCAGCAAACAGGTCAAATTCAGGTGCAATCCTTTCCTTATATCTTTATGGAATTTTTAAATAAAGAATCGCGAGCATCTAACCACTGGACGTTCAATAAACAAAATATAGTAGTGTCAACTGTAACCTTGGATGAAAAAATTATCGCGCAATACAATGCAATTAACACTCCTCCAGCTCAGCCAGCGGTAGAAACGGATCCAGAAGTAATAAGACTCTTTGATTGATAGTTGCAAACTTAAAAAAGCCTATACCGTGCCGCGGTATAGGCTTTTTTTATATGCATTTACCTTGATTAATTACTAATATATTTCATAATCAACCTATGGATAAAGATGTTCTAAGTGCTTTAAATGAAATTGATGATGTAAATCCTTTCGCTACTTATTTGAGTGATAGTACGCTTAGCCGCGTTGGAGGATGGGTAGATACAGGTAGCTATGTTCTCAATGCTATTATCTCAGGTTCTATTCACGGTGGTATTCCAAAGGGTCGAGTTACTATGCTTGCCGGTGAATCCATGACAGGTAAATCATTATTTGTACAAAAGATTCTCGCTAAGGCTCAACAAGAAGGTCTTATACCAGTAATTTTTGATACTGAAAACGCTATTGATCCTGAAGGAGCTCAACGACTAGGTCTTGATATTAGTAAGGTAAAGTATGTGCCGTGTATCAGTATCGAACAAACGCGTAACGCTCTCTTTAAATTTCTTACATCTGTTAAAGAAAAGAAACTTGAGGGTAAGTTCATTGTTGCAATCGACTCTTTAGGCAACCTTCAATCAGAGCTCGAGCTAGCTCGCATGGGAAAGGATAGTACCTCTGCAGATATGGGTACTAAAGCACGTGCAATGAAGTCACTAATGCAGACTTGTACCAATCTAGGTGCTGTAACTCAGACTACTATTCTTTGCACTAACCATGTTTATGACGATCCCTCTGCTATGTTTCCATCAATTGAAAAACATATGCCAGGTGGTAAGGCATGTGTATATCTTCCATCAGTAACAGTTCAACTTGCACGTAAGCCGATGAAATCTGATGATGGTAAAACAACAGACGGTGAATTAGCTGTCGGTCAAAAATCTTATGCAGGTATTATTATTAGAGCTCTTACGCGTAAAAATAGATTTATTAAACAGTATCTCGAAGGCGAGATGTACCTATCCTTTGCTAACGGACTGGATAGGTATTATGGCTTGCTCGATCTTGCGGTCGGTCTTGGTGTAGTTATTCAGAACGGATCGACATACGCTCTTGAAGATGGAACTAAGCTAGGGTATTATCGCAACTTTAGAAAGGACACCAAATTATGGGAAGAAATCATACTTCCCAAACTAGATGCGCGTATCAAAAAAGAGTGGTCCTACAGCAATCTCGAAGAAGAGACACCAGAAGAAATAAACGATGAAGCGTAAAAAATTAGTATTAGCATTTTCTGGCGGTTGCGATTCATCTGTACTTCTCTTTATGGCGGCAGGTAGAGGATATGAAGAAATTCATACCGTAACCTTCGATTATGGTCAAAGACATCGTCGTGAAATGCAATGTGTACCGCTTCAAAAATGGAGTCTTGAAGAGAAATACCCTAATGTTAAATTTACAAATAAAGTATTAGATGTAAGCTATCTAAAGGATATCTCTCCTACGTCCTCGTTAACAAATCTAGAAATTGATAATCCAGATATAAGTAAAATCGCCGGTGATGCACAGCCTGTTTCATATGTTCCGTTTCGTAATCAAATGTTTATTACGATTTGCTGTGCTTACGCGGAAAGTCTCGGTGCAGACGCGGTTTGGTACGGTGCAGCGCAAGTAGACTCGTTAGCTGGCTACTGGGATGGCTCGCAAGAATTCGTTGATAGTATAAATCAGTTAGCAGCTCTTAACAGACAACATAGGATCCTCATTGAAGCTCCATTGCTCTCCTTGTCAAAAGCAGACATCATACGAGAAGGTGTAAAACTAGGCGTTCAGTTCGAGAACACATGGACATGTTATAGTAACCGCGAGGATGGTCTTGCTGATGCTACTACACCGTCGAGTAGTTTGCGAGTTCAGGGCTTTATTAGCGCTGGATATAAGGATCCCATCAAGTACCTTCAACAGGATAAGCTTGATGGGATATATAAAGAAAAGAATTGTAAAGAATTATAATCCGTATCTTCTAAGCTCTTCTAATTGAAAAGAAGTTTTAGGTTTATATTTGTCTTTGAAAGATAGATTTTGCTGAGGTTGTGATCTTCTAGCGCTATCACTCTTTGTCTGCTCTGTAAGATATATAGCAGTGGTTATATTAACATTTTCTTGTATCTGTATAGTATCGGGTATTTTGTAGGTTTGACGCATTTCTTGTTCTGTTTTTCTAAATTCATCTCTCATACGCGTAACCCGGTCAGATTTACCTGATAATCTAGCTGCTGTTCCTTCATCTCTAAGAGCTTGTAACTCATTTTGTACTCTTTCTCTATCCTCATCGTTTTTAATTCTAGCTAAAAACTCATCTGTACCACCTCTTGATGCAATATCTCCTGCAATCTCTTTACCGGCTTGATATGCTTTAGGAGCTAAATGACTGCCTCCTACTGCTGTACCGACTAGCGCTGCGGCTCCCGCTAAACCTCTACCCACACGTTTTGCTGACTCCATGTCAAATTTTTCTGTAGTTAAGGATTCATTACCTCTAACTATCTTTACAGGTCTAGGCTCATCTTGATATTTCTTAACAAAGCCAATAAGTCTTTGTAAATAAGGATCATTCGTTGTTGATTCATCTTCTGCTTCTTCTGTAGGATACTCTTCATCTTCTATAGATGTTGATTTGAGATTACCAATCATATCTTTCTGATTCATGTCTGGTTCATGTATAACAACCCCCGCACCACCAAAAGACTTAAGATCGTCCGCTATTTGTCTTTCAATTTTCTCTACTCCTAATCTAGATATTATCTTACCTAGCTTGCTAGATACACCAAACACAACATCAATACTTCTACCTTCTACCTCAATGTCACCTTCATCTACAAATTTCGAGAGATATCTAACAATTTGTGTTATATCGCTCAAATCACTATCTCTATCAGCAATTATTTCGAGCATGTATTCATTACTATAGGATGATTCTAAAGAACCGATAAGATCATCATACATATTTACAGTCTGACTCATAGACGACATTGCACTTGCTGTCTCTTTTTTACGCTCTAGTCTCGCTACCTTCTTAGCTGCTTTAAGTTCAGCATTAAGTTTATTAACCTCATAGCGTTGTTGCGCTGCATCTGTTCTATTACCTGTAGTAAAGCTGACTTTATTCTCAAGTTGATCCTTAATATGAGCTTGAATTTCGTCGCGCTTGGATTTTATCTTAGAAGCTATACCATTTGATTCAAAATATTCAACCATTCTACTAACGGAAGGGTCATTTTTAAACATTCTAACTACAGAATCATCTATAATATCCAAATCAAACAATATACCAAGCATCGCTAAGCGACCTTCACGTGTGCCGGAAGAAGCACCTCTTGATTTAGCTAATGAACGAGCTTGATTTTGAAATCCAGGCATTATCCTGTCCATTGGCGAATCTTTAGCTTCATGTAAAGAGGATAGCCTTGATAGTAGCTTTGTAAAGGAACTCATATATTATATTTATACATTATGCAATTAAATTGGAAAGATTTTAATGAAATGTCGTTTAATAATATTTGTAAATTGCCAGGAATCGGTAAAAAGGCTGCGGAACGTGTAATTGCTAACAGACCCTTTAGATCAAACAATGATCTTTTTAAGATTAAAGGGTTAGGTACCAGAACTTTAAGGAATTTAGGTATAGAAAAGACAAAAAAAGAGCGAAAGTCGTGGTATCTCATGGAAGATGGTATAGAATACCCGTCTTACGCACTTGCAAAGAATATTTTGACTGGAAAAATTGATTTTTTCTGGAGAATTTCAAAAGATAAGCGAGAATATCTTGTAAGATAACGTAATGTGTGCAATTATTGGCTCTAAAAACACTTCAAAACTTGAAGTTATGTATACTGCTAACCTACCACGTGGTACTTTTGCTACTGGAATTGTTAGTTTGTATGATCATAACAATCAACAAACTATTAAAAAGCAAGGTACAATCGATTTTGACCAGATTCAGCTAGATGAATCGTGTGATTATTACGTCGGACACGTACAAGCACCTACATCTGCTAAGAGAATATGGTCATATGACACGTCTCATCCGTTCGAATCACTATCTTGGTCGGTTTTACATAACGGAGTGCTTACAAATCACGAGGAAATACGCTCAAAACACGTAAATTGGGACGTTAATCCCGTTGATACTGCGGTAATTCCGAATTTATTACAGCATTTCACAGAAAAATGCATAGAAGAGTGTCCTAGCCATGAAATTATTAAGAAAACACTTAGTTTATTGGAAGGTACATTTGCTTTATGTATTATCGATACTGATTGTAATGATATTTACCTCGCAAGACAGGGATCCATTCTCCACTACAACGATAGTGGAGATTTTTCCACACTCGGCGGCGAGGGATTTAAAATAGTACCAGAAGGTGTCATATTAATGCTTAAAGATTATACAAACTGGGAAGTAGTAAATCATTTTGAAGTTAAGTCTCCATTTTTATTCTTATGAAAACATTTTATTTTTCTGCTACGAAGGGAAGTCGAAAAAATACCATACTAGCTAGCAATTATTCGACGCATAATGAGTTTATTTTCAAAGAGAATAACGCAGAGCCCCTACCCGTCGTTTATAACAAAGCAATAGACTTTGCGATTCAAGAAGATATGGATTTTTTAGTCTTATGCCATGACGATGTAATTATAGAGTCAGACTTATCGCATAAAATTCCACCACTAATGCAGGAATTTGACATTATTGGTGTTGCAGGTGCAACAGAATGTAAGCTAAGTGAACCCGCTCTTTGGCATATAATGGGTGGAGGCTTTAATTCGGGTAAGCTACACGGCGCTGTAGCACACGGCGATAATAAAGCGAAGCATATGACTTGTTTTGGAAGTTACCCTGAACGTGTTTTGCTTCTTGACGGTGTATTCTTGTGCATGAGTAGAAATGTTTTTACGCAGGTGAGATTCGATGAATCTAATCCTGCAGGCTTTCACTTTTACGATCTTGATTATAGTTTATCTTGCTATAAAGCAGGCTTTAAGCTAGGTGTTTCAGATATCTTAATTACACATGCATCTCCAGGTCTGCGAGAATTTACCCCAGAATTTTTAGAAGGTCAACAATGGTTTCTTGAAAAGTGGAAGGGAGCGCTATAATAAAAAGGTGAGTAAGCTAGATCTCGATTATTTTGAAAAGGTGCTATGTTATAGAGCTTTATTCGATACCACATATCTTTCAAGTATTGTTGATTATATAAAGCCATCGTATTTTAAAGATAAAGGTATCGCAGCGATCTTTGATATTATAACTAATTTTTACGAGCGTAGAAATAAACTACCTACGATAACAGAAGTAAAAACCTATCTTAATACAGAGGAATCCAAAAACTCTTTTATACAGCTTGTTAACTCGTTTAAAGATATAGATAAAAACATCGATAAAGATGAACTGTATGATAATACAGAAAGATTTTTAAAAGAAAAAGCCGTCTATATGACGATGCTTGATGTAGCAAGTGATATTGCAAGTGGTAATATTGACACATCCACGATTCTAGATAAAATAGAAAAAACATGTAATATAAATCTTGTAACTGATACAGGATTTGACTTGTATAATGATATTGATTTATTAATTGATGATCTATGTAACGTTCAAAAATCTATTCCAAGTACGTGGCCGTGGCTAGATGAAGCTCTTAATGGTGGGTTTCATGAATCTGGACGCTCCTTATATGTTTTTGCAGGAGAGACGAATATAGGTAAGTCAATTTTTCTTGGAAATATTGCTTCTAACATAGCCAAACAGGGTAAAAATGTATTACTCGTAACGCTAGAAATGTCTGAACTTCTATACGCACGTCGTATTTGTACAAACGTTACCAAGATACCTTTAAATGATCTATCCATACACTCTAAATCACTCAAGCAAGCAATTATTGAGCAGCAAAATAGTAACGCTGGTAGGATCTTTATTAAAGAATTTCCTCCCTCAACAATAACTCCCAATCAACTTAAAGCATTTGTTAAGAAGCTAACAGATACTGGTATTACTATACACGCTATCGTACTAGATTATCTAAATTTACTACATACAACAATCGGGTCAAACTCATACGAGCGTATTAAGAACGTAACAGAGCAAGTACGAGCTATGTCCTATACATTTAATTGCCCTATCATATCTGCAACACAGTTAAACAGATCAGGATTTAATACAGAAAATCCTGATCTTGCAACAATATCTGAGTCTGTTGGTCTTGCAGCTACCGCCGATGTAATTGTTTCGATATTTCAAAATGAAGAGGATCGAGATCTTGGGATTATACGATTAGGTATGATGAAAAATAGGTATGGTCCGAGAGGTCATACACAAGCAATGCGCATAGATTATACAACTCTTTCTATCTCGCAAGCAGAAAGCGAAGATCAAACTGCTGAAGATAGTGTATTTAGTACACTTCAAATGCTTGCAGGTTGATTAAACTGTCACGTTATATAAATATGTAGCGTGAATCGTACTCTACCCGGCAACCTAACTATACACGAAAAAATTAAAATTTTTCAGACAAATAGTGCTAATCTTACACACGAAGACCTAAATGAGATAAAATTATATTTACTCGAATATAAAGATAACCTTCAACAGATTCAATTTTTTGAGGGGGAAATAAAAAATAATAAGATTGTAAGCTGCTTTAGTGAGTCATACCACGAAGAGTTAATTGAGCACATGAAAAAAAAATTAAATGCTGCAATCGTGATAATAGTAGTGTTATCAAAACAAGAAATACTTCTCAACAAGAATAATAAATTATGTACTATCGACTTCATAAAATTATCTAAATTTCTCCTTAATACTGAGCATATTGACACAGAGCGAGAAACAATTAAGGGCGCCATATCAAGTAACTTTCTCAAACTCACAAAACAGCTATCACCATGTTTGTAACAACATCAATAGTAAACCCGTCACAAAATATTATAGACCGCGAAAGCGAGCATATACTATTATCATTTTGCACAACAAGCACACTACTATATGGTAAAAAACTATCATTACAAAACGTCTTTATATTAATACTTGAGAATCCTGTATTGTGTACTACGCTTAAACAGCTCCTTGGAGTAGACTCAACATTTGAGGTTGTAAAAATATTTCTAGATTACGATCCCACCATTACAAAGAGTAAATACATAACTAAATACATCAACAGTAAAAAAAATGGTATTAACTAATTATGAGAAGCAAATATACAACGACTTTCTAGTTGCATCGCGTACCACTAAACATAAACCATTTAAAATACGGCAAGATTTTAGCAAGCTGCAGCCTAGCGTGTACTGCAATTTAAAAAAAATTAGTTCTTTTTTTCAAAGAAACGCGCAAATTAAACCAAAAGATTTTTTTTCTGCTCCTTACAAATACTACGGTGCAGAGGATTATTTTAGTCTCGAGTTTTTTAACACACCAAAAGCTATTCGGTGCTACTCTCTTTATTTAGAGCAGCGAGAGAGAGATGATCCCGACAATCAAGATAATATAGCAAGAAGTAAAGAGTGTTGTAAGTTTATATACAATTTTTGCATACAACATAACCTAACACTCACGCAATATAAAACATATAACAACGGTACTACACCTGTAATATTGCAGCACTTGAGAGATCATAGCATAAACTTTTATACTATTCACGGCCTTGATTGTGAGCGGGTACTGCGTACCGTGGAAAGCAATCTTTTAGATTTTTTTATCAAGGACTTTTATAAAATACTTGACGAAACACGGTTAAATTTCCAGAAATCAACGCAACTAAAAGTTATAATTAGAAAAGCACTTAACATTGTTGAGGTTGAGCTCTTGAAAAAACAAACACATCTTATACAATAATAATATAACAAAAATAAAATTATGAGTACATTCAACAATACAATGTTTCAATCGATTAAAGACGCACTCTCAAAGGGCGATAATGAAAATAGCAACACTACATATACAGAGATACTTAAAACAACCCCGGGTAATACTTATACGGTAAGACTTCTCCCATATTCTAAGGACCCTAAAAATACCTTCTTCCATTATTATAATCACGGGTGGGTTTCATTTGCTTCAGGTCAATACGTACAAGCTCTCTCCCCCATTACGTTTGGTGAAAGAGATCCAATTGCCGAAGAGAGGTTTCGTATTCTCAGGACCGGTACAGAGGATGAAAAGGAAAAGGTTGCTGCTATTAAAAGACTTGAAAAGTATCTTGTAAATGTCTATGTAATCGATGATCCTTCAAATCCTGACAACAACGGTAAAGTAAAAATGTTACGTTACGGTAAACAGCTTCATAAAATTATTATGGAAGCCATTGAGGGAGAAGACGCTGAAGAATTTGGTCCGCGTATTTTTGATCTCGGTCAAAATGGCGTTAGCTTTAAAATTAAGTGTGAAAATCAGGGCGATTATCCTACCTATGTTTCTTCTAGATTTACCACTTCAGGTAGGATCAACATTAGTGAGGCTGAACAGCAAAAGATTTATGATAGTGCTTTCGACCTAACAAAGGTATTTACACTAAAATCATACGATGATTTGAAGCAGATGCTCGATGAACACTTTTATGTTAAAACTGAAACAACATCAGCACCTGTTAAATATAGTGATGATGCTCCAATTCCAACTTTTACAAAAAAAGAGGAGCCAAAGTATGTAGAAAGTACGATTGATAGTGATATTGACGAACTTCTCAAGGACCTATAAGTATGACAGAAGAAGAAAAAAAAGCGATGATACAGTTTTTTGGTACTGTGCACGCACAAGCAAAGCAAACAGATCAAATGGTGGTTGGTTATACCAACCACCTAAGACCTATAAGCAAAGATATTCAAGGGCAACTCGAACAAGTCCTACACGCACCAGTGGACAATAGAGTGCAGTATGTTGAACCTACCTTTAATCAAGTAGTAACACCACCCCCGGTTAATGTTGATATTAACCATAGCGTATCTACTATAGACAATATACAGCAAATTTCTTCAAGCAGCGCAAGCGAGACGATAAGCGATATACTTAAAGATATAAATAACAACTTGAGCAAAATTGCCTCAACACTTAATACTTATTGTAATGCACCTAAAAAAAGTAAAAATACTAAACAGGCCTAATTTTATAAAAGCTCTTGAAGCTATTTCGAAAATAAACGATTCCGCCATTCTCTCGTTTAAAGAAGCAGAAAACAAACAGATAACCTCTATTGCATCATCTGTAGATAATACAATGATTATCTACTGCGAGATGGGCGGTATTGAATCAGATTTTCGCGGTAATTTAAATATACCTGACATAAAAAAACTTGTACGTGTTTTAGATGCAATACAAGCAGACGAAGTGATTCTAACCATTAATAATAATAGTATAGAATATACCGGTAAGACATCGAGATTTAAATATCATATGTATGAAGATGGATTTCTTGTACCGCCTACTATTAACATTAGTAAGGTGCAAGGATTTGCTTATGATATAAATTTTACTCTCAAAAAAGATACAATACAATCAATAATAAGAGGAAGTGCCTTTGCAACCGATACAAATAAACTTTATCTATATACGTTAGATAACAGGCTTAAGGGAGAGTTAACAGATAGATCACGACACAATACAGATGTTTTTGAACTTGATTTAGGTGAAGTTGCTTTCGATCTATCTCCTATCCCCTTTAATCTTGATAACATAAAATTAGTGTCTCTTGTTACAAATGATATTAGCTTTGGTATTAATACAAAATATGGCGTTTCTATTATTGATATACAAGATAGTGATATTAAATTAAAATATATACTAACATCACTAACACAATGACAAATACAAAGCGCAATAAAATAACAACATTATCGTATTTCATTAAAAGGTTAAAAGATAGTGGCTTTCTAGTGTGGAAAATTTGCAATATTTACCCGGAACATGACCCACGCAGATGGACAGTAATGGTAGATCCCGGCAATACTTCCGTCTTTATTACATGCTTTGAAAATAAAAACTTCAAAAGCGAAAAGATGTTTGAGTTTAATGATGGAGGAATCCGCTTTCCGCGTAACTTTTCGTTAATAACAAACTCCATGGAAGTAATTGTTACGACGTTGCTAGATAAGGGTGTTACGCAATTAAATAATACAACAAATGAAGCGTGATGATAGAGATTCGTTTTCAGAAGATGAAATAAAAAACCTTATACGTGAAGCGCTTAAGGTTAATATTGAAGATAAAAAAGCAGCTGTAAGTAAATTAAAAATAGATACAGCTCTTATATCAACTGTAAAAGAGTTTCTTAATACGTTTGCTATTATAGGTTACGATCTTAGCGGCGAACCGGTTGTTTTAAAATACGCAAAATCTCAAATGGAGAAGGATGCTCTAAATACTATTATTATGAAATACTTAACGTATGTCATGTATGAAGGTTAAGAGTTTAATAAGACCTGGTGATATATATGCAGTACATACCGGAGCATACGCCGGTGAAATGCTGCTATGTATAAAAGTTAACAAGGCAGCGTATTGTTTCTTATCTATACCAAATTTAATTAACAGGGATATAGATATACCAGTTGTTAATAATGCAATTGAGACTAAAATTATACAGTATATAGAAAATGTCCCAAAATTTGTGCTCAAAACAAGTACGGAGCAATATAAACATAATGAAAAAGCTAATAATAGACGGAAACAACCTAATACACAGAACGTATTGGGTGGCAAAGACTCAATCAGCTAAAGCTGGATTCAGTTGCATAGAAAAAATTAACAATTTACATATATATTTTACACTAAATGCAATATTTTCGTATGTATCACAATTTGCACCATCTGACATATTTGTTGTTTGGGATGAAAAGCCAGATTATCGTGAAAATCTACGTAAAAAAGAATTTTTAGATTATAAGAATAATAGAAGTAGTGATATTTCACCACATCAAAACAATCAAATTATAAAGGATATACTAAAACACATAGGTGTTGTGTCAATTTTTCCGAGAGATCTTGAGGCTGATGATGTTGTATCTTTTATATGTAGAAAGTTTCTTGTAGACTATAAAAATACAATAATATCTGCCGATAAAGATTTTCTACAACTTGTAAATAAGGATACATCTCTATACGACCCTATACGAAAGTTTGAATATAATGATAAGACATTTAAGGAGAAGACAGGGTTCGAAAACACTGTTGATTGGCTTAATGTAAAATGTCTTCTAGGAGATAAATCGGATAACGTCCCCGGTATACCCAAGTTTACTAAGCGTAAGGTTGATCTTTTTCTTAAAAAGAATATAATTTTAACAGAGGGGGAACGGCATATTTTTAACAGAAACTACGATCTATTTAACCTATCACGAATCGATACATTATACGAAGAGCAAGAATATTATTTTAGTCAATTACAACAAAAAAGAGAAGATAATTGGAAGGCCTTTGTTGACGAATGTACAACGCGGCAATTTAATAATATATTAAAGAAACGCGAAGCGTGGTATAGCCTCTTTTTTCTTAAAAATAAACTTAAAGAACTCTTTGTATGATTGCAATACCTAGTGAATATATTGTAGAAAAATTCTTCGAATATGTTTATCAACCCAGGTATAACAAATATAACAACACATATCAAGGGGGGTGCTGTATTTGTAAAGAGGGAGGCTCGCTCGGTAAAAAAAGACGGTGTTATTATATACCAAAAAATGATAATATATTTTGTCATAATTGCGGCTGGTCTAGTAAGCCTTTTAAATGGGTAAAGGAGGTTACAGGTAAAACTGATATAGATATTATTAACGATATAAAAGAATATGACACTACAACAGCAGCACCTATTCACATACCAACTGAAATAAGCCCTAAGCAACAGAGTAAGACTTTACCTGATGATTGTATAAATTTGTTCGACCCTACACAGTTAAATTTTTACAAAGAAAACCTGATAGTTCAAAGCTGTATTAAAATTATTCAACATCGCCGACTTGATACCGCAATTAATAGGCCAGAAAAACTATTTATATCGTTAACAGATACCGTACATAAAAACAGACTCATTATACCGTTTATAAACGAATCTAATGAAATTGAATTCTATCAATCTCGATCTATCACCACACAAGATATTAAAACGAGACCGAAATATATATCACGTATAAATGCTGAAAAAACACTCTTTAATATAAACAAAATTAGCGGAGAATACAATTATGTATTTATTTTTGAAGGACCTTTAAACGCTTTCTTTACACGAAATAGCGTTGCTGTTGCAGGTATAACAGAAAGGGGGCAGACATCCTTTACAAAACGACAGCAAGAGCAAATCGACAGTGTTCTTGCATGGTATAAAAAAGTGTGGGTTTTAGATAGTCAATGGCTAGATAACGCATCACTCTCAAAGACAGAAATTCTCCTAAAAAATAATGAGGCAGTTTTTATATGGCCAGAGCAAATAGGCACGAAATACAAAGACTTTAATGATTTGTGTATAGCAGGTAAAAGAGATGAAATTACGCATGGCTTTATACTAAAAAACACCTTCAGCGGACTTGAAGGTGTTTTTAGACTTGCAAATATTAAAAATAAACGTTAAACGTATTTTAACGATGTGTTGTTAGATTGCGCTAAAAACCCTTTAAATGATTCTGCGAGCGCTGCTAGTTCAGTTGCAACACGTGCTATTTTACGTTGCTCAGATTGCTTCATTTTGTCGAAAAGTGTATCAGGTTCTGCGTTAGAAAGTGCAGTTTGTATTGATGACTCTGTACCATTTAACTCTTGAAGAAACTCTTCCATCGAGCTAATCCATTCTCTTAATTGAGATACCATAACTGCTTCACGTTCTGATAAAGCACGTGAGACAGCTGCATTTGGATCATCAGAACTAGGTGTAGTATCAAGATCAGTATCAAAAGCATCCTCTGGTGTACCTTTATCAAGCGTGGATACCATTGCCGCTCTATCTTCGTCTTGTTCTTTTAATACTTTAAAAAATCTATTTTCGAATTTAGTCATACCTTTATTTATTCGTTTGCATAAATATTTACAATGTATAATACAAATTCTTCCCCAAATACATCCATGCTACAGGCTACACCTGCGCTAGATATGGAGATAGGCGATCAGCTTAAACGACACAAGAAAGAAGAACAAGAAACACACGGTGCTCCTGATGTTATACCCTTCACGCTAGATTCTGCTAAAGAACATATATTTCAAGTATATGTACCACTATCTAAATTAAGAGATCAACTCGTTGCAACAAAAGATGAGCCAAAACGAGATAAAGCTGCATTAGATAGTGCAATTAGTATTATAGATAAAATACATGATATGTTAGTTTTCAGTATACCTCGTGAGCTTGATAAATTAAAATTATAAGTTATTATTAGTAAATGAACTATCGTTTTATCATACCGCTATTAATAACAATTCTTGTTAGTTTAGGTATAGGCTACATGCTTTCTGACTTTATTAGCTTATGGAAGGGTGTTGTAGGGGGTATCATAGTACAATTTATTTTACGCTATATTGTCGATGCAATAAAAATTAAAACACAGCCTGTAGATAATACAGATGCTATCCAGGACATAATTGATACACAAACAGTACCCATTACGTGTCCGTGTGGTAAAAACACTTTCTTCGCACCCGTTTTTCATAATAAAGAAAATAACTTTCAGTGTGAGAAATGCGGTAGTAGGTTTAGAGCCGAAATTAATATAGATACTATTTTACTAACAGAACCTGTTAATTTACAAAACGCTTTCGATCATCTAAAACGAAAGGAACTTTCATAAAATAATATATATGAAAGAATATAAATTTGATCTTAAGAACGGTAAAACAGTAACGATGGATATCGATGAACTCACCCGGTGGGCGTGTCTAATCGAGGGTATTGAGCAAGTATCACGAAAGTGTGAGCAGTTAGGTGTAAGTACAGAAGGCGACGAGTGGATAAAGCCGCTCGCTTTTCAAAAATATGTTGAAGAAAGATTTCATTCAATGAAGCACGATCTCACTGTAGAGACAATAATGGGTCGCCTGTAATGGTATATGTAAAGATACTTACCATTCTATATTTGCGTTACCTCAATAGGGCCGCTGTTTTCAATTACACCCTTACAATTGCATCCTTTTGTTGGTTTAGAAAAGATCTCTATAACTTCACGGCGAATGGCTTCTTTTGTATCCTCTGTGAGCGATGTTTCAAACGCAATTTCTACATCGTCGATATCTAAGCCGAGCTCTACACGCCCTAGGAGATAGTTGCGATATCTATCCTCTAGAGTATTAGGGTACGGTACTGTTACTCTACTAAATCTATGCAACCAACCTAAAAACGGAAGACACATAACCTTTTTACCGTTAAGTCTGAATTTATCGTGTATATACATTTCTTCACCACCAAATCCCCGAAATTCAGGGTTAAACCCTAACCAGTGATCTTTTCTACAGGAAAATAAACCTAAGCCTTGACCTTCAATTTCGAAAGGATCAGAAGAGCTATCTTTATAGCTAAACGTATCTGTGTCCCACTGACCATACATATGTGCACCCCAGTTGCGATTAAAATGAGTGCTTACATTATTAAATGTATCATATATAAGGGGACCATGGAGCAGATTACCTTCGTCATGCCCAGCTTCGTAGAAGTCGATAAGTTTTTTGATAGAGCCTGGCTCTAAAAGTATATGGCAGTCAATAACAAGTACATAGGGTGTATCAGTAACCTCAAATATTTTATTACGTAAAGAGGTACCTGAGTACTTATCAAAATCTAAATACTTAAATGGCTCAGTAACAGAGCTAAACATAAACTCCCTTACAAGCTCTCCTGCTGCTGACTTTGGGTTATTGTTAATAACGACAAACTCTATATCATCTAGCACCTCTTTGTGAAACATTCTTATAGCTTGGATGGTGAAGTACACACCATCAAAATCATCATATACACACATACCGATTGTAAGCTTGCTCATACCTTTATTTACAAGCAGTGTATATAAAAATCAAGATATAAAATCCGAAGTAAGAACTTCAACTTCTGTGTTATTATAGACCCCTTCGTGATGCATATTGTAAAGCTGTAAGGTGCATGGGTCTTTAAACCCTGATATAGGCGTGCAAAAGGAAATACCTGGGTAAACTAAATCTAAATTACTATCATTTATAATTATATAATCAAGATCTGCAGTGCCTAGGCTAGTAAATTCTAAATTATTTTCATTTCTATAATCAACCTGTATAGATTTATTTGAATTAGAATAAATACACCGAATTATTTGATTTGTGTCTATAGGATCTGAATAATTAATACTAGATAATGGCTGATAAAAAATTACTTTATTAGCGATATCTCGAATTACGAGTGATCTTGAAGATATAGAATTAAAACCAACACCGGTTCTGTAGTTTGAAGATAATGCGCATAACCCTGTTGTATCTATCGTAACGCCCACGAGGTAGTATGGGTAATACGTAGAGACAAAATCACCTGATAATATAGTTACGGGTGGTGTATATATCGCTGAATTTGATGCAGTACAGCACATGTATTGACCCGGGACGGTGTCGCTTTCGAATCCTGTAACGCAAGTTAAAAACGTACAAATACCGTATTCTGGCTCTATGCCTGATATATTATATTTGAAAGACCATATTATATCATAATTAGAATTGTATGGTATATTGCTGCTATAACTAATATACTTAGCAGTAGGGGGTAGAAAAATATCATCGGGTAGGGTCATATTTTATTGTTTTTTTTAGGAATTAATTCAAAGGCACAGGTAATGCTATTTATATCTTTAAACGGTTTTGTAAACACAAGTCGGTACCCTATTTTTTGCATTTCTTTTTTAATTGTTTTAAAGAATTCGAGATCGACATTAATAATTATACTCATTCTCGTCTTATCTAGTAAAACAAAATCTGTAAATTCCTGGCATACATGAACACCTCTTTCGTATACCTCCATACTATTATTTATTGCGATTTAATCATATGTACTATGTTCTGTATTTTTAGATATAGCTTATTGTATTGCTTTAGCTTTTCGTAATCTGTAATGTTAATAGTTAGTGTTTGAAGTATTTCAAGAATTAAATCGAAATCCTCTTCTGTAACATCTTCAACAGTTATTTCTTGCATATATATGCCTATTTAGTAATAAAAGCGTTTAAGTCCATACTAAATTACTTTTGTCATATGGTGTTTGTTATTGTATAGTTACTGTATTACTTCTTGCATTCCCGGAGCCAAAGCCTATATATATTGATCTAGGTAGTGATTGTGCAAAGCTAGTATTAGTAACAGGTACTATAAAATTAAACGGACGACTGAGCGCTTCGTTTGGCATTAAATATGAACTTCCACCTGGTATTGAGTTTGGGAGGATTAGATCAGCTATAGGTAAGTTAGTTTGTGCATCATAAAATGCACACTTTGGCTTAGGTATTAACCAAGGTAGATCGCTATCAGCTTTATAACCTAGATTGACCCATATATGCTGACCTCTCGTTGGACTAGGTACAAAAATAGTCACAAACGCAGTTCGTTTAGGGACTGATCTCGGTGGTGTGTACCATGCTTCTATAGTAAAATCAGCAACAGTCGGTGGATTTGTTGTAGGTCGAGCGGTGGTCGTTGTTGTTGTTGGTGCTAGTGTTGTTGTCGTTGCACCATTCATGCTCGCGTTATTGCTCCAGTAAGTACCTGGAGGTTTGTATGCTATATCAGTATGTGTAATATTTGCTGTTGCTACGAGACGTAATCTAACAAGACCAACAAACCCAACATTGAATTGAATATTAAAATTGTCTAAAAATGTATAAAGGGAGGAATTAAGAAGGTTGTTGTTTAAATACACTTCACATGTTAGCGTGTTTGATGGTTTTACTGGTATGTTGGAGCGTAGTGTGTTGTTTGAAATATCTGAAACAGTAAATCCCGGAGTAGGCGCTTGAGTAGTAGTTGTAGTGGTCGTTGTAGGTCTTGGCGTTGTTGTGGTTGTTGTAGGTGCTAGCGTTGTAGTAGTTTGATTGATAATCTGTATTAAATTACTTCTGAGTGTAATAGTAGAGACCTCCTTCCGAGGTAGATGCGGTAATATCACGCTTTCCGAAAGCGTTACTGTGTTCTTTTCGATTATTTGTCTCTTAAGCGTTATACTTGTAACAAATGCTTGAAGGCGTGGTTTTATGACAATTGTATATGGTGTTAGACCATACCAATCTCTATTTTCAACAACCTCTCCATAACCAGGTGCGGTAAATTCCAAAGTACGTACATCAGTAGGTAGGGTAATCATTATATATACTATTTATTACAATTAATCGATGTTGTTATATTGAATTATCATCCTACCACAGTAAAAATCAGATTATACTATCCAGCAGCCGCAGGAAGAATTCCTCACCATCCTGCTACAGGAGCAACTACTGGCCCCAGAAACGGCGCAACTGGTTGTCGCGTTGTAGTTGTAGTTGTAGTTGTAGTTGTAGTTATATCTGTTCTAGCGGCTGTAGCGGTATATGATATAAGAGGTGGTATACAGTTTGTGCAATTTCTTTCTTCCCGGCCTGGGTCTGTAATAACAGTCCACCCGTATCCGTTTGTCACTTTAATAATTCCGCTATTATTAATAACAAAAGGGCCACGATGAGGTGTTCCGCCATTTATATCTGTCTGTACACTATAACGAACATTGCCGTTATAGCCCCTATATGTATATGCTACTTCTCTTACCTCAACAACAATCGAAGTTGATGAGTATATTCTTGCAGATGCCGTAAATGATTCATTTGGGGGGATGGTTGTCGGTCGCGCGCCACCAACAATAATATTGTTGCTAAAGACTTTTCCGGCGGTAATATAAATTGACGTTTCTGATATATCGCCCGGTATAGTAATCAAATTATTATTAAACGTCCATGTAAATGAAACAGGTGTATTGGTACCTGCTATAAACATTCGAACTTCACCGGGTACTAGTGTGATGGGTGAGGTAATGGTATATTTGGAATTACTACTTGAATAATTAAGGTTAATTCTAGGTGCAAGTGTTGTTGTAGTTGTAGTTGTAGTTGTAGTTGTAGTTGTTATATTAGAGGCTGTAGCGGTGTATGTTACTATCGGTGGTATGCAGTTAGAACACGACTTATAAATCCCCGCAGGGTCGCCAACAACTGTCCATGCATAGCCACCACTTACCATGTTTGTGCTACCGTGAGTCTCGATCGTAAAGTCTCCCTGACTAGGTGTACCGCCCTGAATGCGGGTATATATTGTAAAACTAACGTTTCCAGTATATGTCTTTGTTGCATCTCTTATTTCTACAACAACCGTATTAGATGAATACATTCTTACAGTTGCGGTAAAAGTTACTGGGGGGGAGGTTGTCGTTGTAGGTCTTAATGTCGTTGTAGTGGTCGTTGTTGTTGTAGTAGTAGGTCTTGCTGTAGTCGTTGTTGTGGTAGGTGCTAGCGTTGTGGTGGTCGTTGTTGTGGTAGTAGTAGTAGGTCCAGCTGTAGTTGTATTTATGGAGGGTCTGGCTGTAGTCGTTGTTGTAGTAGGTGCTAGCGTTGTAGTCGTTGTTGTAGTTGTTGTAGTAGTGGGTCGCGTTGTTGTGGTAGTAGTAGGTGCTAGTGTTGTTGTGGTAGTAGTAGGTCCAGCTGTAGTTGTATTTATGGAGGGTCTGGCTGTAGTCGTTGTTGTAGTAGGTGCTAGCGTTGTAGTCGTTGTTGTAGTAGGTCTAGCTGTAGTCGTTGTTGTAGTAGGTGCTAGCGTTGTTGTGGTCGTTGTAGTAGTAGGTCTTGCTGTAGTCGTTGTTGTGGTAGGTGCTAGCGTTGTGGTGGTCGTTGTTGTGGTAGTAGGAATAGGGTAAGAACCCGGTGCTATAATTTCAGTAGAGGTTATAATTTGAGGATAATTAAAATGGGCATAAGTAATTTTAGCATAAACAGAAGATCGCTTCAGCTTACTTTTATCAGTTAATATTATGAAATGTGTATCAATTATATATAAACCTGGGTCGACTTCTTCATCATTATCATAGTACAACCTACAATTAACCTCACCTTCAAAATTAAGCGGTTTATGCGCCGGTAGTAGACCAGTATTAACACGAATAATATCCGCACCGTTAGTGGATATATTAATAGAATCAGGTATTTGGGGTCTGTTGTCTACAGGCGCTAGTGTTGTTGTGGTCGTCGTTGGGTTAGGTCCCAGTGTTGTTGTGGTGGTCGTTGTGGTAGGTGCTAGTGTTGTTGTAGTCGTTGTTGGGTTAGGTCCTACTGTTGTTGTAGTCGTTGTAGTAGGTGCTAGCGTTGTTGTCGTTGTTGTAGGTCTTAATGTCGTTGTAGTAGTAGGTCTAGCTGTAGTCGTTGTTGTGGTAGGCGCTAGTGTTGTTGTAGTCGTTGTTGTTTTAACTTGTATGGTATTGCTTCGACGTAATTGTTGATTTTTATTAATGAAAACCACACAAATAGCAGCATCAAATTCATTATGTAGATTTATTGTTGTAGAATTAAAGGCTATGCTATAAAAAATTGTAGGTACTGCAGTACCTACAAGTGATCCAGACTTGTAATATAATTCTGTAAAATAGCCATTTGTAAGTAATGGTATATTTGAACTAATAGTATTGTTATTAGTTTGACCTATACGTAGTCTAGTAGATTTTATTTTACCAGCGTCTTCGTTATTACCAATACTTGACCTGTAGAATTTCATACAATTTTTTTAAATGAAATCCCAGGTTTGTGACCCAATATATTTTAATGTAAACACACCACCGGCAGGTATTCCAGAAACTGCATACCCTTCATTAATTGTTACACCAGGGTCAGGGTACAAATAAATATCATCTATAGAAGGTGTTTTACGGAAAGAAATATTAACACCGATATCCCAATTATCATCAGGTATATATATGTTTACATCGCCTGCCTGTATGAGTCTAATATATTGATAGGAGTCAGTAAGCTCTAAAACTATGCTAGCTGCTGCATTATTTATAATAGAGGTAGTCGACCAAGAAGCACTTAAAGCGGATACAGTAGCGTGAACACTATTTATTCTACCGCTTAATGAGGAAAGTGTATTGTGTGTACTATTCCAGCGCGGACTTACACCATATAAAAACGTCTCAGCGTTATTCCAATTTGCACTTAAACTCGAAACGGTATGGTGTGTAGTATTCCATCTTGCGCTTAATGAAGATAGAGTAGTGTGCGCTGTAACAAGCCTTGCTGAAAGATTACTAGTAGTTTGGTGTGCGCTATTCCAATTACTACTTAAAGCGTTTGTAGTAATATAGTTCTCTGTCCAGCTATTACTCGATGTAGATACAATATTATATGCTGTAGTCCATCTAGAACTTAATGATCTAACGGTATTGTAAGCAGTGCTCGATCTTGCTGTTATGGCGAGTGACGTGGTTATGTTATTATTCCACTCCGCACTCAGCGCGCTAAGGGAGAGTGACGTTGAATACCAATCACCGCTTAGTACCTGTAATGTATTATATGCAGCGCTCCAGTCACCACTTAAGCTAGATACAGTTTTATATGTAGACTGCCAAGATGAGCTTAGTGATGATAGTGTGGTTTGCGTTGTATTCCATCTACCACTTAATGAACTTACTGCTATATATGTCTGGTCCCATGTAGGTGCAGGATACATGCCCCAGGTAGAGCTTAGTGACGAAACAGTAGAAAATGTAGAGTCCCAGCTAGTTTGTCCTGCTTGACCCCAGCCTGGACTTAAAGTAAACACAGTTGTGTATGTAGAATCCCATGTTGCAGCCGGTACACCGCCCCACGTAGAACTTAGTAAATTTACCGTGGAATGAGTAGCGTTCCATGAATTAGTTGATAGAGGAGATGAAGCTGCATTCCATACACCGCTCAATGTACGCATTGCAGTCGTTGTATCATTCCATTGATCACCAAGCATAAAAATTGTCGTAAACGCATCAGTCCAGCTTGAACTTAATAAGTTGACTGTTGTTGTGCTTGAGTCCCACGTTGCGCTTTTAGCTTGGGCTAGTGAAAAGGTGTTATCCCAATTTACACCACTATTATAAACCCGAAAAGAATTATCATTCCAGAAGCCACTATTAGCATTAACAAAAGTAAATGCTTCACCCCAATAAGAGCTTAATGCTGATACTACTACATAAGTATCATTCCACATAATAGAGTTACCGCTATCTGCAGAGATAATGCCGAAAGCGGTAATATTGCCATTAGCAGAAATATTTCCCACTACCGTACCACCACTAAGGGGTAAAAAATCTAGTATAACGGTAGCAGTACTACCAATAGCCTCCCAATTAGCAATATCTGTTGTAATACCGCCTCTGAATCTATAAAGCATTTTATGATCCGTACTAAACGCTATATCACCCGGTGATGGTGTACCAGCATCAACAGTTACAAGGGGACGTGAACCATTAAATAAATTTCCTGTTATGTTACCACCAGGTGTAAATCCATCACCAATATATAAGCGCTTACCATCTACAGTATACGCTGGTTCACCAACGTCTAATATTACACCTCCCCTTTCGTTGTTTGTGCCGTTGCGAATGATAAGCTTTAAGAGCGTATCCTTTAATATTTCTAATGAGTTAGCTGCCATATGTTATATAAAGAAAGAAGTTACCAAGAAAAAATAGGAATAGCGTAACGTGCAGGTATATGATTACTATTGTTACTAGCTGGCTTGTTTCCTGTAAAGGTAATAAATCCTGCAGAGGTAAGCATAATATATACAGACTCTCCGTTTCTAGAAGATAATGCTTGTATTTGTGTTACGCTAACAGCTTCCGTCATAATGTTGCTATTACTTAGCGGGTCACCATTAAAAGATGAAATGTGGTCATCATATCCCGTTAATGTATCAAATATGGTTTGAAGGTTAGATGTAATTTCACCAGAAGTAGTAAAATAAAATAAAGAATCGTCAATGTTAAGTGATAGTGGTAGCCCGGCGCCGCCTTGCAAGCCAGTACCTACAATATTAGAGTTTATGTGTTGTGGCTTGACTCCTTGATAAGAAATTGTAAACCCATTTACATCATTACCGGATATTACACCATCAGAAAAAGTACTCGGATGAATATTAGCAGCCGAAACACCATTTGTAGCTAGTGTAATTTGATCTGCACCTCCGCCAGTTATACCACCGCTAAAAGCAGCAGGCTTAATGTATTGATGGTCAAGACTCTGAGGTATAACCGCTAAACGATTACTATCATCAGGGTCAAAATATACAGTACTACTTGAAAGTGTGTTGTAATTTAAATACGTGGTTGTAATTGAGTTATTTTTAATAGATATTGCATTGTCCTGTACTCTATAATTAAGAGTATCGGTGTTTAAAGCCGGACTAATAATTTGCCAATTACCTAAAACCTTCGGATTACTACCAACAAGTTGATACATTATATTATTTGCATTAACAATATCACCAATCTCTGCATTTAGACCTGTTAAACTATTTATAAATATGAGTGGAGGGTGTATACGTGAACTCACAGGCACGCCACCTGAAACATACCCCGTTCCGACATATAATCTTTGTGTATCAATTGTATAGCCTAACTCACCCTCATCGAAAACAACTTGCTTTCGTTGATCGTTCGTACCGCGACGTATTTTTAGTTTTATGACTTTAATATCCATACTTTCTTAAACAGTTACTATATAGCTCCACTCACCATTTCTATATCTATATATATCGTATATTACCTCACGCAAAATCCCCTGATAATAAAATTTTTGTACCGTTAGACACTCATCATCATTATTTGGCATATCCATATCTAAAAATATCGGCGACGCTTGATCAATAAGTGTTGTCTTAAAATTAAAAATATTTGCATCAAATGCAGGTAGCTCAACGCTTGATAATATAAAGGTCTTCTGACGCTTAGGTACTAGTGTATTTAAACTGCGTATCTCTACTGCAGATGTTGCATTATTAAATGAAAGAACAGTGCTAGATGAAAGCGCGGATTTTACAGAAGTGAGCTTTGGTAAGCTAAAGTCGACGTTATTGACAATGACCCTACCAGCTAATTTACATGTATCCGTCGATATCGTTATAATAGATGGGTGACCTCTGCCGTCATAAACTACAGAACCAGTATTATTAATACTTCCAGATAGATGTAGGAATGTATGGTAGATCTCTTGTACAGGCTGGCCGTATAAATCCATATGTTTATTTATACAGGTTGTATGATAGCTCGAGCAATATTTTGTTGTATTTGTTGTAACGTTACAAAGATACGATCGAGAACACCAACATTGAAAGATTCATTTTCGTAAATATATAAATTTAAATCTGAAAGGCTTGGTAGATATACGGGTGAAAGACCGATATAAGAACCTGTATAAGGATCATAGGTAAATCTACTTCTACACGCTTTATAAAGTGTTAAGGTATCATATATAAGATATCTAAGTGCATTATTAAACACAAGACCAATGCTACTACCGCTGCTTATAGTATTGGTTTGGTATTTTTTAGGTAAATTTATAGGTAAACAGCTCTTGTATACATCGGATACATGAAATATTTCTACACTATGTTGATATAGAACTAGACATCTAATCGTATCTGCCACATCAAATTGCATATCGAATATTGGGAAGGGGTCCCCTTCACCTAAATTATTGAGAGGTGATGTAATTCTGTCTAATTGTGTTGCAAGACTATCAAGAGAAGGGCTATATACACCTAAATTACCCGTTCTAGCATAACCATTAAACGTAGCAATTGGATATCGTGGGTTTGATATTGATCTAAACTGCACTTCTGCGAGTTTTTTATGTCTATACAGTCTGCATATAATGATATCTGAATCGAATGGTGCAAATTCTATAATATGATTTAGCCCTATACCGCCTTCAACTGGTGCATCGTATATTATACTCCGCTTTGAAGCGTTAACTACTTTTGACCGTGGCATTGTAGCGGTGCTACTATTAATGAGACGTTGTAAATCATACACTCTTAATTTAACAACACCATTTTGTATATATAATATAGCATATGCATCATCTTCAAAACGCTGACTAGTTGATATGACAGTTGTAATATCTAAATCTTCAACATTAGCGGAAAAAAGCTGGTAAGAGTCACGCACGCCACTAACTTCCAAGATTGGCTCGCCATTATTTTCTGTAATTGCGCATCTATAATTTTTTCCAAACGTTACATTAGTCAAATCCAGCACTCTATTAGAAAGAGATATATCTATTCTATCAATAAATCCAAGCTCACCGCACTCCGCGCTATAATCATAATAGTACATACTAAATTTTGAACCTAGTACATAATATAATAAATTTTCCGCTTTATTAAAGTATGTCACCCCATTACCGTGGAGAATATCAACATCTGAGGATAGAGTTGTACCTTGGGTGTCAATAGATCCAGTAAATTTAACACCGTTTGCATAATAACTAAATTCATCTTTTGTCGAAAGTGTAACGAAAAAAGTATTACTAGGAGTAGCGGTGTGAGCTTTATAGAGTGGATGCTGTGCAGGTAGAGGTACTCTTACACCAGGTAATTTTTTTGACGTTAATATATCATCTTGACCTGTAAGGCAGTACACAGTAGAAAGCTTGTCGAACGTTTTGGAATAAACATTAGAAATATCATCATTATAAGAGATCATCTTCGAATACAAAAACAAATTATTTTTGTTAAGCTCGTTTAATATGCCATTAAGCTGCTCATAAGTAAGAATAGAGCGTGAGTACGCTCTGCTAGTATTTCTTAGTACAGTAAGAGGTGTATAATACGTAAAGTTGAAATTATACCGTTTAGTGTGTATTTCCGAAATATAATTTTTATTGCTCGACAGCCTTTTTGAATTTGTGGTTAATACATTGCCGGTATATACTATATCATTAACACTATTAAGCATTCCTCTATATACACTACCATCAAGTGTGAATGCAAGACCATCTGTATATTTAAAATAACTAATCATGATACGAAGTTTATTTGGTTAATTGTTTTATTTACAGGTAGTTTATTTGAAATATCAGTATTTATTATATCATAAATATTGCGCAAATGTTGCTCATCTTCAATATTTAAATTATTAATGTTAATATTAAAGGCATTCGACTTACTTTGCGTACTTCCTTGAAGTGAATTAATAAAATTAATACTATCGGTATTATTTTTCACACCGCAAGGTAGCGATATATAAAACGGCTCAGTATCTGTACGTGTTTGCTTAACAATATAGGCTTGAAGCTGAATATCATTGAGCGGCCTTGTCGAAAGAAAGATATTATCAATATAGTTATACTTATATGTTGATGTGTTGTATGGTAGGTTTAGTGTTAATAAGTTAGCCCCTGTATGATTAATAATAGAGCCATATATAATGTTATCGTAAAAAGCTGGTGTAAACGTATCATAAATAACTCGATTCGTTTGTATATAAACTTCTAGTGTACCCTTTAAAGAATTAACACTCACTGTAATACGCGGCTGTTTAGCCTTAGGCATTCTTACATAATGCTCTATTATAAGTGGTGGTCCTGTATTAATAGAATAAAGCTTTAACGATACATAAAGTGTATCTCTATTAAAGCGTAAATGTATACCACCGTAAACATCATTTACCTGTGAAAAAATACTATAAAACTCAGAAGATAGGTAATTTACAACATTAAAGGATAACACAAAACCTTTATTTATGTTTATATTCTTGTAATATGTAGTTCTATTTACTCTATAATAATCATCTGTACGATCAAAGGAGAACTTTGAATAATCTACTCTATCATAAGCATAATATGTATTAGGTTCAAATACCATGTTAGATACAGCATCGAAATAGTTATTTGTAGCAATAGTACTGCTTAGCAAATAATTTTTATTTATTGTGTTAAGTACATCCGTATTAAGTGTGTTAGGCGGTTGTGCGAGGTTACTGTTTCTAAATCTATCCGGGTAATAGTACCTGTCAACCCACACGCTATTTGCTTGATTTATACCACCTGATAGCCAAGTACATAATAAAGCTATAGGTCCTCTCGAAGTATAATTTAAAGGGTATATTTTATCAGCTAAAATAGGTGCTGAACCAGCAAAACAACCCTGTTTTGCAAGTGTTGTATCATTTATATTAATTCGATAAAAAGGTTCAAACGTCTTAGGGGTGATAAAATAATTTATTCCTGGTCTAATAGATATAGATTCATTATATGTTATATAATTAAGATCCAGTCCTGTATCAACATCCGTTTCAATAGTTGTATATATTGATGTATATGATCTCATTTTAACTTGATCCTCGATCTTGTTTGAAGTTAAGCTAAGATTATTGCCAAATGTATACTGGTTTCTATCTGTTTGTAAATTTTTAAGTGATATAATATTATTTAGAGCTTCAATACGGCTAAGATTTTTATAAATAAGGTAATTTTGCGGAACACCAAAGGTTGAAGACTTTCTATCTATATTAAGATCTCTATCACTATATTGAATGTAGTCTGTATTATAGTCTTCTTCGTATTCTATTGCTACATTTATTACTTTGAAGCTATATTCGGATATAGTTCGTGCATACTTTATGTCAACAGCAGATAAATCCTGTGTATCGCTATTAAAAACTAACTGCTGAGTTATACCCGTGTTTATATTATCTTTAAACAATGACAACGAGGTACCATTTAGAGAATATTTAAAAAACTGCGCGCCGCTAGGTGAAAAGACACTACTAAATAAAACGCTTCTACTCATAACACCTACAGAGTTATCAAGAGCGAGATAAAAATCACCGAGTTCATCACTATAGGTAATATAGCAATACTTCTTATTAATAAACCGTATTCTAAAGTACTCCCATACCGTAGGTTTTTGGGAGAAAAATAACCTATAGGTGTTAAATATATTACGACTCGATGTAATTGCGTAAGAAAAAGTTAAAAATCGCGAACCAAACATTATCGGAGTAAGTAACTCTTCTGTAAATGGAATTACAAGCTTATCGCTGTTAGTCGCATTTAATATATGGTCGCGGGTTAGGTAAAATAAGCTAGAGCCCTTTGTAGCGACATCTAAACAGCCCTCAAGAGCGGTGTTAAAGTTAAAATACCCACCACCGTTAAATACTATTTTATCCTGCTGTGTATCAATACCTCGCAAGCTATAAGAGGTTCTAACAGAACTCAATGTATTAAAATCAACCCTTGTTGCCATATAATTATTTAATTTAGAGTAGACATATCAAGTGCCGTTTCAATAACATAGCTACCTATTTCAGTACCGAGAGTGAACATAACCGTCTCTCTTGGTATAATATTAGTTTGTAATAAGATCACATCACCGACTTTTTTATAATAGGAAGGAGATATAATTTTTATTGGAATAATAAACTTTGTTGTTGAGTCAGTAATTAAATGATCAATCGATATATAACATGATAGTATTTTAGTAAGGCAATTTTGTGAGGTGGCATACGTATGACTGTATTTATTTAATAAAATGTCGTATTGCTGTATGTTCTGTGCTTGAGTTATAGCATTAATTGCGTTATTCTTAAGAAGAGAAGCAGAAAAATTACAACCTTCAACAAGAGGGTCGCTTTCATCACCCCACTGTATATTTAAAAACAACGGCGGATCATCTCGACACTCAACATTATATAAATCAATAATTAATTGAGTTATATCAGTTAGGATGAGCTCATTTAATTGATATACACCGCCTGCAGAACTTGATGATAAATTAACGGTTACAGTTTTCATAAAATTAAACAGGTATCTGTAAAGAGAGGTGTGTTAGAGGATAATAGAGTGGTAAATGACCTTGTTGGCGGTGGAGTTGTAGGTGCGCTATAGTGTTCAGACTCAACAAACATAACTGTACTGCTACTCTTAGTAATTTTAGTAGTTACTGCTTCACTAAAAGATATAAAATTGCTGTGACTAAACATAATACTTACGATAGATGGAGATTTATTTTGATCCTTTAACAAATAAGACAAATTAATTTTGTTTGTTCTCCTAGAAAAGCAAATACGCGGTGAAGCTACCTCTGTAAAGACCACGTCCTCATCTGTCACGTTGAGCCTTTCGTCTATTTCAGGTACATCAGGCCTTGGGTATAGTAGGTGCAGTTTGTTTGTATTAATATTGTATCTATATACATAAGGCATAATGTACATTTCTCGTATTTCAGGGGTAACTAATCTTTTTGTTATAGTAAAATATACATAGTTATCAATTTTAAACCTATTACTAATTTTGTTAAAGGCATCATTATTATATTTGAGTACATTTTTAGTAGTGGTTGATTTTACAAATCTACCAGACTTATAATTGATTTTATCAATAATAAGATAGTTATTTGTTTGTATAAAATACTTATCATATAATACATCAAAATTGTGTATGCCGGAGAGTTCGTCAAAAACCGTTATACCGTATCGCTGCTTATTAAATTTTAAATCCATCAATCTACCTGTACGGCCATAGTTATTAGTAATTAATAGATACCCTGTTGTTTTCTTTCTCTTAATAATTGATGCTGGTGTAGCTGATATAGCTGTAAATTCTGTTGTTGAGGTTGTAGACGATATATTAAAAATATTTGTATCTGTTGCGTGTATGATTTTATCGTTATTAATATTATAGTTGGTATAAAACATACCACAATCTACATCTAATACATCTCCACTATTACTTAGAAACAAGCTTTCAGTAAAAATAGCTGTCGTAGCTTGGGTTACTGCGTCAGTATTATCGAGAAGAGGGCGTTGATAGGGTGATGAGCTATGGGTACCAGCTTCAAATAGCTCTGCATAATAATAATAACCGTCTATAGGAAACGCAGAGAGGTCTGAACTCATATAGTCATCTACCGAACCTGTATAGAGGTTACTAAATACACCGCAACTAATTTCTTCTGCGCTAATTGGCATAAAATATTGAGTTGTTATGCTTATAGGTTGTTTTGTGGGTATAAAAGAATATTCTTCCTGTAATTTACCAAAATTTAAGGTAGTGTAGCGTTTATTATTAGCTGTTAGTGTCGCTGTCTGCGTTGTAATGCCAGTCTGTAATATATTTCCAATGTAACCTGTTAAATTGTAGTTATAAGAACTACCACTATTAAAAATTATGTCATATAAAACGTAACCATTAACATTAACATACTCTCGTATATCTGACGGTAGAGTTGTTATGTTTTGTTTGTAGTGGTCGCTAGGCTTGACGAGTGTATACGTATTACCAAAAACATCCTCTTTGCTATCAGCAACATACCCACCACTTAACAGTGAAATAAATCTCGATCCGACGTTTTGTTTGTTGAGAGATGTATATCCATTAAAAAGAATACTAGTATCAGTAGTGTTGGGTAGATTTTTTAAATAACCAAAATCTATTCCTTTCTTGAACGATGTATTATCAACATCAAACAGTAAGGCGGTTGTTTCGCTACCGTATTTGTATGGATCAGGAAAATAATATGGCTTGCTCGTTTCAACTGCCGGTACATTTAAATAGAACGTATATTGACCTGGATCAACAATAGTTAGAGATACCTTAGATGGCTTAAAGAATCCTACTGATTCTTTTGTACTAAATTGTTGTGTTTCGTTTGTTGCAATAGTTGGGTAGTTGCGATTTAAAAAATTAGCCGCTGGAGCCTCAGCGGTAATTGCTTTATCAAACATTAACTGCGTACCTGCATATCGTGCTTCAGGTGATAATTCTTGTAAATACTCTTCCTCTTCTATTTCTCTCGTAAGTCGTTCAGGTAGCTCCCTCAATACATCTTCAGATTCTACCAACCTTATTGAAGGATCTAACTCTTGCTGTTGACTTATTAATTTAAGTCTAATATTTTGCTCATCACTAGCTTCTTTTGTTAGAATATTAAAGACGCCATTATCGTAGAATGCATAAAATTCATCTAAAAGAGGACCAGCTAGACTCTTACGGTATAGCGATGCTGTAATTTTATATTTTGAGTACGGTACATTGACAGGTAGGTATATGTAACCAAATTGTTGCGCGACGTTTTTATCTTGTACTATACCTGTACCATTAACATTCCATATTATTTTATCGAACGACAAAATATGTTTTGAATTTGTACCAATCGACAGTCTTGCTGTGACTGTTGCTTTATTTGCGCTAGGCCCGTATGTTACTGTGGTTGAAATACCATTAAGCTTTCTAAAATTAGTAGAGCTTGTTATCGGTATTAATCTATGATTACCGTTTTGCTCAAATACACCTACACTATAACGTAATCTTGATCTTAATGTTCGTCTTTGAGCGTAAAAAGTACCATCTTCACGCTCAAACAGATAAATGAATACGGGGTAAAAATCTGTATTGTTGACAGCGCTGTATCTATGACCTGTATAACTATATTGAGTTCTAACGTTCTCTTGAAGCGGGTTAACAGCTACAGGTACAACATCATATCTACCATCATCGAAGTCGCATAAAATAAGCTTTAAATCGGGTAGATGTTTAAAATAAAACCGCGTCGTTACAGGCAATGTACTCGACGCCGCAGGTATAGCGCATATATCATAAAGAGAATCACTCTCAATTTCATTGAGAGTGATTATATCGGTACCTGCAATTCCCTCACCCTCTTCAAGAAGCGCATCAATACCTACCTTATCTGTAATATTTTTACTTACGCTTATATTGCCGATGTTCTGTATGCTTCTACCACTGTTTAATCTAAAAGCAAGACGGTCTTGCTCGTTGCGATACGCTATTGTTACTGAAGCACGTATTTGTTCACTTTCTGGTAGTAGTGGATAAATAGTAGAAACCGTTGGTACGTTTGTTACAGAATTGTAGGCAACAGTATATTCGGTATTATTGTTAAACTTCCAATGTATATATTCAATATCTGTTCTACCAGTTAGGTTCTGTATACTAAATGCGGCAGTAAACGGAAGGTCAGCGGAAACAGATGTGGTGTAATTAGTTGTTATGATAGGAAAGGTTTTGCCGCTGTTAATCGTAGGAGTGTAGTATTCTGATAATGTATCCCAGTAATTAACATATGGCGCTCTACGCGAAGGTATTGTAATTTTAGTGGGTGCTCCTTCATAGACGGTGCCGTTTTCATCAACCAAAACACACATTATACGGTATGTACCAGGATTTTTATATGAATAAGTACCAGTAAATTTAGGAACTGTAACACCAGCATTGCTCGTTGTATCGTCGCCCCAGTTGGGTAAAAAACTTGTATATCCTGAAACAGCACTAACCATAGAGTCATACTTATCTTGAGCAGTTGGTTCAAGATAGTACGGTGTTTTCGTTTCACCGAAGTAAAAAATACACAGTTTTATACTACCATTCCTTGGAAAGAGCATGCCTGCATACACTGTTATTGTTTGTGTATTAGGATTTAATACTACTCTATGTAGCGGGTATGGTAATATAAGACCGTTAGAGGTTGTAGATTCTGCCATCTACTTATATTTATTCGAGTATTGTTGTTTGTGTTAGATAGGTAGATAGCTTTACGGTCCACCGTTTTCAAGATGTTTCTTAATTTGTGCATCTGTCCATCTATAGCCTTTATCTTGCTGCCTTCTAGGTGGTACAGCAATATGTATGGATGTACCTTGTATCGTGCAATTTCCTTTTTTACCCCCCTGCATTTTTTCTTCCGGTTTATACATATTTTCGTATTCAAGCGATACGCTAAATTGTATTGGTATGCTAGTTTCACGTGTACCGATACAATTGCTTCGCTCCACGCCACCTACTCGAGCAAGATATGCTGTTTGTATGATGTTTTGTGCTCCGGTACCAAAAGATCCGTCAAAAGGTTTAGGAGCTCTTCCTGTAATCGTAAGCTTTGCATTCTTATATGTATATGAGCATTTTGCTTTTGACTCAACGGTTTGATCGTGTGGATTTGTTCTTAAATTTAAATTAAATTCGTAACCGATAGTACCAGGATTAACATCAACACGAATACCGTTATGCGCTAAATACATCTGACACGGATTACATGTTGTTTCAGGTGTCGGGTCTGCATTTACTTTATCTCTAACACCCGCATCAAAGCATTCAGTTGCGCAAAAACCCATTGTTTTAAAAGAACCACCACTACCGTTGGCTCGTGTACAAGCTGAATCACCGTCACAATTCCAAGATCTAGTACATAATGCCTGACAGGAGCCAATATCAGGGTAATTTTCGTTTTGACATTGCTGTTGATTCCAGTCAACGACACAAACCATACCTGTACATCTATAAAATGGTATACAGTTTTGCTTACAAAGCTCTTCACTTCCGTATCTACCGAGGAAAAAATCATCTGTACCCGGGCCTCTAATTAATGAATCAAGAACTTTTATTTCCTTACATGTACCCTTAAAACACGTCCATTCAGTCGCAGGGTTAGCACCAATTTTACCACCAGAAGCACCGCCTAAGCCACCGTTACCTACGTCGCTAATATCAGGCGGCGCTGGTACATCTATTAAAGGTGCAGCAGGGTCTTCTGGTGCTACAGGGTCTTCTGGGTCAACAGGTGGTTCGTCTGGGTCAACAGGTGGTTCGTCTGGGTCAACAGGTGGTTCGTCTGGGTCAACAGGTGGTTCGTCTGGGTCAACAGGTGGTTCGTCTGGGTCAACAGGTGGTTC